GGCTGGGCTACCAAGCTCCGTTCCTTTATCAACAGCACGCATTTTGACCAGATCCTGGAAGCACTCTACAATGAGCGGGAAGCTGGTAAACGTTTCACTCCTCCACTAAGAGACGTGTTCCGTGCATTTGAAGAGTGCCCGGTAGACAAACTGCGTATCGTCATGATAGGTCAGGATCCTTATCCTTACCTGGACGTAGCAGATGGTATTGCTTTTTCCTGCAGTAAAGGAACCAAGGTGCAACCCAGTTTGCAAAAGATGTTTGAAGCTATCGAGCATACAGTATACCAGGAGTATCCTACACATATGGATCCAAACCTGCAGCGCTGGTCCAACCAGGGCATTTTAATGCTGAACAAAGCATTGACTTGCCAGGTAGACAAGGTGGGGTCACACTACGACATCTGGAATGACTTTATCATGTATGTTATTGACATCTTGAACTTCACTAACTCCGGACTGATATTCGTTTTACTGGGACAAAAAGCCCAGGAGATCGAAAGTTGTATCAACCAAAGTCATTATATACTCAAAGCTTCACACCCTGCAAGTGCAGCCTACACCAAAAGCATGTGGGATTGCAATGATCTGTTTAACGAGGCCAACAGAATCATTTCTCAAAACAACGGTCCTCAGTTTAAAATCGAGTGGTAACACACTCACAAAATCTATTATTATGGCAGTAGAACAAGTACAACTGGGCGTAACAACGATAAAAGAATTATTAGCAACCGGCTATACCTGGTTTAAGAAGGACGATCTGGGCTTTGGCTCTATTCAGGAAAAGTATTTGGCGTCTGATATACAAATCAACACCATCCGTAAACACCCGGCTCTAAGAGACCTGGAAACTACAGCAAGAGTATTTGTAATCATAGACGACACAAAAAATGAAACCACTTTGGAAACCAGCCAACCCGCACCTCAAGGGTCAGGGAATAATACACCTGAACAATTATTACCTGTGGAGCACAACACAACAGAAGTGGAAACTGATTCATTCGCAGCCTTCGCAAACCTCTAGTATGAGACCATCACCAACAGCAAGTGCTACCAGTTATCCGGTAGGTACACGTATGAACGGCAATGATGGAATGCCTTGGGAAATTGTTGCAACTTCTAATGGTGTACAGCGATGGGTCCGGGCCAAAGTACCCTTTCAACCACTTAATCTTTCTTCTACTATGATAAAGATAAACCCATTTGAAGTGGGAGACATAGTGGAAGTAGTCAAAAGCGGTTCTGGTTGCGGCCAGGACGAAATCGGTATACAGGCCACTGTCACTGAACTGGGTATGTATTATCCAGGCGTTGCTGGCGTCAAAGTGCACCCTCATATCGGTAATACCAAATCTTATATAGAAAACGGCAATAAACATACCAGCTTTCACAGCGGGTTTATTGCTTGTGAATCTTTCAAACTCGTTATCAGGCCCATGCCTGCAGAAAACTCTCCACAAACTTTTAAACTCAATCAGAACATGTCTAAAGTTAAGACAATCAACAAGAAATCAGCACAGGAAGTGCGTAGTATTGACACCTCTTTGATCAACAAGGAAGAAGTATTTAAGATGCTTGCTCTTGCAGAGAGTACCGGTCTGCCATTATTATTAGTGGGTCAGCCCGGGGTTGCTAAAACCAAATCAGTACTCGACTATGCAAAAGCCTGGTTGAACAGAGACGGTAAAATGTCTGCTGCAGATTTTAACAACAAAATATATATCCTTGAGACCGATGAAGGTACCAAGGCATCTGAGATCAAGGGTATGCCTGCTCTTGACAAACTATTCACCGAGAACCAGTATGAGATCCATGCACCGATTGCCGATGCAGAGATCGTTATCATCAACGAGGTGGACAAAGCAAGCTCTGCTATCCGTAATGCCATGCTTGGTGTTATGAACGAGAAGTTTCTCTTCAACGGTAAAAACAAAATCCCATGTAAGTGGAAGCTTTTTGTTGCTACCTGTAACGAGATTCCTAAAGAAGAAGCAAACTCTCCTTTCTGGGACCGCTTCATGCTGAAACACACTGTAAACCGTGTATCTGCCGGTGAGTTAGTTAAGTACTACAACAAAGGTGCACGCGAATACAAAGAAAGCTACAAGATTGGCATTCCTACCAAAACAGAAATCAATGCTGTAGAGATACCAACCAACAAGCTGGAAAAGTATTTAGAAGTGGGTTACCAGCACAGCTCTGACCGTACTCTAACATTTGTACCAACGCTTACCAAAGCAGTGAGCTACATCTGGGATGTATCAACAGACAAAGCCCTTGTAAAGACAGCACAGATCATGATCTCTCAGAACGCAGGTTCAGAGCTTCAGAATAAACTGATGTCACCGGAAGTAAAGACTGTGATGAGCAAAGTGGAGATGTTACATTCTTACACCAGCAACGAACAGCTCGAGCTGGCAGTAGCTGAGATCGAAAGCCTGATCAACACGTATACATCACGCAATATGATGGACGAAGGACAGGTGGAAGAAATCGAAATGAGCATGCAGTACATCATCTCTACTCACCCTGCACGTAAAGACTATCAAACTTCAGAAGAGTTTGACCAGATGATTGCAGAATCTGTTGTATCAGATATGCCAGTTGAAGCAACATTCTAAATAACACAGATGACCGGAACTAAACACTCCGGTCATCTTTTTAAATCAAGTATATGGCTGCTAAAAGCAAACAATATAAAAACGTATACACCATCCTTGAGAAAGTCAAGAAGGGTGAAATACAATCACACTATAAAGCCGATGATGGTGGTTTGTTTGGTAAGCTGAACTTTTATAAAAAAGCAGATCTTATCAAGCCATACATCCATTACATAGATGAGACCAAGATCTCAAGCATTGTGAATAAAGAGATCTACAGCATGGAGTCTATCAAAGAATACTACAACCGGTTTGCCCGCAGTACAGCTTTTGATAAACTAGACCAGGATAAAAAACCTGACATGAATGCATTTCATACCAAGCTGCAACAGAACTATAGAAAGTTTCCTGAGCACATGAAGTATGACATTCACAAGATGTATTACAACAAGATCGACAAGCTTGAATTTGAAGAGCGTACTGATAAAAACAATACGCGTTACAAGTTCCTAGAGAAAGCTAACAATCCTGTAGGTAAGATTATGTCTGAAGGGTCCAACCTAAAAAGCGCCATCTTTACCAAACAGATGATGCTCTACTACATGATGCAGATGACCATGATGGAATACATTGATCCGGAAGCTCATCAGCAAATGCAGAACGGTCTGGGTGGTGGTGACGATAATCAGTTCAACCAAGACGATATCGACAATGCCATGGATAAAATGCTCAACAATCAGCTGAGCAAGAACATGCTGGATAAAGCTATGAAAGATGCACAGGATACCTGTAATATGATGGACCAGCACGTTGATAAAGAAACCCAGGAAAAACTTTTTGAAGACTCCTATAAAGGTGGTAGCGGTCAACCTGCAAAGCTCTCTCCGGATTATTTCCGAAAAGTTGCTGAAAGACTCGAGCGTATTAATATCTCTATGGGTTCACTCAAAGAAAAGTTACAAAAGCTTTTGGACAAGAGTGCTGCATATTTTTCTGCACGCAAAGAAACCATCTATGATGATCTGCTTAACTCCCAGGATGTTTCCGGACTTGAAGATTATATACTACTGCATCCCAAGCTACGTACGATATTTTTAGAAGACATCCAGATCAAAGACTACAAGTATGTGGGCAAGATCGATGTCTATATAGATGTATCAGGATCTATGTCCAGCAGCTGTGGTGTAGTGAATACAGAAGACAGGTATATCTCCAAGATAGATTTTGCTAAGTCTATGGTTGCTAAACTAAAACAACTGGACATGCTAAACGATGTCTACTTGTTTGATACACGCGTTAAGAAATACCGCAACGACCTGATATCTATCTCTATGATAGATTGTGGTGGCGGTACAACTATTGACAACGCAGTACGTAACATTGAACTTATAGGTAACAACGCTTTAGTGATTACTGATGCAGAAGATCATTGCAGCATCTACTCAGAAAAAGCATTCTTTATTGGTGTAGAAGGAGCAAGGTTTAACTCCTTTGACGAGAAGTACATGGATAAAGGACAATGTATCATATTTAACGGATCACGTATATATCAAGTAGGGTTAGATGGAAAAGCTGTCTAGGTAACCAACTCGTTACCTAATTACCTGCAAAAAAGGTTTTATGGGGTGTTTTCAGGATGCATTTTATATTGAGCCATCAAAAAATACAGTATGAATACACCAAAAAAAAGAACACCCAAAAACAACAATGGCTCTGCAAAATCCAGTAAGAACTGGGCATATCTTGTAGAGCATGGCGTAGAAATTACTGGCATACGTTTATCGTCATTGAGAGACAAGTTCCCCTTTGAGATAATGAAGCCAGGAGACAGTTTTATTGTACCATCTAAAGACCCTGTTGCAAAGAAACCCAACACCCTACATTATGCAGCAAAGCAATTTGCACGCATAAGACCAGGGTTTACGCTGACATCACGTATGCAGCTAAATGGAGAGAGAAGAGTGTGGAGAATAAAATAGTTATAGGTTCATCTTAGAGCCTATGACACCAAAAATTAATATGGGTAAGTCCGGATTAGTAGAGATACTGGTCCGGACACCTATGTTAAACTTAAACCGCTTAGTCAGTGCATAATCTACAGCAGCACCTGTCATGAATCCCATGTCAGGAGACTCCACAAATGCTCGCTGTTTAGTCAGATACGTAAGCGGACTTCCGGACATGTAGATATCCGGAGAAATACTGAGCTTTTTATTAATAGGAAAAGACTTGGTAAAGAAAAAAAGCATAGAGTTAGTAACACTATACTCGTCTTCAGCCTTGGCAACAGATATTGTAGTGTTGACACCAGCTACACCCCACTTGTTGGGATAAATGTAGGCATAAGTAATAAAGCCAAAATGGCTCCCAAAGGCGGAAGCAACCGTAGCACCCCAGTTGGAGATGCTCTGTAGTTTACCTTCCTGAAAATTCATTTTAGTATACCTGGAGCTCAGTGCAAACTGTTGCAGGTTACTCCATACCATCCCGGTTACACCCCAGGATGACTGTCCGGTCATAGATGACTGGGACATTCCAAACGTAGCAATAACATTCACAGACTTGTCCAGGGATTGACCCCCTGTAAAGTCGGAATTAAACAATATTGGGTTTACACGGGCAGCTGCCCTACCACCCCCTTTAGAAGAGCCTTTAGAAGAGCTCTTAGACTCTGACTTACTTTCACTTTTAGATTCACTCTTAGAGTCTGAACTTGAAGAAGACTCTGAACTTGAAGAACTTTCCCCGCTGCTAGAGCTGCTGCTGCTAGACTCTGAGCTCGATCCTTGAGAATTGCTTGAACTAGCGGCAGAGCTACTGGCGGAGGAAGAAGCTGAACTTGCGGCAGAACTGCCCGCAGAGCTGGCTGCCGATGAGGCAGCACTGGAAGCAGCAGAAGACGCTGCAGAAGCGGCTGCTGTTGACGCAGCGGCACTGGCTGCTGAACTTACTGCAGCAGATACAGCAGTGGCTGTAATTTGAGTGCTAGTAGCTGCAGCTTGAGCCACAGAACACGGAGATAATTTGCGGTAGTCTTCATACACCTGATTGATCCACCTAGTAAATTCACCAGACTGTACATCAGCAGCAGTAAAAGTCCTAGACTTATTGTAAAAAATAATGACAGTGCTGCCAGTAAGAGGGATTGTAAACGTAGAAACTGTTTTAGTACAAGGGTCTGTGAACGTTTGTACAATGACCTGGCCGTTAGCATAAGCGCTAGAAAATAATATGAACAAAACAACACATAGGCCCCTCCACATTACTTCGTAAAGATTCCTTTCTTGATCATGCGATCCAGGATCCTGGCGCACGCTATGTCAAGAGCTTTTTTTGTAGCAATGGAGATAGTAGACTGGTTAAACTTAACCGGGTCCAGGGTAGCGTCAGAGGTGATGCCGGCTACTTCTTTCGTAGTTTTTGCATCGCCAAGACCAGAACCTGAAAACACCACACCAGTTTCAGCATCAGTGAATCTGACCTGTAAACCAATACGCGTAACCATGAGTTGCTTTGTACCATCCTTAAGTGAAATCGTTTCATCTTCTGATACAGAGTAATCATAACATTCTATAGTAACAAAGTACTTGGCAAGGTTGATCTTGCCACGTCCATCTAATTTGTTCTCGGAGATCCCGGCTTGTGATGCCTGGAACTGTTTTACCATACGGTTCTTGATCTCTGTTTTATCTTCTGTAAACTTGAACCTGTTTAGGTTCTCTAAATATTCCATAGAAATATTGGCCACACCAAGGCCTACTCGTTTCTCTTTGAGCTCCGGATAGAGTTCATACATCTCATCTGATATACCGCACTTGAGTATCTGCACAGGAATCTGTGGACCATCATAGTCCAGGAACTGTGAAATGTCAATAGCTTTTTCAAAGCTGGCTTTATACTGCTCTGTCTTGGTAGCCGCAATCTGCTGTGCATTTATCCCGTTGATAAGCATCAGCGTTATAAACAGCAGTATCAATAAGAATTTTTTCATGTCTTAGGTTTTAAATATCTGGACAGCAAGAAGTAGGACAGCCAGAACACCCCTGACAGCGAGTAGAATATGATATCGGTGGCCCAGAAGCTCCCAGTGTAATCTAAAAGCGTCTTGAACAAGAGATCGTACCCCAGCGGCAGGAAGAACATGGCAGCCATTAAGCTGGCATCCCGACAGGAACGTAATAGTTTTAGTCTGTTTCTTTTGGTCATCAGTGTCCATGTAGAAGGGTTACGTTAACAATTAGTGCGGATCTTTAATCCTACCACATTTCTGGCATTCAAGTTCACCATCATGATCTGAGTCACCCCATACATGTTCGCACTGACGGTGCTCCTGGTGTTCAAATTCCAGCTTTTCCATTTCTTGTTCGTGTTCTTGTTGGTCAGCTTCAAGAATTTGTCTGTGTTCCTGCTCATCTTTTTGCAGGTCATAGCGTTGTTTGTTTTCTACAACAGCCAGTTCACGGGCAGCTTGTGCTCCGGCAACAAAAGCATCCGGTACAATTGGTGTAAAAGGTCTGTTAGTTTCTTTCATGTCATTAGTATGACCCATAGAAACTCCATCTTCTTCATCCATCTTCTGTACCAGCATCTTATCTTTATCTGTATCAGAGAACCAGTAGTCAATGATCTTACCGTAAGAGCCAATAAAGGCACCCAGTAAAAGCATTAACAACTCTTTCCATTCACCCGCCATAGTGGCGTTATTGGATACAGCTGTAAAGATTCCTGCAATAATTAGTATAAATCCACCGAGTACACCTGCAGTGATGTACCAACGTCTTTGCATCATGGCATTCAGGAGTTCCCTGAAGCCTGTGTTTGGTTCTTGATTACTCATAAGTTTTTAATATTTCCTGGTTTTTCTTAATCTGAGCTGTCGTCTTACGGCCTGAGCGGATCGATCGCATGGCTCTTTTTTTCTTCTTAGCATTTGCCATAACTTACCATTTAGGGGCTTCTTCTTTAAACTCATCACCGTCTTTTTTAACTTTAGCTGGAGCTGGTTTAGCTGCAACTTCTTTTTCCTTGATGATAACGGTCTTACCACCTGCAGCAGCTTGCTGTGCTTGTTGGTTAGAGTTGGTAATGTTGATTACAGGAGCCGCGGCAGCAGGAGCTGCTTCTTTTTCGTCTTCACCAGTAAGTTTACTGGTAAACCATCCACCCACACCTAGGGTGACGGTTGATACTAAACCGATGAGAATGTTCTTTAAAGAACCACCGGTGCTTGCTTGTTCTTCTGACATAGTGTGTTGTTTTTATTATTTAATAACTATAGGATATTTTACTTCTTTACCATTGATGTCTATAAAGACAAAATCATAGTCACGCTTTGGTAACGCAGACAGGTCATAAGACTTCTTTGTAATTTCACTCACTGCAGTGAAGCCTTCTTTCTTAACAGGTTCTTCTTTTCCAAAAGGCACCACTTGTACAGAATACTTTGCACCTGGTGTAGTTGTAAACTCTACATCCAAAGTGTTTCCAGTTTGTACAATAGTCTTGATACCTGTAGATGTAGACTGTACACCCAGGTCAATCACTGGTGCGGGTTCCATAGCGATCTTAGTGCACGCAATGATGGCTAATACGATACAGAACAAATAGATCAGTAGTAGTTTGCTTGTTTCTTTCATAGTCTTAGAAATTATTATAACCGGTTAACTTGATTTGTGTAGTGTTCAGATTCATACCCAGCTGATTGCCTTTGGCATCACTGGCGTCCATCAGTGCAGATACTTTTACAGATGTAATAATGTTTACACCCTCTCCAATAGTTGAGAACTTTAACTTGAACGGCACTGTAGTAGTAGACAGACTTGTAGTCTTGTTCTGATCCAATGCTCCAAACTTTACACGTCCGTCTTTACAGCTGGCAAATACATACCATGTATTAGGTACGTTAGCTAGAAGCTCTTCAAATTTTATCTTAGCAGGATCAAACGTAAACTCAAACTGTAATCCACTTACTAAAGCTCCTTTTGGATCTACACTCACCGGTATCTCAACACTGTTTGATGTTACTGTAAGATTAGTAAGATTTACATCGATCGATTCACTCACTGGTCCAGGATTATTCACGTATAAAGACGCTTCATTTCTGAATGCAGTATTTGTTTGCATACTCACTGCAGCATTAGTCTGTACAGTATTTGTACCAGCGCTGCTTACTACCACTTGAGAAGAGTGTGATCTGTTCACATCACCCCATAATAAATATTTCAGGTCCAGGAACTGATTAGTTCCAAGTGCACCTGTTCTGTAAAATACTTTTGGTGCAGTGATGTTCTTCCAGTTAGAGGTAGTGATCGAGTTCCATGAAGCACCAGGAGAAGTATTAAATGTAAACTCTGCCTGTAAGCCATAATCAGAAGAACCGTTGATGTTACGTATGTTTGATAAGTTCACAGAAGATCCATCAGTGGCTTTAGATAAGTTACTCACCACCTTATAAGTAGCCCATGTAGCATCATTGCTCATAAACTCTACAACACCAGAAAAGATGTCAAATAACTGTATACTTTTTATATCAGCAGGTGTTACACCTGTTCCGTTAAACTCTCTCATATCTACCTGGATACGGCTCACTCCCTGTCCATAAGCGTTTGGTGTAATTACACACCACTCTACTTGTCCTGCAGTTGTTATAGCATCTGTACCAAGCCAGGTAGGAAGACTCATAAATCCGCCACTGCCGGCAACATATCCCGCAGGTAGTGTTATCAAAGTATCAATACCCGTCACTTGTGACAGTAAACGTGGAAGATCTCCACCATCCAATGACCTATTCCTGTTGATATCTGCAGCATATAGGGACTGACCAGTCTTGAGTGTTACACCTTTTGAGCCATCAAGACCCATAGAAGTAAACTCTGATTGAGACGTTGTAAAATCTGATATAGTAATTGCATTATTGTATATAGTGTAAAGCTTATCCAGCTCATGCATAACTGTGATGTCATACACTTTATTGGCAGCCAGTTGAGACTGGTTGATATCTACTTCTCCTGTAGAAGTAACAGGGAATATCACGCCTGTATTGGTAGCAGTATCTCTAAAAGATACTCTTACATTAGAAAGATTAAAAAGGTTTGTGTTCAGGTCCACCTTGGCGCTGATATACTTACCAAAGTTTTGGTTCATTATAACAGATGTAGATAATGGACTTTCCATAATAGTATTATCCCACTGACCAGCTCCGGTCCAGCCTGCTACAAAGTTTAATCTGATCGGATTAAAACTGAAAGCTGTAGAATTAGCTCTTAGTCTGAACTTAATAACAATCATGCGGTCATAACCTGTATAAGGCATACCACTGTTAGTAGACCAGGTAAGTGTAGCTCTTAAGATGGCATACACATTGCTTGTAGAATAATTATAGTTAGCAAACTGGTAGTTAGTAGTACCATTAGCAGTGGTGTTCTGTGCAGAAGTTACAAAATTATACAACGGGTAGTTGGTCCAGGAAATTTGTGGGTTAGAGTTTTGAGGAAGCACGCCACCATTTCCTCCTGTACCGGTATGATTGACAGAAACAATTTCAAAGTTGTCTTTATCATACTGTACATCAAATAATAACTGACGAGTACTAGTGTTACCATTACCATTGGCTTGAATAATATAGTCAAACTCTCCTCCTCTAGCAAGTGTAACACCCCCTACAGACGATAAAGCCCTGAACTTAATCTGGGCAAAAGATGACATAGTCACACTGAGTAAGATCAGTAGAAATAAGAACGTTCTTTTCATATTAGTTGATCAACTTGTTAACTAAAGATTCTGAAGCTTTTTTTAATGCAGAGCTCAGGTTCTGCTGGTTGAACTTACCGCCCTGGTCAATGGCGAGTGTACTCAAAGAGATCTCATCTGCAGACTCTTCAACGGTAGCTTTCTTTTTTACCTTACCATCTTTGAGTAATTGACCCCTTAATCTGATAACAACAGACTCTTTGTTTTTATGTATCACAGAAAAACTTGACTCTGTCTTTAATACATCCAGGTAGATAATCTCTGCTGTAAGTTTCATAGAAGCTGTACTGTCCAGGTTATATTCTTTATCCTGCAGCACTTCTTCTATTACATTCTTCACACCAAACTCTAGCTTGCGATTGCCGGTAAGTGGACCTACCACCACAGCGTTAGTGACACTGCCTACATGAATCACTTTAGGCTCTTCGTACCAAATATTACCGGGAGAGTTCTTAAAACGTCCGTCAAACTTCCAGTCAAACCAGTTTACAATAGTGCGGATGGTTTCTTCCTGACCTGCAAAATGAAGTCCAACCATAAACATCTGGAATATTACAGCCAGTATTACCCAGGTGAGAGCCAGGTAGATTGGGATCAGTACCAGTTTTTCTTTTATACGATTAATCAGTGTCATAGAGTTATATATTAAAAGAAAAGGAAGATATTATCTTCCTTGTCCTTGATACTTTTTCACAGGCTTGTCTTTAGGTCCGCTAGACTTTTTAGCCTTGCCTCCTTTTCGTTTCCCAAAGGAAACTTTACGTGATCCTGTTGTAGATTTTTTAACAGCCATTGGTTTTATGTTTTATAGGGTTATACGAGTAATGCGTGGTATTCTTTAAAGTGCTTAATACGGTCCGGCAAACCAATGGTGCCACCGTTCACTCTTTTAGTAATAGATGTTACCACTGCATCAGTGGCGCCACCATCAGCCAGTTTATTCAAACCGTTGCTGCTCCAGAACCAGGCAGCAGATAACAAAGCATACTGTGTACTCACTACATCCGGATTGGTTTCCGGTGGAAGTCCTGCCGCTTTAAAGAAAGCTGTATAGTTACTTTTACCAGTCAGCTGGATTGCTCCGCGACCACGGTATTTGTAACCATCACCAGATGATTCCGGACCATTACCCATACGGTTACCATACACCAGGTTTGCTATTTTAATAGGCTGACGCGCATACGCTGCAGCTTTTGGCTCATCTACAGTGCCGTCTGCACGCTTAAAGTATTTTTTAAAGATGCCTACCAGGCCTTTAGCCGAGTAGTTCAGGTTTTCAGAGAACACTCTAAAGCCACCAGACTCATGGCCACACTGTGCCAGGAAGTGTGAAAGTCGTAGCGGTGTGTTCACACCAAACTTCTCCATCACTCCGGGTATTTGTGCAATAATAGAGTCAGGGACATGTCCCTTTAGTCGATCAATATTCATATAGTATAAGTTTATTACAGAGAGTTACTCTTAGCCTTTGGCTTGTAGTACTTCTTTTTCTTTTTAGGAGCTGCAGGAGCACTTTCAAGTGGTATCAAGTTGCCTTTAGGTGCAACAGGAGCTTCAGCTTGCTTAACTTTTACTTCTTCCACTGCTTTGATAACATCTTTGACAATGGTTTCAGCTTCTTTCTTTTGTTCAGGAGTGATGGTTTTTACCAGTCCTAATGCTTTTTTTACGATAGCAACGATGCTCTTTACAGTAGCAACGATTTTTGTAATGATAGCAATGATCTTTTTCATAGTTATTGTTTTAGTTTGATCTTCCAATATGATTGGAAGCCGTAATTGATACCGCCATTTACAGTGGTACCGATGTTTAGTCCAAAAATTTGGTCCTTCCTGTTCTTATACAGGAAACCACCGTGTACGCCATTTACACCCAGGGTAGAGTTCATGTCAATACCTCCACCTACATACATCTGTCTTTTAGGAGCAGCATAGTGTGTAATAGTGGTCGTCTTGGTGATAGTAGGAACCTTGTAGTTATATTTATAAGAACGAGTTTTGATCTTGTTTTGCTCTACAGTGTCTGTAATAGCAACCCAACCGATCGTATCCAGCTTGAGGGTATCTATAGAGATATTCATAGCATAAAGCTGGTTTAACAAATGCTCATACTGAGCTTTAAGCTTAGCATAGTTTGTATCCGGTATCAGCTGTGGCGGAAGTGTATCATGAATAGGCGGCAGTGTCTTTAACACCTCGACCTTTCTGAATATCAAACTGTCGTGGATCTTCCACGCAGTATCGTGCACCGTAATGGTGTCACTCTTCGGAGGACCGTAGTTCTTCATCGGATTACAGCCGTTTTGCTGTAAGAAGAATATGACTGCAACAGCAATCACGATGATGGTTATTACTCTATTCATCTTCAGGTTTTTCTTGTTTTTTACGTAAGGAGAACTTATCACCGGTGTCTCCAATCATGGCTGCGATACATACATACATCACGGCATCTACCAAAGCGTCAGATGGTGATATACCTGTGCGGTTAAAAGCGTTTGCAACAAGGGCGAGACAAAGAAATATAGTACACGCCAAAGCCACTACCGGTTTGATAGATGTGGCCCCCCTCTCGTCTTTTAACAAGTCGAGGACCCATTGTTTAAAGGTCATATGTTGATTTTTTAAAGTGCTCTTTTAGCAGGATCTGCTTGAGGGCTGATGCGATCTTCGGGCTTTACCGCGATGATCTGCAGGAATGCAGGTTGGGCTGCAGGCTTTTTTTCAGGAAGACGGTTGGTCGTCATGTTCCCATATACCACACGTTCAAGGTTATCGATACGTGTCTTATCTATGTTAGACTGTGCCATCAGGATTTTCATGTCCTCACGTACAGCTTTTAGTTCTTGTTTTACATCGTTCACCGCAGTCCAGATCAGTAGCCCTAATAAAGAAGCCAGACCAGGAAACAAATAGAGTTTGATCTTGTCTAAAAGTGGTGATGCCATTGCTTAGAAGGTGGGTTTAGTAAGTTCTAATTGCTCTTACAAACATTGGTTGATCTTTTGGATAGCCAAACTGTACACCATTGGTAAAGTTTTGACCCCACGCTGTATCATCACCAGCTTCTGTAGAACTTAAGTAGAAAGAAACAAAGCCACCGATAGGTGTTCTGTTAAGGTATAGCTTGTTTAATTCATCTTTACTAGGTAAGAACCAGTCTGTATAACCACCTTCGTCTAAATCATTACAGATGGCAGCTGCACTAAAAGGAAAATTACATCCAGCTACTATGTCCAGTGTATTTTGGTAACCAGTTCCTATAGCTGTACCAGCAGCGCCAGGAATAGCAGTTCCAACACAACCCCATATAGCTCCGGTATCCACATTCCCACTGGTAGTTACCAAACCGTGCTGTACATTAGGATCATATCCAGCATCACCTGGCTGTAAAATGTAGGCTATTACACCACCCAATGCTGACTGGCCAACTGTGTAGATTACTACATTTGGTTGTTGCAGGCTAACTACATCTGACTGATCAATCACATCAAAGTGAATAAACAGGCTATTAGGTAAAATAGCCCCTTTCTCGTCCAGGCGTATGTAGTATCTAAGACCCCCAGGATGAGCTGGAAGATGCATATTTGTAGTGATTTCCAATATGTTATCAACTACAGGAACTTCTATATGTGACATCATGGTACCCGGAATAGGGAAACCTAGGGCGTCTGTCTGGGCGTAAAACTTTTTTGCCATGGCAAGTAAGGTTAGGATATATAAAGAAAAAATACTGTAGAACTTCTAAACACTCTACAATATAATATACTACTTTTTGTAGAACTTTCAATACATTTGCACAAGTAAATAATCTCAGGTATATGATAGAATCCGCAATCTATGCCTCGACCTTGGAAAAGAAGCTCATCGTTGAGTTTAAGAACAAGTTCAGGCTAAAAATGGGCTATGACCCCATTGTGTTAACCAAGATTACGGTGGATGAGTATGGAATTCCACTGATGAGTCTTGAGACTTTAGAGTCATACTTTGACTCCTTTTTACCCGTCCGGTTTGGCAAAAAAGTCCCTTTGGGCAGCAAGTCACGGAAAAGGGATTTGGTAGAACTGCGTATGATGTTCGTGTACATTGCCCGCACCATGAAGTACACTTGTGAAAGAGTAGGTGAATTCTTAGGTGGCCGGGATCACACCACAATCGTGCACAACATCCACATGTTTGGTATCCTGATGGAAACATCAGACAGCTTCCGCGAGAAGTATTACAGTATCCTCACCTATATAAAACAAAACCATGAGTCACCAGCTTTGGAAGTCGCTTATCAAGTACCAGATGAGTCCCAACATGCTTTACTTTCTTGATTGCACCAGGAACCGTATAGCTCCTTCCCCCATTATAGACATAGATGCAGAGCGAGCACTGGCTAAATCCCTGGGACTGTTGAGTCCGGAAGGTATTGTTACCGAGCAGGCACTCACAGTACTGGATGATTTTGAAACCTTCCTGGTTAAGACTAAGAAGAAAGTGACTACTGATGTACTCGGTGATGATTTCTTACAACAGATAAAGACTTACCGTGACATCTTCCCTACAGGGTTACTGCCTACAGGTGAAGTGGCGCGCCAGAACATCGAGGAGCTCAAGATCAAGTTTATCTGGTTCTTTAAAGCCTATCCAAACTTTGACTGGCCCCTGATCCATGAAGCCACTAACTATTACAAGTTTATCAAGCTTAAGGATAACCTTAAGTTTATGGCCACCAGCTCTTACTTTATACAAAAGACCGACCCTAAAACCAAGACTGTAAAGTCTACCCTGGCAGATTACTGTCAGCTGCTTCAGGACGATCCAGATATCGTCTTTAAAGAACAACCTTTTAACCCGTAATGAATGTCACGTACAGAAAAAGGTATACACCGGCTAATCATCAGCCTGCTATTTTCTTTGGTAACCTGGGTTATTATAGATAACTTAATTGTAGAGGTATCAGCTGTAAGATATATTTTTATAGAACTTACTGTTGTTTTATGCATGAAGTTCTCTATATTTACAATCCAAAAATTGAGACTAGATGACCCTTCACGAACAGGACGTTAAAGATTTGTTTGAACAGGTGACCGTAGCTCTACCCGGCAGCGATGATCTACGGATCATAAAGCTGAACGGTTTTTCACAAGCGATAGAACAAATGATGAACAAGGCCTACTATATGGGCTGCCAGGAAAGCATCGCCTCGGCAGAGACTATTATAGAGAAGGTTTTTAACCGAGAGCTATGAGTACAACTATGCCCTATGGGGCAAAAAACATGTCGGAGGTCCTTGCAGAAGGTCTCCGTTATATAGACGACCGCAGAACAGGCCGGGTAAAGTCTTTCAAGACTCCCTGGACCGGGCTGAATTATGCCGGTATAGGTGGACTGGAATGGGGATCGATGCTCACTATTGGAGCTAGACCTGGTTCCGGTAAGACCATGATAGTCTCCCAGATACTGAGGGAGTCACGCCTTCACAATCCTGACCAGGATTTTTCTATCCTGGAGTTCCAGTTTGAGATGGGTGACAAACAGTATGCAGCGCGTCAGTTTGCAGCTGAAGTGGCCATGGATTACAACCATGTCCTCAGCTCTTATAAACAACTGGATGATTTTGTATACGGACAAATGCAAAAACATCTGGCAGATACAGTGGCCCTGGAAAAGACCGGTGTGCAGCGTAAGCTTATTAAGAAGCCTATCCCTGTACCGGAAATAGAAAAGGCCATCCGGTATTACTACGAAGCTATGGGAGCAAAACCCATGGTGGTAACGATTGATCACAGCTGGCTGATCAAGAAAGGAACCGGTGACAAGGACAAGTTTGATGTCTTATACAACACAGCGGAAATGCTGATGCAGCTTAAGAACGAACTACCTATCATCGTACTGATGATTACACAGATGAACCGCACTATGGAAGAAGCTTCCCGCACCCATCCGGGTCAGGTGGCAAACTATCCCACGTCCGGTGACATCTTTGGCGGTGACGCCCTGATGCAATCTTCAGACATGGTGGTCGCTGTTAACCGTCCCTTCAGAGCTAACATCAATCTTTACGGTCCCAAGAAATGGATCACGCACAAGAACCAGATCTTCCTGCACATCTTAAAAGCCCGTAACGGAGGCAGTGACGACAACGTCCTGTTCTTTGATGCGGAGTTTAACAGGCAGCGCATGATTGAGACCGTAGAACCACAGATGGCACAAGGAGGCTCCAACTATGTGCCATTTAATCAAAGCCGTGCATCTGGTAATCCTTCCGGTAACGGAGGACGCAGACCTATATCGGCTGATGTTGGAGAAGAACTTTAAAAATCAACGTACAATGTCAAACGAAAACGTACTACAACAACCCGAAGTAGACAGGTACGGCAACCCCAAAGAATGGAAGAAACAGAAGCTTGATCAGATCCGTGCATACCATATGCCGCTGATCGGTGACCTGGGTATTTCACCGTTGGACTTCAACATGAAGATGGCTTTCTACGACCGTCATGGACGCTATGTCGTAGGAGTGTTTGCTTCAGAGTTCAAGAAGGACAAAGGATTTTTCTTTGAACTGGTCACCAGGGATTTAGATCCAATGGAAAACGACCGCAAAGTGTATCGGATTGCCCGTAACGACAACTTTGAAGAAGAGTATGAGATGAACGAGAAAGGAACATCCTATCTAGTTCCCGTAGACGAGCTCAGGCTTGTTAACGCGCAATCGGTAGCTATCTCTAAAGACTCAGCCGTTCTCAGCAACGACCGATTCTTTTCTAAGAATACAGCACCGGTTGAACCAAAACCTCAGCAGCTCTTTACTTCTAAACCACAGGCCCCGGTAGCTGAGCCTGATGTACCCTATTCAGAAATGACCCTTAGAGACTACATCGCGATTCAGACCAGGCAGCCTGTCAGTTCAAAAGACTGGGTTAACAGACTCGTTACCCAGAACAATAAACCTCCATTTTAACTATGGCAAACGGAATCCTCGTGATCGCAGAATCCGGTGCAGGTAAATCCACAGCAATTGAAAACCTGAATCCGGCAGAAACATTCATTATCAATGTAGCTAATAAAGCCCTCCCCTTCAAGGGATGGAAGAAGAAGTATACAATCTGGGGTAAAGACAATCCCCAGGGTAATATGTACTATGGAAACTCTCCTCAGAATATAGAGGCATGCATTAAGTATGTAAATGAAAAACGCAAAGAGATCAAGAACCTCATTATTGATGACTTTCAGTATATGAGCTCTTTTGAGTTCTTTGACCGTGTAGACGAGAAAGGCTATGAGAAGTTTACGCAGATCGGTGCCCATCTGGCCCGCATCGCTCGTATGCCTAAAGACCTCAGAGATGATCTGATGGTATTCTTTTTAACCCATGCAGAAGAATCCACTGACATGGAAGGCAAGCGCAAGTTCAAAGCTAAAACCATCGGTAAAATGGTGGACGAAAAGCTCACACTAGAAGGCTTGTTCTCCGTGGTATTATTTGGCAAAGTGAAAAAAGACAAGGACGGTAACATCCGCCACGTTTTTGAAACCCGCAACAATGGTGAAAACACCTGCAAGGCACCCAAGGATATGTTCCCTGACTTCGAGATTGTCAACGATCTGGAGCTGGTAAGACAATCAATCCTTGCTTACGAAAACTAACCCCTCACATATTAATTTTTAAATAACAACCTATGTTCAGTACAAAAGGACAAGAAGTAAAAACTGGTGGTGGAAATCAAAAATCATTCCAACCAGGTGTAGTGTATGCCCACATCTTCAGCGGGCAAGTAAGAACATCCAAGAATGGAGACAAGAAGAGTTTGGAGCTTGTATTAGAAGGCCCGGCTATTCCTGATTTTGAAGGATGGAGTATAGACAAAAATGACCAGGATGGTCCAAAGTTCAAAGGCTTGTCCGCCCGTGTAACTGCAACGATCTGGACAGATCAGCACGCAGAAACCAATGCTACTAAGAACGAGATCATGTACAAGATCCTGGTGATCGCACAAGAGATCGGTCTTCGTGACGCTGTAGACAACATACAGGCTTCTTCACTGGAAGACTGGGTTGCTCAGGCAGTGAACCTGTTAAAAGGTCACGATGCTTACTGGTTCTTAAACGGTAAGGAAGAAGAATACAACGGTAAGACCATCTTAAAGCTGGCGCTACCGAAGTACAAGTTCTGCTCTGTTGATGAAGCCAAGCTTGAAAAGTTTGACAAAAACAATCCTTACCACTTTAAGCCGCTTGCATCTGCAAAGCCGGTGGGAAGCTTTGAGCCTGTCAACAATGACTTTGACATGTAAGAAACTCTTTTACAAGTAGATCTGTAAAAAATGAGAATAGCGGGGAGGGTTTCTACTCTCCCCCATTTTTTTACACACTTAACCCGTAGATCATGTTTACAACTAAAAATCTGGTGCACGATGTCAAGGATGTTCCTGTCTCCTGGATCTTTGAACACTATTGTAAACTTAAAGAAAAGCTGAGCGGTCAGGATGTCAAGATCAAGAGTATGTTCAACGCAAAGGAACGTACCCCATCTATGTGCATCTACTATGACGCAAGCAAGAATACTTATAAGTATAAAGACTTCTCGTCTGGTAAACAGGGCTCTGCCATTGACCTGGTCAAAGAGATTACTCAAATGCCGTATCACAAAACTTGTAATACGGTTATAGAAAAGTATAACGACTATGTACTACATAACAATGGCGGGTATGATGTGCAGGAATTCAAACAAGCTAGCAAGTATAAGATATCACAGTACGTGTTCCGATCCTGGAATACTAAAGATCAGTACTTCTGGACCCAGTTTAACATCGGGTCTCGTTTACTGGACGAGTACAATGTCCGTCCATTAGAGAATTACACCCTCGAAAAGGACGTGGATGGTAAAGTCAATTCACTGACCATCACCGGTAACTACCTATATGGCTATTTTAAAAAGGATGGGACGCTCTATAAGATCTATCAGCCCAAGACCGTAGACAAAAAGTTCCTGAAGATCAGCGACTATGTACAAGGTTCTGAACAGCTTAAAGGTCATAAGTTCCTGGTTATCACATCATCCCTAAAAGACATCATGGCACTAAAAAGCCTAAAGCTTTCTATGGATGTTATAGCCCCGGACTCAGAAAACTCTGTCATTCGTAAAGAGCTCATGCAGCAGTACATCAAAGACTATCAAAAGGTGGTGATCCTGTTTGACTACGATGAGCCCGGTATCAAAGCCATGGAAAAGTACAGGGAAACCTATCCCGATGTAGAAACCTGTGTATTACCTATGAGTAAAGATCCATCTGACTCTATTAAAGACTTTGGTGCCAAGCAGGTATTCCTGCGCCTGGTACCCTTGTTGAATAAAAAGTTAGAGAACTCATAAGTTCTACAGTATATTTGTAGACCTTAATCTACAATATGCCTAGGAAAACTACCGCTCCCAAGAAACCCAGAGTTGCCAAAACCCGTAACGCAGGCACTATGACCGAGTCTGCTTTCTGGAGTTTTATCCGGTCTGCACTGCGCCAGAAGTCCCGCTGGTGGAAACCTATCACGCAGGCAAAGATGGCCGCACGCAGAAAATATAAAGGTCCTAATAAGAGACAACAGTACGAGTATCTCTGTGCTGAATGTAAAGCATATTTCCCGGAAAAGAAGATCAACGTAGACCACATCATACCAGCCGGTTCTCTGAACTGTGCAAATGATTTACCCGGTTTTATTGAACGACTTTTCTGTGAGCAAGACAACCTGCAGGTGTTATGCTGCACCTGCCATGACAAGAAAACAAAAGCAGAAAAAAATGGAGTACTTACCCTTTAAAATAACAGAGTATAACGAAGGTGGTCCAGACTTTACTCTATCACTAAAACCCGACACCGGTACACTGTGGGTCAGAGTTGGTAAACTTGATGTAGAAATCAAGCAGACCGATGATGGTCTTGGTGTTATTATAGAGACTTTTGATGCAGAGCTATGTGAACAAGAACTGGGCTCTCTCCAGATCTGGTACGATGACATAGAAGAACTGCCACTCAATGAAGATGGTACTAACCCGCTAAATCCATAACACATGCCGGAACTACATGAGACCGTAATGGGTCAAAAACTTATACAACATACGCTGCCTGAAATAGCACGTCAGCTTGAAAGAGTAGCAAACGCTATGGAAAAAAACACAGCAGCGGATGACAAGGAAAAAATAGAAGAGCTCTATCACTTTATAGAAATGACAGAAGCCCTTACATACGACCAGGCTACGGCCAAACGCATCCAGCACTTTCTTACCCTGGAAGGTGTGTGGAAACCAAAATCCTAAAACATGAGTGAAGTATTATTTGAAGAACTGATGGAAGAGTCAGTCAAGTTTATAGAAAAGGACTTCTATGATAAGAAGTTCTATTTCAGTTACAGCTCTTTAAACAAGCTGCTGTATAGCCCGGCTGTATTTTATCAGCTCTATGTAATGGGTATGAAGGAAGAACGCCTGGACACCCACCTGGTGCAGGGCAAAATCATTCATGCTTTGTTACTGGAAGAAGAAAAGTTCAAAGACCAGTTCGTGGTCTCTCCGGCTAACCTTCCTACCGGTACGCTGCGTACAGTGATTGACAAGGTGCACGCACAGTTTCAAAACAACCGTGCATCTTATGATGCTCTTGGTGTAGAAAAACTCTCAGATCTACAGGACGAAATCCTGGACGTGATGAAAGAGATCAACTACCACCAAAGTTTAAAGACTGACCAGCAGCGCCTGGACAAAGTGCTGTCTACAGAAACCGAGAACTGCTTTCAGTTCTTGAAGAGCAAAGGATCCAAGGTACTTATTGACCAGGAAACATTTGAGTTCTGTAAGAACGCAGTGGACCTGATCAAGACTAACAAGCAGATCTGCCAGCTCATTGGTACTAACAGCACCGAGTTTGACAACCTGGAAGTAATCAACGAATGTTTCTTCCAGAGTGATCTGGCTAACCGTTCCTTTGGATTAAAAGGCATCATTGATAACATCGTAATAGATCATGACAACAAAATCATCTACGTAAATGATATCAAGACAACTTCTAAAGATCTGAAGGACTTTGCAGAATCAGTAGAGTATTACTCTTACTGGATGCAGGCAGCCGTATACTCAATCCTGGTTGCTCTTCAGTATGGTGATCTGCTCAAAAATGGATACAACTACAAGTTTCACTTTGTAGTAATTGACCGTTTCTTCCAGACGTATGCTTATCCTGTAAAGGAGAGTACGCTTAACAGCTGGATGGAACGATTTAAAGAAACACTAGACATTGCCGATTGGCATTACACTAATAGAAGCTTTGAGCTGCCTTACCAATTTGCAAAAGGTCTGGCTGCTCTATAAAATGGTAATCAATGATAGATAGTTTGTATACGAAGTACTTTCAGAAATCAAGATCGTTTCTATATCCGGCACTGGGGATCAAGCGGACTTCGGTCCATGCTCCTTCCGGCACGTACATCGCGCTGGAGGGGCTGATCAACCCCGAGGATATGAAACTGGTTTGCACATTTAAAGAAGACAACTCAGAAGGATTCAGAAGCTTTGAACAACAACTGTTGATAACCAACCCGTTGTTTGAAAAGATCGTGCATGTAGAAGATTACAGTGTATACACCTTCGATTATTCAGGATACCAGAATGACTGGTTCAACTTTATCATGGGTCACTACTCCAAGTTTACTAATCCCCTGAAGCGTGCTATCAAGCAGTATTACGGAGAGCAGAGCTCAGAGTACAAGTACATCGACTCTTATTTATACCCGGAAAAGTATGTAGATGTTTATGCCAAGCTCCTTGGTATAGAACCTGAACTGCTTACACAGGTAGGAGAACTGTGCGATCCCTGTGACCTGGAGAAAGAAACTTTAAAAATACCTGTAGAACATTTGGAGAACTTGAAGAAAGTTCTCTAACTTTGTAGAACTCAATCCAACAAACCCATGACAAAAACAATGATGTTAATCACCGGTAGCTGGGGTCAGAAAAAGACTTTCAAGCTCATCCCGGTAACGCCTGAGAGTCCATATAACGAAGCTATATACGACCCTGATTCTAAAGTACTTGCACTTATCGGTAAGGAAAAGAAGCAGAGTATGCATATGGTTGCCAAGCTGGACGACTTTGGTGATGTAAAACCGATGAAGGTCGGTAAACGTACTAACGGTAAAGATTACGCAGAAGAGCGTAAAATCTTAGAGACTTACTATGAGTACTACCTGGATCTTCCAGAAGAGATCAAAGCGGTTATAGATGTACTTGCTATCAACGCAGATACATTTGACTACAACCAATACCTGTCAGCAAGTAATGTTATTGACACTACTGCTGGCAAGATTATCACGGTTTAATCAACCGATTCTATGAAAACCAACTAAGAAAGGCAGTTTACGCTGCCTTTTTTTTTCTCTTGAACCAAGGGGGAACAGCTAAACTGAACACGTACATTATGACAGCACAGCCACCAATTCACTGGGTAATGGATTATGAAACTATCTGCAACACGTTTGTTGCGGTGTTTGTCCATTACAAAGATGATAACGTCAAACGGGTCTTTGTGATCAACAAGGATCAGAATGACATCGTAGCCTTCTGCAGTTTTCTGGCTGAATGCAGAGCCAAGAATCAATGGCACATTTCTTATAACGGTCTGGACTTTGACGCGCAGATCACCCAGCATGTAATGAAGAACCAACCTGTGTTGGTAAAGATGTCTGGTGAACTGATCGCGGAGAAGATCTATGCCTATGCTCAAGAGGTCATCTCTAAAAAGAACAGAGGTGAGTTCCTGGACTATGCTCCCTACAAGTTGTGGATCCGGCAGATTGATCTGTTTAGGATGAATCACTGGGATAACAAAGCCAAGAGCAGCTCTCTTAAATGGGTACAGTATGCCATGGATTGGGAAAACGTGGAAGAGATGCCACATCCCCACTTTGAACCCATCCAAAACCCGCAGGACCTGCGTGACGTGATCAGTTATTGTATCAATGACGTCATGAGCACCAAGCAGATCCTGGAGCATAGCAAAGAACAGATCCGTCTTCGTCAGGTGCTTACCAAAGAATACGGCATTGACCTCTACTCTGCATCAGAGCCCAGGATATCTAAAGAACTGTTCCTTTATTTCCTGGAACAAAAGACTGGTATAGAAAAAGCAGAACTCAAACGTTTGCGTACCCCTCGTACACACATTGTGCTGGGTGACTGCATCCTGGATTATGTCCAGTTCCAGACACCGGAGTTTCAGAAAATGATCGACTACTTCCGTAAAACCGTAATTACATCCACTAAAGATGGATTCAAGTACCGCGTTGATTACAGGGGTGTCAAAACAGACTACGGACTAGGTGGTATTCACGGAGCCCGTGAAGCCGGTGTGTATGAAGCAAAACCAGGATGGACTATTATGACCTCTGACGTTACCAGCTTCTACCCTAACCTGGCTATCAAGAACGGCTTTGCCCCGGAACATCTTCCACAAAAAGAGTTCCTGGAACTGTACGAGTGGTTCTTTGAAGAAAGAAAGAAGATACCTAAGACCGATCCTAAGAACTACGTATACAAGATCATTCTAAACTCTACCTATGGTTTGACAGGTGACGAGAATAGTTTTCTGTATGATCCAAAGATGACCATGCAGATCACTGTAAACGGACAACTGTTACTGACTATGCTCTATGAAATGCTCACCCTGGCCATCCCTGCAGCAGTACCGCTGATGCAGAACACGGACGGCCTGGAGATGATGATTCCATCAGAGTGTGTAGATACTTATATGAAGATATGTTCTGACTGGGAGAAGCTTACCAAGCTATCCCTGGAGCATGATGAGTATAAGAAAATGATCATTCGTGATGTCAACAACTACATAGCCATCTCCAAAAAAGACAAGGTAAAGTGCAAAGGTGCTTTCGAATGGGAAGACCTGGAGAAAAAGAAAGTAGCCATGTTCCATAAGAACAAGAGCTTTCTGATTATTCCAAAAGCCATCTACGCCTACTTTGTAAACGGAGTGGAACCGGAAGACTTTCTCAGAGACAACACAGATGTACATGATTATTGTGCCGGTGTCAAGTCTAAAGGAGAATGGAAGCTTTACAACGCTGAACTAAATGAAGGTGTGTTTAATCTTACCCGTTTGCAAAAGATTGTACGCTACTTCATATCTAACAGTGGCGGCAAGATTGTCAAGCGTCATCCGGATGGACGGGAGATCCAGGTAGAGAGTGGCCAGTGGTTACAAACCGTGGTCAACAAACTGGATCCTGCAATCCCTATTGATCAGTACGACATCAACTTCACTTACTATCTGGAAGAGATCAACAAGCAGATAGAGGGTATTGAGAAAATCAGACCCAAATCCTTTACACAATTATTACTTTTTTAAACCAATCATATGCCAGTTAAAACATCATTTGTTACCGAACAGCATATCAGGCAGACAGCGCTTCCCCAACACGGGAAGACATATACAGTTATCCCTCACGGGCATGTTATAGACGCTACTAAGAAAGAATTAGTAGCATCCGGTTTTCAAGTGAAGACCGAGTTATACAAGTGCAGCATGGACGGTCAGATTGCACAAGGTATTTATCACCTCGACTTTGGTAATGATCCCGACATGGGGCTCATGTTTGCCTGGTCCAACTCTTACAACAAAAGCATGCGTTTCAAGTGTGCTGTTGGCGGTCATGTATTTGTATGCATGAACGGAGTGGTAAGAGGTGACATGGGAAGTTTCGTGCGTAAACACACCGGTTCAGCTTTGTACGATGCTGAGATCTCTATCCAGGAACAGATTGGAAATGCAAAGCAGTATTTCAACAGACTGGTAGAAGATAAAACCCTGCTTAAGAATGTTCACTTAACAACCAAAGAAAAAGGAACTATTCTGGGACGCTTGTTTGCAGAACAGGAGATCCTTACTCTTACACAAGTGGGTATTGTAAAGCGTGAGTTAGATAAACCGTCTCACCAGTACAACTGTCACCCCGACAGTGCATGGGCCATGTACAATCACATTACCCTTGCTCTAAAAGAATCACACCCTTCCAGTTTCTTGCAGGATCACGAGCATGTTCATGATTTCTTTATCAATGAATATGGTCAGCTGATTACGCCTGTACAGGAAGAAGAGCAGGAAGAAGAAGTGATAGTAGAAACAGAAGCTCTCTTTATAGAAGAAGAAGTGGAAGCTCCAATGAATGCATTTGGAGTGACCTTCTTATAATCATTATCAGGGGAAGTGTAACAGCTTCCCCTTTAATATTCTCATATGTCCCAAGAACTAAGCAAAGACACCATAGGTGAATTGTTTATGAACCTGCTGCAGCACATGAAATGCATGGAAGTAAGACTTGACTATGCCAGAGCTGCCACCACACAAAAACAGAAGTATGCCATAAACAACGCCCTGTTAAAAGTAAAAGTAGCAATCGATCACATCTGTGGTCTGCTTGGTGACAGTCAAATGGTACTGGATGTTAAGAAGGCATTGGATAAAACTGACTTGGTTTACCTGATGGTAATAACAGAACAGCTTTACGCACTACCTGAAGAAGACCTGCAGGAAGTAACAGACATGATCGAAACACATATCAATAACAAGTATGGACCCGCTACCGATTAGTAAATGCAATGCATCTGGTAAGACAAGGTATCAAACTCCCGGTGATGCAAGACAAGCCATTCTTAGAATCAAGTATAAGAAAAACGCTTATGAAAGCACCACTCTCAAGCGTATCAAAAGACGCAGCGGGAAGCCTGACCAGTGCAGACACTATTACTGTAAGCTCTGTAAAGGATACCATCTGACCAGTAGTTCAACTGCCATTTCACAGCTCACTATAGAAAAACAACACCTACAACGCATAAGATCCACTGAAGGTCTTGTACTGACTAAAGAACAAGCCGCAGCCTGGAAAGCCAATGGGCTTCCTTTTCCTAATGAAAAAACCAATGACCAATGAACTGGTATAAAATTAACGATGATAAAACCACAGAACAACTGCCTGAAGGCACTTACCCCAGCTATGAAGACTGCACAGATGAAAACAGAAGAGTCGGTGATAACACTGTAAACGATATCAGAGTATCAACCGTGTTTATACAACTAGATCACAACTGGGATCCGGATGGACAGCCCTTGCTATTTGAGACTATGATCTTTGGTGGCGAGTATGATAACGACATGTGGCGCTATACTACATGGAACGAAGCCAAAGCCGGTCACGAACGTATTGTTAACTGCCTGAAAGAAGGTATAAACCCTAACTTATGATTATATCTGTATCCGGATACGCTGGGTCTGGTAAAGACACAGTAGGAAAGATTATACAACTGCTGAACTGTTACAACACAGGAAGCATAACCTTTGAAGAAACTATAGAAGACCATGTTCATCACCAGTGGTGGATAGAAGCACAGTCTGGCTGGGCCATAAAAAAATGGGCAGGGAAGCTCAAGACTATAGCCTCTTTACTTACAGGAATTCCTGTAGAAAAGTTTGAAGACCAAGAATTCAAGAAGACCAATCTGGGTCCTGAGTGGAACGTCCTGAAGATGAAACCGGGTAAACGCCAAGATGGAATCTTTCCAAAGAAAGTAGACATGGAATCTGTTCCTATGATAGTAAGAGACTTCTTACAGAAACTAGGTACTGATGGCCTGCGTGAAGGTCTTCACACTAACACTTGGGTCAATGCTCTTATGGCTGACTACAACTGTGTTCCTGCAGATCGTGCTCCTAATGGATGGGACTGTTCAAACTGGATCATTACAGATACACGTTTTCCTAATGAAGCAAATGCAGTTAAGAATGCCAATGGTATCACGATACGTGTAGGGCGTCCGGGTGTTACAGCTGTAAACGCTCATCCTTCTGAAACCGCACTTGATCACTGGATGTTTGATTACACAATTATTAATGATGGTGATATCAGTAAGCTCACTAAAGATGTAAAACAAATACTGTTAAAAGAGGGCTTACTACAAACTGAAGCACATGCAGATCATCAAACAAAAAACTAAAACGCTCATTACGCGTGATAACGGACGATCAGCAGATGCTATCAGTCCAAACTTTATATACGGGTGCCTGGGTGGTTGTATGAAATCCTACTGCTATGTAGGAAGATACAACCACGACAAGGTGTATGTCAATGAAAACACAATTGATATTTTATCATCGGTCTATAACTGGCTGGTAGATAAACCCTGGCCTAAAGTACCCAATCAATGTGACGAGCAGTATTACACTATAGATATTGGCTGCAGTACCGATGTAGCGCTGATGAGTAAACACTATAACTGGGAACTGGTATTTAACTGGTTTGATTCTCACAAGATGGCCAAGAGCACCTTTGCTACTAAGTATCCCACAATGTTCCGTCCTACTGAAAAATTTATAATACATCCGGACAAGCACCGCATACGTGTAAGCCTGATGCCTCAAATATACTCTGATGTATTAGAACCAGGTACAGACAGCATAGCAGACCGTATAGCAAGCATACCAAGACTGCAGCAGTATATGGAAGTGCATATTAATTTCTCACCTATTATCTATACAGAAGGATGGTTAGATGAATATCGCAAACTCTTTGAACAACTTAAAGCTGCAGATATAGAAACCAAAAGCGAGTGCATCTTCTTGACCCACAACATTCAGCAGCACGAGCGCAACAGTGCTGAAGTGCAAGAGCTATTATGGCGTCCTGAGATACAAGAAGCTAAAGACTCTCAGTATGCACCGGATAATATACGTTACCAGTGGCAGCTGAAAAAACAAATGATACAGGAATTCACCAACCTGTACAGTGAATTCTTTAACCCGGCTGGTATCCGGTATATATTCTAACACAACCTATGAAAATCCTGCACCTATCCGACACCCACGGGTTTCACAATGACTTACAACCAGAAAGGTTCAAAGATGTAGATGTTGTGGTACACAGTGGTGACTGCTCCAACTACTACGATGTTATCCGTAACGAACAGGAAGTGATCAACTTCATGAACTGGTATGAACAGATTCCTGTGAAGCACAAGATCTATGTAGCCGGTAACCATGACACTTCTATAGAAAGAAGAAGAGTTACACCTGCTGACTTTGCCCAGCGTGGTATTACCTACCTGGAAAATGCAGCTGCTACTATTGAAGGTGTCAAGTTCTACGGATCTCCTATTACACCAACATTTGGTCAGTGGGCTTTTATGAAAGCCAGGGACAAAATGCACCAGGTATGGCAAGCTGTACCAGATGACACAGACGTACTGGTAGTACATGGTCCGCCAAAGACCATCCGTGATCTTTCTTATGACAGGCACGGTCAGCTGGAGTTCTGCGGAGATGTATCACTGTATAAAAGATGCATGCAGCTAAAAGACAACCTGAAGCTTGTATGCTTTGGACACATCCATAACATGGACACTATAGAAACCAACCAGGGTATATCCCGGTTTGCGCACACTAACACGGCTTTCTCTAACGCAGCCTGCGTATTTGATGGTCGCTTTGATTTAGGACTTGTATCCTATGGTAACAAATTTAACTTATAACATTATGACAACAGAAACACTTACAGCAGCAGAAGAAACATTTATGCACTATAAACTAGGCATGGCTGGCAGCGGTATGTCCGCACTTATAAACACAATATTCAAACTAGACACTAAGAACCGTGAAAAGATTGCACTGGGCTACCCTGAACTGGTTGACGTATGTAACCGCTACAACTTTGAAGATGGATACTGGGAAGACCTAAAGCAAAGATATAGAAACCAATAACCAACAATACCCCTATGAAAGACAAATGTATCAGGTGCGCAGCTGAAACTGCGTATGATGAAACAACCCACATTGATTTGCGTGTGGGTTACATTGAAGGTGCCGGACAGTTATGTATTAACTGTTATAGACTTACCAGTGGTGAGCTCGATCATCTTTCCCACTTTCTGGTACCTATGTACACAGTAAGATCCACTCCCAATGACATGGAGCTCGGCATCAAAGTGCGAAAGCTTTATTACGAAAGTCTGGAGAAATAAGCTCTCCAGTATTTTTGCCAAGTTCTACAAGTTGTATATCTTTACTTTTTCCAAATCCTATTGAAACTATGCTGCAAAAGATCAGTGTTAACCAGGTCTATGATGACACATGTATAAAGATCTACGACCCCTCTCAACAAAAGCTAATAGCCGTATTTGAAAACTTTAAAAGAGCAGGCGTGAAACTCGGAGTAACGCCTGCTGCTATGCAACACGCCTGTGCAAGAAGAGGAAGGACCTTTTCTAAGTTGCTACAAATAGAAATAGCCCCACGCATTGGCGCTTTAGGAGAGACTGAGCGTAAACAAATTGCTCACTGTAACAAGAAATTAACCCTTACCCAAGATGAAAAAGTATAACTGGTCCTTTATCCTGACCTGGACACTCATCTTTACAATCACTTACTGCTTATGGAGGTGGTTGCTTAATCTTATATCCGATAACCTATGAAAGTATCATTCGATTTTGACGGCACCCTGGAACACGAACATGTCCAGGAGTACGCTAAAGAACTCATCAAACGAGGTATAGAAGTGTGGATCGTCACCACACGTTACGATGCAAACCACATGCATAAGTGGATCCACAAGTTTCCTGATGCAGAGTGGGCAGAAATCTATGACCGTCATGACGGAGACCCCAACTTCAATGTATGGGGTGTGGCAGAAAAGCTAGGTATACCTAAGCACCATGTACGTTTTACGTGTATGGACTGGAAGTGGACTTACCTAAAAGGAACAAAGTTTACCTGGCATCTTGATGACAACCCTGAAGAGTTTTCTCACGCCAAAACCAACGATTGTTCAGTACCTATGATTCAGGTAGAAAGCAACTCATGGAAACAAAAGTGTGAACGTCTCATCCAGATCTGGCTTGGGGCAGAAATTCCTTCAGATGAAACCAATTGAGCTTAACAAAGACTATTATATAGACGGTGACCGGGTGATCTTCACACCGGAGTTTCATATTAACAGGGGCAGCTGCTGTGGCAATGGCTGCAGACACTGTCCCTATGAACCGCGTGCTACACACGGTAACACTATTTTAAATCCAACCTATGATAACAGAAATACTCAAAGACCGGACAGCGGATCAGAAGCCCCGGTTCTTCCTGCATGATGAAATGACTGCATGGCTTTCAGATAACCTGGAAGTACGTAGCGTACTGGTACCTCATCATGTTACAGATTATTCTCTAGTAAACGGACTTCAAAAAATAAATATTTATAACCAGCTTATTGGTGGTGTAACTACAGAAACAACTGTTTATATAGGAGGTCAGCCCATTACAGGAAAGCATGGCAGCACTGTATCTATGATGGCTAATATTGAAGTGTTTTATAAACTTTTAGAACATAGAGAACAACAAGAGCAGCTGATTGCCAGTCTTGTTAACAAGATTTCTTTTATGCAAACAGAACTGTCTGCTTGTATGAACGAGATCTCTCAACTAAAACAAAAACCATGAAAACAGCGCTTTACCTTGACGATGTACGTACACCTACGGACACTATTCCGGGATACGATCCTTGGGTGGTTGTACGTAACCATCAGGAGTTCGTTGATTACATTACGCAAAACTCTATCCCGGATCTCATCTCGTTTGATCACGACCTGGGAAAAGAACACGTAGATGATTACTTCAACCAGCTTGCACAGAAGGGGTATCAGATCCCGGACTACGAGTCTTATAAAGAAAAAACCGGACTCGACTCGGCCCGGTTCTTAGTAGATCATATCCAGAAAAACAATCTGGTGTTGAAAAGAGTTTCAGTGCATAGCCATAACCCAGTGGGTGCAGCTAACATTCACAGTTTTATAAACGGTTTTAAAAAACACATGGGCTGGGACGAAGATTGCTATATTGGCAAACATCCCTTCACCACTGATAAATAATCCCTCTATGTTTGAATTCAAGTTAACCCTGATTAGTAAATCAGAAGTATTGTTTGGTGTCATGGTAGACACTGGAGAAGTAGAAGTAAAGAAAAACACATGGTTACCTTTTACCAGGTTACGCCTGGGATTGATATTCATCACCCTGGACTTAACCCATATCAGTAAACCATAATTATCTACGGCCCAATTCCATACCTTTTAGTGCCTTCACTGGATCCACTTGCGATCCGGTGAAGCCTAAAATACCACCCGCATCATTTAAGAACTTAGGAGATCCTTCTTTCTGGAACCAGTAAGGACCAGCATCTTTCTTGTAAAAGCCTGCAGGATCATCATCAATAAACTGACTCACGTGACCTAAGAGTTCCAGTTGTCTTTTAATCGTTGTAGCATACAGTGTTCTAGGATCAAGCATCTGGCCGGCTGTATTCTTTAGTGTTTTCCAGTTACGTCCCAGGATTGCAACATCTAGATCACCATCAGCACCCATAGTCACCGGACTCCAGCTACCAAAGGTTTCTGTTTCCGTTAGTGTACCCAGTGTTGCCACCAGTCCATGGTTGAATAACCAACCTTGCAGGTTAAAGTCTTCTTCATTTAGTGCTCCACTACGCTGTCTCATTTTTTCAAAACGGTCCGGATCACTGTCGTTGTATCCAAACACAGCAGTCAGTATAAACAACAGCGCCATCTGGTGAGCCATGTCAGAAGTGAACTTTAGCAGATTCGAACGTTGTTCATCACTCATCCAGTAGTAGTTCTTCACCCCGTACTTAGCAAAGCCTTTAGCTACTTGTAATACCGATCTGTAATAACCAGTGCTTACACCACCTAAAGCTGCACTACCACGGGTAGCGCCCAGACGGTTCATTAACATAGAGGTAAAGAAACGCTTCAAGAAAGAGGCCACTTTGAATGCAACGTAACGCTGCGCTTCCGGCTGATCCATACGTGCATAGGTACCATACAGACGGTTGCCCAGTTCATGTACACGATTTTTAAACTCGTTGAATTTTGCACCACCTGGTGCCCACTCTTTATCAATACCAGCTTTGAGTTCCAGCTGGCCATTGACTACTTCAAACGCATCAATATAACGGATCTCGTTAGTCTCATCGTTAATAGTTTGCTCCACTTTTACGTGATGCATCATACCACTAAAGAGTTCCACTACTGATTCTACTTCTAAGAACTTACGAGTAGACATTAAAAACCCAAGGCTTGCCGCATCTGCAGCTACCGAGCGACCAAACTGGCCACCCATATCGCTGGCGTGTGCATCACCAAAGGTTGACTTTAATATATCCTGTGTAGGATCAAATACCTGCAAAAGTTGTACATCCATGCTGCGGTTACCTGTCTTATATAACTGGAACGAGTAAGCCGCCATCATAGATACAGCACGACCTTTACCACGCAGGTATGAATTCCAGTTTATATATCTGCCTGCAGTTGCTTCATTCTGTAACTGCACAATAGCAGACTGGCGGTTCTTAACAGCACTCGGTAAAATGTTCAACGCGAACATAGCACTGCTTGACATTTTTAAAAGACCGCTAATGAACTTCTGAATTCCAGGAGAGTCACTGAACATACCTGCTAGGGCCTTGCCCTCAAATTCACGCTCGTATAAATTATTGATAGCTTTTGCTCTTACGCTCATACCTTTTTTGGTAAGATGACTCTTTATACCTGTGTTCTGATACTGCCACTTGTTAATCTTGGTCATGTCCTTAATCGCACTGTCCGGGCTGCTCACTGCTTTCTTTAAAGCTTGTGCCATCGGATTTAGCTCAATTAGTTTACGCTGCTTCAGACCAGAGTGCATATAACGCAACATACTGTCAGCAATGTTCATACTCACCTGACTTTGGTCCAGCGCATAAAGTCCTGTTATAGGAACCTTGTTGATCTCTTCATCAAACATGTCAGCATATATCAGCTGCTCAGGCTTGAAGTTTAATCCATCCTGTACATCATCGGGTGCTTTAGTAAAGAATTGCTTGACACGCGTAGACCACTCTTCCCATTTACTTGTCACTCCACCACTCTTTAGTGTTTCTAAAGAAGGTTTACGGTAACGAGGTATCTGCATGTACAGTTTACTCTCTTTAGCAAACCCTTCCTGGAACTTCAGGTGGTATTCTTTCATCTTCTCCAGTACAGCAAAAGCAGCCGGGTCTTCCCTGCGTAGCTTTTCATAATCCTGGTTGTAATATTTATCATCTACCGCTCCTTCTTCAAGTGTTTTTGGTAACCAGTTACCACGGTTGTCTACAGTAACCCCCACCTTACGCTCGGTACGGTGTTCTTTTTTTACAGAACGGTAGAAGTAAGAATTGTTTGGTTTACCCATCACCACTTCTCCATCAGAGAGTGTGATCTTTTCATAATGATCTTCGTTATTAGGACGCGTACGGTTCCAGATAAACAGACGCTCATACGTCATTTTTGTTGTACCCTTAGCGCTATCATATACTTCTTTGGCAATATGGTTTTCTTTAAACCACTGCTCAAACTCCGGACTTTCACTAAACAGCTTGACATATAGTTCTGGCTGTAAAAGATTACCAGCTGATTCATTATCTATTAACGGCTGACCAATCTTTTCCATGTAGTTGTTTACAATATCTACATAGTAGTCTGTTGCTTCCTTACTTTGTAAACCACCCAGCTTGGCATACAATGCCTGCATTTCTGTTTTGGTAAATTTATCTACACCTAGGTTACTTTTACGCTCCATCAACTCATCCATACGGTTACGCTCTTCGGCTGTAAGTTTTTCCCTGGCTACAATCTTTTGGAAATAACCGCTGAGTTCATCCATCTCTTCCCTGGTCAGACCACTAAAGCCTGCCATTGAGTTACGCTTATCAATAGTAGCTTTCTGCAGCTTTCTTACTTTTTCTTTACTAGTTTCTGATATATCGGTACCAATCACCTGACCATCCTGGTCACGAAATCCTGTAGCAATATCCAGCATTGCTTCCATTTCTTCAGAAGAATCCACAGCACTACGGATCTGATCGCTCAGTCCGCTCATTAGTTCTTTCAGGTCTTCCAGCACCTGGTTACGCTCTTCAAAGAACTCTTGTGTATAAGCAATCACGGTGTTATTCTTGATCCACTTATCACGCTTCTCTTTGTATTCATCAGAAGCAGGATCAATATTATTATCTACCAGTCCTTGTTCAAAACGTCTGAGGTTAGATTCAAATAAACCCTTAATAGGCACCCATTCAAAAAACTCACGGCTGGCTTTTCTATATTCTTTTTCTGTCTTGGCTATCTCCAGTTCACGACCCTGCTTTTGATTACCATTCAGGTCAGTGAGACTAGCAAGCTGAGCATACTCTCTCCATAAAAGTTTTTTCTCTTCTGCAATCTCATCCAGGGAATCATCATCATAACTCTGTGCATCCAGTTCAGCCACTTTGTTTAAGATTGTTTGCTTACGCCTAAACGTTTCACGACCGATTTCAGAGTCATAGATCTTCTCACGCTCGTAGTAAGCCGGTACATATTCCTGGTGGAAGTAGTCCCTGCGCAACTTACGCATATCACGAAGCAGTTGATCTGCCAGTGCAGTGTCTCCATTATCAATTGCCAGGTCAAGCTTATGCTTTAACTCGGCACTCTCTGAAGTGAAGTCATTAAACTTATCTTTAAAGGCAAACACTTCACGGGTAGCAAAGTTTCCTTTCTCATCTATATAAGGTACTTTCTCTGTAGTGACAAGCTTTGACATCAGCTTACTATAATTAGTACGGCTGTATCCTGCTGCCATTAGTAACGGCTCCAGGTCACGGGCAAAGTCATTCATGTTACGCTGAGCCTGTGTGTCTACATCATTGTACGCATTCTTAATAAACATAGCAAAACCACCAATCACCGGATCGGGAGAGTTGGTGTAAGCTTCAAGTAAAGCAGAGTACTGGTTAGTATCACCTAGCTTACCACTGATCATGTCTTTGAGCTTATCCTTGGTAATTTTCATTTTTTCATACTGGTCTTTCACTTCAGCAATCTTTTTAGGATCTGCATTCTTGGCTTCCAGTTGTGTAATGTATTCACTAAAGTAACGGTCTATGTCTTTTGCAAGCGGCTCCAGTGATTCATATATCACATCATTGACATTGTCTGCATAAATCTTAGAGATCGTACGGTCTGTTTGAGCGATAGTGTTTTGAATACCGGAAAGCACACGACCAAACTCCGAGTTCGGGTTAAGACCTTTGTCACTCAGGTGATCCACAGTCTCACTGATGTACTTGTTCCAGTTACGCACCAACATGTCGTAATAAAATATATTACCGATCACCTCTTTAGAGGAGCCTTGCTTAGCCAGCTCTTTGGTATGATTGAATATACTATCAGTCAGCTTTTGTAAACGCAGAATAGAGTGTACAAAGCTTTGTGTAGTTTTAGCATCCAGGGTTACCTGGTCAAAGATCTCAGCCAAACGCTGATCGATCTCTGAGTTAGAGAGTGTAGCTTTTAATTCCTGTAACTGACCGCGTCCTGTTTCATCTACCAGGAACTTACGGGCTTCTGTGTAGTTCTTGTTTTCCTGTATACGCCTGATATGGTTAGTTACTACATCATAGAAACGTCTTACAGAAGAAGAAATGCCACTAAACTCCACATTGTTTAGTTCTTTGGTAAAGTTGCTGATGTCACGCAGGTAATCTACATAGTCCTGCTCTGAAATAATATCTGTAGGAATATCAAACTTATCTCCTCTAAGCATTTCTGCCAGCTCGCTCAGTGTTGTATCTGTAGAAAGCTTCTCCACCTTTACGGTTGTACCAAACACTTTACGTAACAGTTGCTTAAATGCAAACACCAGCTTATTTAAAAAATCAGTAAAGCCTGTAGAGCTCTTTACACCATTGATCTTATTTTGTGCCTGTGCACTTAAGGCTCTTACCAGCGCTTCTTCCTGTATCTTACCAGGTGTAGTTTCCGCCTCCGGGTATAAATCTTTTACTTCTTGTATAATGCTAGCACCTTCTGGTGTAGATTCTAATTGCTTGTATAAGTTATTAAACAACGTAGGGTTTTGGATAGCCACCGCTGCAACCATCGGGTGAGCATATTCATGCAGCACATTTTCTGTAGTAAAACCACCTTCTGTAAAATACACCTTGCCGTTAAAGAAGAATGCTTTTTCTCCTTTCCACGGATTGGTAGAGTCTTTGGTTAAATCAGCTGCCTGTACAGGTGTTACCAGGCTATAGGGAATACCCATGTTCTGCGCTATAGTATCTGCCATAGCACGCGCAATGTTCTGACCTATCTGGGTCTTTTGTTCCTGCTCGGTAGGTATTTCCATCATAGGGACAGTAGGAATCGATCCATCTCCTTTAGCGAGATAGGCTCTGAAAGCTTCTCTTTCTCCCACTTCATTGACTAATAGTTTCCACTCTGCCGAGCTTTTGTTAGGGCATGTTAACATAGGGTATGTTCTTTATTTATTCTCCAAAGCATTTTCTCATAAACTCCTCCACCTGTTCATCGGTGATTTCCTGGTTCTTCTGCAGTTCAGTACGCACATTAGCGTCATACTGCATACCTGGAGTGAGGTAGTTTAATCTTTTGTATAATTCAGTAGCCATATAACTCTTGGTACGTGGTGCATTTTCCAGCAGATCTTTGCCATTTACCATGGTAATACCTGCTTCTGGAAACGCTACCTCGTTGCCATTTTCAAACTGAGTTTCTATGGCTGTAATAGCGTCATTAATCTTCTTGGCATTCTCTTCAAAGTTCTCATCTGTAAGTGCAGTCTTGCCATCTGTAGTCAGCGGGAAAGCGATCGTGTTGTCTGCCTTATCCATCTTAGCAGAGATACCCATAGTATCCTTGAAGTTTGGATATACAAACATGATGTTGTTATTATTAGCCAGCATCTTAGTAGCACTAGCTCCTCCTGGTAATGCAGGATACACCATCAGGTCTTGTGCATTTACGTTCAGACCTTCTCCTTCTACCACATCTTCCAGTGTACGCACTGTTGCCGGTGAGGTTCCTTCCATATCAGAACGCTTCAGGTAGTTACGATACTTTAAACGAGTGCTAGAATTCTTTGAATCCCAAAGACTTATGAACTGATCATAGTACTGATCGAGCAGCTCTGTTTTATTTTGCTTGTTTGACAGCTCTTGTAACGGCTCTGCCATCAGCTTCAGTAAAGTTTCTTTTGGCAGGATCTTAGCCAGGTTGTCTCCACTCTTGGTGATACCTGCTCTTAAATATTCTGCTATGATCATGCGGTTAAAGAACTTACTAATCTCCGCATTTTGTGCAGGGTTGTCCACCTTTACGGTCATAGGATCTGCCAGACGCACCAGGTTTTCATGCAGTACATTGATCAAATCTGTATCCAGGCGGGCAGAGTTCAGCTTTAAAGTTCTGAGCTTTTTGTTGTTACCCTGAGATACATTACCTTCTTCATCTACTTTAGCACCTTCGTTGACATATCCAAGTTCTGAGAAAATCATGTACTGGTCAGTCAGCTCTTTACCGTATTTAGTTTTGATGTCCAGGAACTGGTCAGCAATACTTACACCCGGTGCTTTTAACATGTGATAAAAGTTAAACGTACGCTCTAAAGAACGATTAGCGATCTTTTGCTCATACACTTCCCTGGATGCATTACCCACCGGAGTAACAGATCTTAGATACTCACGCTCTATTACAAAGTGTGCATACTCCTGCAGGTTCTGGAATTTGGTACCCATGCTAAATGTTCCCGGGTCCAGCGTAGCCAGTCCTTGTGATTTGTATACAGGACCAGTGTAATGATTGTTTTCAAAATCATCTTCAATCTGAGCCATATCTACATACATCACTCCGTCTCTTACAAAAGCACCTTGTCTGAGTGTAACTCCCTTCACTGGTACAGCCTGCTCAATAGCAAGTCCTTTGTACTCTTTTAAGTTTTTAAGATCTACACTTTTCAGGTAGTTCTGCATCATGTATAACGGAAGGTCGTTGTGGAAAGCAGCTACAAACTTCTCTGCAGTTGCAAACGCTCTGGTATAGTTACGGGCCTGTATCTTTCTTAACAAGAATGCATTTACCTCTACATCTCCTCTGAGCTTCATCAGTGGCTTTAAGATAGCCAGCTGGAACTTTTGTACCAGGAATGAACTAATTGGAGAATCTGTCAGGATATTATTGATCGTACTCTTCGGTACGGCATCAACATACTCTAGTCCTTCAATCTTATCCAAACGCTCAGTAGCAGCAAACAGACTCTTAGAAGGAGCTGTATCTACGTTCACGGTAAGCTTGATATTAGTCAACTGCTTAGTAAGCTCTTCTAGTTCTATAAAGTGCAGGAGTCCGGCAATCGCGTCATCACTGTCCCTGTCTTTAGACTTGATTACTTTTTGTAAAGATGCTACATCGTACGTACGGTTTTTGTTATAGTCTTCTATAGCACCATACAACAATTCATTGTTTAGGTTACCCTTTTTAGTCAGGGCACCCATCTGATATTTGATATAGAAATCTTTCTTTACGTTGAACTTCCTCAGACCTTTTTCTGAATCCACCGGACTGGAAGGATTAGCCGCATTATAAAACGGGCTTTCCACCTTGTAGATTTCTTTAATGTAGTCAACCACTAAAGGCTGTGATACAAAATAAGCAGCGGTCTTAAAGTCTACACCAGTTTCGAGTAAGAATAACAGCACCGGTCCGGCAACGTTGTTACCGTTGATGTTAAAGATCCAGGCATCTTTTTCAATATCCACCCATCCGTTCATGAGCTGACCAATCAGGTCACTCACCTTATCCATGGTAACAGTATTGATATCTGATAAAGAGATGTACTCTTTACCTGATTCTGTCATGGTGTTATGATCCATGCGAATATTAATAGGACGGATCTGTGGTTCTTTTTCAAAGTTGATCTGTCCATCTTCTCTCTTATAATGAGTGTATGACTTCTCAAGGCGTGCACCAACTCTTTTAAATATAGAAGAGTAAGCATTATCCACCGCACCAATACCTAAAGTCTTTTTACCTACGTTATTACTTTCGTGTTTATATAGATTATATCTTGGCTCCAGTACACGTGTCGGGGAAATTACTTGTTTCCCCTTACCACTGCGTTTCTCACCGGTCTTTACAGCTAGTGGATCATAGCCTTGGATGTTTTCACCAGCCAGTTCATCTGCCACACCTTTTACCAGGTCAGTATCGTTTGGACGAATGAGGGCATCAAAGTTATCTGGGTGCTCCAGAATCTCACGGATCTTTTCAATGATCTTGTTTTCTGTACCCTTGGTGTTGTTGGCACTAATGAATGAAGGCACACCGTCTTTAGCCGTCTTGATGTTCGGTTGGAATATAGTGAGCTTATCAATATCAAAGTCAGATCCACTCTTGGCAACAATCTCAGCAGGTGGTATGATAATAGATCCGGCTTCTTCAGGCAGGAATTCATACACTTCCATAAACTCCATAGAGTTTAATCCCTGTACCGGAATACGTACCCCCACCATCGTAATCATCTTACGGTGATCGCTTTTATCCAACCACTGATCGTCTTTGATCATTTCATTAAGACGCTCTCTGGTTCCAATCTTTTCACCGTCATTATGCTTGAGGTTCAGAAGCTTGTAGTAATCTCCTTTCATAGAGATCTTTACTTTCATGGCAGATGTCTTACCATCTTTGCCTTTACCTGGACGGTATGTAGGTAAATCGTTTGTACCATACTTTACAGCATCTTCTTCGGTAGCTTTTACAAAACCTGGCCTTTCAAAACCAGCACCAGATACTTGTACTAACTGCTCACCGTTCATCTTTTGTTTTACCAGACGCTTCACTACAATGTTGTTAAGCATCTTCTCGATCATCTCTGCATTTAGTGAAAAGCTCAGGTCAGTAAACGTACCGTTCTGAACACCTTCACGTACGTAGTCAATGTCATGCTCTGGTAATTCCAGACGCTCCATTTCACGTATCACAAACTCCATTAGGTTCTTTACACTTCCACTTAATTCACCAGAAGCATTTTCTGTCCAGCCTACTTCCTTCAAAAGTTCTTTTTTCTTATTCTCCTGCAGGGTGTCCAATAAGCCCTCAAAATCTTTTACCAAGCCTTCAAAACCTGCCAATGCCATTCCTTGCTTGAATGTGTCATTGATAATAAGCTTACGAAGCTGGGTAGAAAAGATAGTCTTGTTCTTCCAAGTAGATTGAATATCCACCTGATCTTTTAAATACTGAATGAACACATCATTCGGTGTATAGGTAGCATCTCCCTCATTCCAAGGTTTGATGTTTCTGTTTGTATAGTCATCGTTCTCGTATAAAGAATCCGGTGTACCGTTAGCGGTCAGGGTGGCCATCTTAGATCCTGATTCAAACAGGGCGTAGTCTACTCCTTGCTTGGTCAGGTTATCATGAAGGGTTTCCATGTTGGTTCCTTTCACCAGGCTTGGTACAAGTGGCACTAAAGAGAACTTATGAAACGCCTGTACATGCAGCTTATCTGTTTTTACAGGTCCTGCATACTGAAACTTCTTGGTAGGAAAAAACTCACTGATCTCTGAAGGATCGATCTGTTCTCCGGCTACCACTTTATTGTAAAGTTCGTTTTGCTTTTCTGACCAGGCTCCCTCTAACAAAGAAAGTTTTCTGTAAGAGTCAAAGGTGATCCACCCTTGTGCATCTCCTTCAGTCATCTTCTTGTATGGCTTTAGAATGCTGGCTGCTTTCTCTGCACCATATTTACCGGTGAGTGCTTCCAGGTATTCATTGTAGTATACGGAAGAAACGTTGTTGTCTTTGAACACCACGCTTCTAAGCACACCATCAAAGCTTCTTTGGTTAGCTCCAATCTTACGGGCATACGCGCCACCCAAGTTATCAATAAACTGGTTTACCGCTTCATCGCTGGCAAAGATTCTACCGGTAGAACCGATCGCAGCATTACGCTTGTGGAACTCTTCTTTATCATGGTTATACATGGCTAGGTCTCCGTATAGTACAGAGATGGTTTCCATGTTATGTATCAAGGCGTTTACAGTGAAAGCTTTGATAGCTACATCACGAAGCATTGCCTGCTGATCATCACCCACCGCTATTCCCAGATCTTTACGGATGTAAGAAGCAATATCACTCTTGCCATCTCTTGAGCTATGTAACAGTTCGTCAGAGATGAAAGGCATCTCATTAAACAGATTGGTGTTTTCAGTAACCAGTTTGTTTAAATAGCTTTGGATATCTGCAGTAATCTTTTGCTTGATCTCAGGTGTACTGATTGGAGAAAGTGAATCATCTGCACTTACCATACCTTTCAGTTCAGTCTTGGTAGCATCACTTAAGATGTCATCAAACATCATGAACTCTTTACCACGCTGATTAAAGCCTGGAATGTTGGCACCCACGCCCTGGTTTACCATAGCGATACGCTCCATTTCAGCAGCGATCTTTGGTAACATCAGGTCTACTGTATACGTTAAACCACGGGTCTTGTCTGCAAAATGACCAGGACTGATATATAAATGACGAGTCTTGTCTGTGTTAAACGGACTGTTAATCTTGGAAACAGACACTCCATAAGCTGTAGACTTAGAAGCATGTCTTGGAAGTTCCATCACACCTTGAGATAACATGGTGTGCAGGTCCAGTATAAACTTAGATACCGGATCCAGGTTGGTAGTTTTAATACCAGCTTCTACAGACTGACCACCTGCAATTCTTTCCTGTACACTTTTAATACCATCCAGGTTTACAATGTCAAGCGTTACCATGCCGCTGGCATAGTTAGTATCTGTCTTGATACGCTGGTTGATATTTTTCTGATCTACCATCTTGCCGCTCGGAATACTGAACATGGAGTTTAACCAGATAGAGTATTTAGCAAACGGGTTTCTGCGGTAGTCCAGGTGCTGCAGGTGTGGTAACTGCATCATAGAATAATCTTTAGAAGCATCGTTCAGATCATTCAGCAGTTTAGTGATAGAGTTATTTAAGCTCAGATCAAAGATTACATCACCGTTTACGTTCAACACCGCATTGTTAGAATACTTACCACTGTCGGCAGCTTCTATTGTAAGCAAACGTCTGATGCTGGTAGCTTCCACTTTACGTAAAGCTTCCACCGGATTAGACGGCATGGTCTTTTTTGCTGCCATGTCTTTTACAGCTTTGTGTAAATAGCTTACAGCACTGTAGTTCTTTTCAATCTGCTCTCTGATCGCTCCGTTATCTGTCATGTATAGACCAATGGCTTTTAAAAAGTCCATGGCTTTATCCTGGTTGATGATTGTATAGTCTTTACCAAAGATCTGACTGTACGGGAAATCCTGCATCACCTTTACAGTGTTCAGTTGATTACCTGCTGCAGACTTGGTTACATATGGATTGTTAGTCTGTGACTGAAACTGTGCGCCAAAGGTTTTTTCTACCTGGCGGAACTGCGGGTTCACTTCACTGAACTCAAAACGGAACTTACCATCGCTGTTGATTAAACGTCCCTCTTTCACCGGTACACGGTATACAGAGAAGTCTCTGAAGAAGTTAATCCACATTTTCATATAAGGCCAGTGCTTGGTCTCTTTATAATCCATTGGATTACCTAAGCGTGCCACCAATGTTTTTAGTTCCGGGAAACGCGTTGCTGCGTCCAGTAACTTACCATACATCTGGTTAGTGGTATTAGAACCGGCTACGGTGTTGATCACAATACCCCAGGTCCTGTTGAAGTCTACTAGCTTTGGTACACCCAGTGCATTCAGCACCGGCTTACCTTGCTTGTCCAGCTGAGGCAGACTCTTGATTAAGTATACTATTTCATTAGAAGCCAGTTCACGTACAGAGAGTTCATTACCCTTACGTTCAAATACATTGGCTCCATAATCTTCACGAAGCTCCTGCTCGGTTTTAGCCAGTGGGTTGTCTGCATCTTTTTGGTCTGCAGCCTGCTCATTTTCTTTCTGGTCAAAGCCATCCATCTCAGCCATCCTGTCTTCAAACGTGAAGTAAGAGCTTCTCTTCTTATGGAAAGCAATCATACCAGTAGCTTCTTCGCCATTAGCCACCTTAGAGAAATCTCCCCAGTTAGCTAAAGCAAAGTCCAGGATACGATTTACATTGGCTTGTTCAGCAGGTGTATTGTTTTTTATATCCTGTAACTTACTCTTTATGGTCTTGTATAAAGGACCCATCAGTTCAGGGCGGGTAAATATAGAACCCACACTCTTGCCTGCATCAGAGATAATCGATGCCATCAATGAGTCAATGGTTTCTACCATGGTCATAGAATCCTGGTAGTTCAGTGATTGGTCTGTAGCAGTGTCTAACGCTTCTACCCCTTTGTTAAGAATACCAAATTGTACGTTCCTGATAGAAGGAGTATAGTCATTGACATTACCTACATAAAACTTATCATAAAGCTCCTGTATGCCTTTTACAGCCGTACGGTCAGCAGCAATGTCTTTTAAACTATACCCGCTGAATAGTTGCTTTAAAAAAGTAAAGATCTTTCTGAATAATGTATTACGTACCGGGCGTCCGTTGATTACGTTCTGACGATCAGACAGAATATACTTACGTACATCTTCTGCCATAAACTCTTCAAGTTGCATGTCAGAAGCAGCACTATATTTAACTGTTTGCCCGCTTACTGTTTTGAAGCTGCCGGTAAGTTTACGTGCTTCGTTGTACAACGCTTTCTTCTGGTCCTTGGTTAAGAACATCTGAGAAAACGCGTGCCATGCTTCGTGGTAAAGATCTGTAAAGTTAGATCCGGAGTAAAGTGTAATGCCCGATACTGTGAATTCAGCCAGTGCATTTGAGTTCACTACATTGAACATAACGCTAAACGGCACCACCTTACTGTAAGGAGAACTGTTGTACCATTTCTCTGCAGCATCAATCTGCTCCTGAGTAGCGGTGCTATCCAGCATCATAGACTTCTTTAAACTGAAGTCTGTGCTTTCCAGTAAACTCTTAAAATCAGCAATGCTGTTATCAGAAGGAGTAGCTTGTTCTAAAGCAGACTCTTTTGCAGTGGTTTCAGGTGTTGCCACCTCACCAAATAACTTGGTTTGTGTTTGCTCGGTTGGAGCAATTACATTATATGCATTCAGGCTAACAATCTTACCATCATCGTTTTTAGCCAGGAACGTAAAGAAGTTATCTGATAAAAAGTTATTGTAACGCTCTGGTTGCAAAGTCACCTTGCCGTCCATGTTGACAGGCATGTTAATCGTTGTACCAACCAGGTCTTTATTGATGTTAATGGTTTGACCATTCAGCGTATTGATAAACGCCTCTTTGTTTTCTGGTGTTACCTCCAGCTCTTTACCGTTTTGTTTGAACATCAGCTTGCCTTCTACTTCATACACGTTGGTATCATTAGAAAAAGTAAACTGCTTAACGGTTTTGATCTTGTCATTATTAGAAGCCTCTGAACCAAAAAGCATATCCGCCAGGTTATCTACCAGGTTCGGAATGTTTTGAAACTTTGGTCTGCGGATCAGTAATGGAAACTCGTAGCCAGGAACAGTGAAGTATACGCCACCTTTAATCAGTGTACCAGCATCCTGGTTAGAAACAAACGGTTTGAAGCCATCAGTGAGCTCGATAGAGCTGATAGGATTAGGTGCAGAAAAGTCTTCTTTTATGTAACCGTTCTTACCTGGTATAACAGAGAACAGTAACACTTCATCCGGATTGTTTACCACATACTCTCTGGACTTTTGTAAGATGTCCATTTCCTGCTCACGCTCTTTGGTAAGCTCTTCCATTGTACCCAGTCCTTTACGAACAAGGTCATTGACAGTTTGTACACGACCCACCATACGTTGACCGGCCACCTGGCCTTTAGCCTCGTTGGTTCTGGCTGGTGTGTAAGGTCTACGGAGTTTACCGTATGCCACCATACCACCACTTGCCTTATCTACCGGTACACCTTCTTCATTGAAGCGAAGGATGTTACCTTCCTTGTCGGTGAATACCAGATAGGTTTCATCTCCTGTAGTGCGGGCTTCCATCTTTTGCTGGGAAGTCTTTGCAAACGGAGCGTTCGGGTTATCGTCTTTAGAGTAGTAATCTTTATCTGATTGCTGCAGGTCTTCAAATTCAACCTTGCTGGCAGGTACCAGTCTGTAATAAATACCGGTTACATTACCCAGGGTCAGGTTGTCCGCTGTTTCGCGATTGTACTGGCTCATCAGGTTGTTCAGCTTTCTTACCACAGCATAGTAAGCACGCTTGATAGGATCAGGGTCCGGGATGTTTTGTTCAGCGGTAGCACCATCATAGTTTTTAGCTTCCTGGTTAAATACAGCCAGCGCTGTTTCAGGAGCTGCCACAAAAGAAGTTTCTGATTGATAGAACTCTTTTTTCTTTTGTATGTCCAGGTCTTCTACTTGTGTATACACCTCGGTAGGTTGTACACCGGTAGACGGATTAGTTTCTTCTATGATCTCTTTTACCAGTTCAGCTCCGGCTTGAGCGGGCATGATGAACTTGGCAACGTTTTGTATATCGGCTGTAAAGTCTGCATCCATTTGATCCAGCTCAGAAAGGTTCACCTGGCTTTTACGCATGTGCGCTTTGCTGTCTTCAAACATTGCATAGCTAAGCAATAGCATACTAGGCATATGCTGGATATAATCTAGGGCATTTACTGGTTCGGCACCAGCGTCCACTAACTTTTTGTACAAGTCTCTGATAGCTTGTAATGCATTAAACTTATCGTCACGGTTCTTAGAAGCAATCACGTCACCGTGAACAGCTCCGAATAATGCGGATATTTGATCTTCTGATAATCTACAAGCCATGTTTAGTTACCTGTTTTACATCCTATGTTCTGAATGAGGTTATTTAGATTCTGCAGGTTATCTGTACCTGCGGCCTTAGCAGCTTTGTCTCCTGCTTCTTTTACAGCAGCAGAGTTTTCTGTAAAGGCACTCTTTGTATCTTGAGAAGCTTTCACCTCGGTATTGTCTTGAGGAGTCACTTCAATGTCTGGTGTTGGTTCCATTGAGATTGCTTTGCCGGGTTCAACATTTGCTATAGAAGAAGATAGTGCTTGGCTGGAAATTACCTCCGCAACACCTGAAGGGGAGCCTGCTATTTTTACGCTGACTTCTGTAGGGCTAACAGATTTTACAAAGCCTTTTCTACCGTCTACAAATGTAACAATATCACCTTTTTGTAGATCGCTTGGGGAAATGTTCTTAAGAAGTTCAGCACGCTTTTTTACAAGCATTGGTACGATGTCCTTGCTCTTCACTTGGCCGGTAGAAACTAGCTCTATCAGGTCAATAGTAACCGGTCCGCTGTCTGCTCTGTTAAGGTCAGGAAGGTCCCTAATAGAAGATACGGAATCTATTAGATCCTGGGCCGTTTGGACACCAGTTTTTTGTGCAGCAGTTGGTGCTGTTTCTACAGTCTGAGTTTCTTTAGTGCTAGTATACGCCTCTGTAAGAGCTTTTATAAACCAGTTCTTACCGCCTGTTTCCCAAACCGTGTTTTTATTAGTAGGTTGGTGCGTAGCTTTTGACAACCAGCTTTCACCACCAGCTTTATCTATTTCTGATACAAGCCTAGGGTGTTGCTCTAGCTTAGCTTTCAAGATTTCCACCATCAGATTGTAGGTGCTGTTCGGACCATCATCTTTGGTAGCAGTTCCTTTCAGCGCCTGGTAAGCAGCCTCTGCATCAGCATATTCTTTTCCACGTACAGTTACAGGATAAGACGCTGTTAAGTTTCCTTTCTTTTTAGCCAGCTCGGTTGGGTTAGTAAGAGCAGCAGCTAAACCTTTGGCGTTAGAAGATATTTCTACAGAAGTTGTTTGAGTAGGTGTAGTAGCAACAGAAGTTTCTCCTATTCTACTCATCTTATCATTATACTCAGCTACTACAGCTTTTATCTTTTCAAGTTTAATGTTTGTCTTTTCTAAAACAATTTTTTCTGTATCAATATCACGTTGTAAGTTTTCAGCTTCCTTAGCATTATCAGGATTATTAGTATCAAGTGCTTTTAACTTATCTATATCTAGCTGTAAGCTATATTCCCCTTGTGCAATGCGACCTTCTAAATACTTAACAGGATCTGCTAAAATATTACGGTCTTCTGGATCTAAAGCCTCATCCCCTAGTTGCATCATAGTCTTTCTAGCTGTAGCGTAGAGAGGCATTAGATCTGAAAGCTTTTGATCTCTTTCTTCTGTTAACGTCTTTACCAACTCTGCATTTAAGTTTACAGGAGCTTCTGGTGTAGAAGCAGGTTGTTCTTCTTGTGTATCACCTTGCTGTAAATCATCGTTAAGCTTTTTTAAATCACTTAACATATTCTCTCCAAACTGTGTATCAGCCTCTGTATCAGCGGCTACAGGCTCTGCAGCTGCAGGCGTTGTTTCTGTAACAGGAGCAGTAGTAGTTTTGGTAGCCGGGGCTTTACCTTTATTGAATGCTGTTTTGATACGCGCTGCTCTTGGTGATACTTTTACAAAGTCCTCAAAAGTCATCTCTGAACCGGTCTCTTCTACGAACTGGTTAAACGCATCCTCCAGCTTGATCTGTAACTCAGGCTCTATGCCTACATCTATATTGGATGCAGAAGCTTCCACAGGAGCAGCGGTTGGTGCAGCTGCTGTACTAGCAGGGGCAGTTTCCGTAGCAGGTGTAACATCTGGAGTAGTAATCTCCTGATCAATATTCATGATAGCCTGTGCTGCAATAAACTTTTGGCTGCCAGGCTCCAGGTCTTTTAGTGTAGCTGCATCAATAAATGTAGTAGGTCTCTTACCTGATTTTACAAACTCTTCGAGTTCTGCAGGTTCAAGCATGACACCCTGAGCAGCTAAAGCTTTTACCAACTCAGACATTTCCATCATACGCTGTGCAGATTCTACGCGATCGTTGATGTCTGCTTCTTTGTTGGTAAACAGATCAGTAAATCTTGCGTTCAACTGTTCTGCATGTTTATATAGATTGGTTGGATCCAGCAGTGTATTTACCACCTTGCTGTAATTGGCTGCATCCTGATTCAGACCATAGTAGTCTAGTAGTTTAGCAAATGAATCATCTACCTTGTCGTTAAACATGTAGTCTTCATTCACCTTTGCAATATGACGCAGGTAAGCTTTGTAACTTTCCTTTAACGGATCCACTGTGTCTTGTGCAAAGTTAATCTTGATCTGACCATCCTCTTCTGTTTCTGCCTGGCTAGCATTTTCCAGGTGCGTACGGAGTTTGTCTCTGTAGTCCATCAGCCTGTCCAGCTTTTCTTTCTTTTGATCAACCAGCTCCTGTTGTTTTTTATCAGAGCTGCCATCATAAGACTTAATCTCTTTATCCAGCAAACTGATCTCATCATCTAAAATACCCATGTTTGTCAGGGTAGTGATATCAGAAGCAGATGATTTGGCAATAGGACGATCAGAAGCCAGGTTATCATACAGGCCATTCATTCTCTCCAGCGCTCTGTCAAAGTTGTACTGTGAAGCAATTGCTGTTTTCTTGGCACTTTCAAAAGCTCTGAATGCAATAGCTTCCCTGGTGAATTCAGGAGTGCCTCTTTTAAGTTTGGTAGGTGTGAATGGGTTTTTAAACTGAGAGCTGATAGTTTCGTAGCGTTCTTTAATCTGCTCGGCACGACCCAGAATCTCCTGCAGTTTCTCAGACGACTTTTCACTTTCAGGTATACCCAGGAAATTAGCCAGGTCTTTGGAATCCATCTTAGATAGTTCCTTGTAAGCACCTAGTAAATTATCATAGGTGCCGTTATCCAGGGCAGTAAAGATGTGATCAAACATCTTTAAGTCTTTAGCATCCTGGAATGTCTTGGCGTCACCCTCAACTTCTGCCTGGTTCATTACATCCGATGTATGCTTTTGTACTACCGCACTTTCGTTACGGGAGTTAAAATATTTCATCGGGTTGTTGTATAGTTCATTCAGACCAGCAATTGCTTCTTGTCTAGTCTTTGCTTTGTTTGCTTTGTATTCTGCATACTTGGTAGGCTGTCCAACACGGTAATATATACCCGGTACGTCTTTTAAGAAAAGATTCTGGGCTTTACCCATAAAACCTCCCATTAAAAATCCGGATGCAAAGGTTTCCAGTCCGCGTAGAGAAGTGACTTCTTTACCCAGTGCGTTCCATGCATGACCGGCTGCATATTCAAATCCACCTAACGTACGATCTTTGTATACACCATCATAGTAAGCACCCACTGCATCTGATGTAACGTTCTGCAAGTTTTCCTGCACACCTTCCATCAGGTTTCTTCTGATATAACCTACACCCATTCCGATGTAAGCTTTCGGCTTAAGCAGGCTTTTGGCACCATTCTTTAACCAGCTTTTACCCAGGTCATCGTAGAAGCCTACGCCTTTTTTAAAACCAATTCCTTTGGTAGCCAGTGTACCTGCTTCATCCAGGGTTTTTAATCCACGGAACTTAAACAGACCATCAAGCACCACACGGTTGGTCATATATATAATAGGAAAGTTAACAGCCGTAACACCATGTCCGGTATCGTCTGCCTGCTTGTAGATCATTTCCAGATCTTTACCTTCTGCAGGACGTCCGTTTTCGTTTTCATAACGGGCCAGCAGTTCGTTCACCTTATCTATTTTTGCACTACCACCCTCAAGTTTTGATTCAGAAAGGGCCAGGTTGGTATCACGTACATCACGATAAAAAGAACCAAAGGTTTGTTTGGCTTTTGCCAGGTTGCTCATGTTACGTACACTGGCACTACCTCTGGCAATGTCAGTGAGATCATCTACTGTACGGGTGAGTGGATTGATAAATTGAAGAGTTCCTTTACCAAATGTAGTAGCTCCTGTTTTTACAGCAGTGTAGAAATTTTTTGCATCACCCACTTTAGATAGTGATTTAGCCAGTTGCATTCCTCCAGTGGCTATATTTTGTACAGCGTTGGTATTGAATGCTTGCTTCAAAGCTCTACCCATACGCGCTGCGTTGGCTGATGTTCTCATGGCAGCAAGACCACCCATAGCACCTTCTGTCAATACAGTAGCACCAAAAAGAGCAGCTTCTTCTGCTATAATGCTCATACCAATCCCCACTGTATAAGCAGAGTTCAACGCAAAGTTGTTGGCAAATGCGCTAATACCTCCTTTGGTAGACATACCAATACTTTGCAAACGCGCAAAGTTTTCTGCTGTCTCATCATCAGGAGTAAAAAAACTATCTCCACTTAACATGCCACCAATAGATCGGTAGCCTGATACACCACCTTCATAGGCCAGTGCTCCAAACACACTACTCATACGACCGAAGTCCTGCCAGATCGTAGTGTTCTGATTAAACTTTGCTTCGTTATCTATAAAGGGAGAGAATCCCACCTTATTAAAAGTTTCTTTACCATAACCGAGGTAACGGTCTACGTTTAGTTTCTTGGCATCAAACTCAACTACTCTGGCAGCCTGAAACTTATTACGGCTTTCATCAGCCATCTTAGGAATACCAATCTCTGCTAACATTTTAGATTGCTGCATATCGATCTGGTAATCCTTTTTCAGATCAGCCATAGTCACAGGCTTTTTCTTTACAGGATCTCCAGGACCACCTCCGTCTGCCTGTTCCATTTGTTCCAGGTCAAAGTTGCCCAGTGCATCCATCGGGTCATTAATACCCTCCAGATCAAAACCAGTATTGATTGACTCAGTGTCAACGGTATTTAATGCTTGCTCTGTCATAATTAATTTCCAGATAACTGTTTAGGATCTCTTACCCCGTTTATTTCTGAATGCTTTCTTTTACGGTCTCTGTTTATCTGAAACCTGTTAAGAGAAAGTTTGAATAGTTGCTTATCGATATTATCAATATCTACAGTGAGATCATAGCGGCTCTGTAAACCAAGTTTATTGATATCTACTGTATCCATCTTAGATGTCTCCGGATTATATACTACCATGTTACCACTGATAACATATTGGTTAGCATTTTTGTCCAGGCTGATCTTATACTCCATGGCGTCATCCACTCTTCTTGAAAAGCTGTTGTCTTCACTAAGACCAATCATACCTTCTACAGGAGATATCTTAGTGCCCTTTATTGACTGAGCTCCTATCTTCATCTTTCCGCTTTCTTCTACCGGAACAAACACAGTAATACCACTATTGATAAAGTTCTGACCACGAGCAATACCAGGGTTTTCTTTGGTACCTATGTAGTCATCAAAGAAAGAACTGTTAGGTTGTATATGATAAGCATGATAGTTTTCATCTCCCCCTGCAACAGGTACAAATGAAATGCTACCAGCAAAGCGTTTCTTACTTCCTTTGGTACGGTTAACATTTAAAAGATCTTCTTGTAAAGCCTGTAGCATAGTCTGTACCATCTTCATAGATGTCACATCAGATCCACTAGGAATTACCGGATTATCATTGATAGACCCTTTTGCAAACAATATCTTAGGGTTTTCCTTTGTAATGTTTTTTAACAGATCTACTGTGTATTCCATTTCTGGTTTGAGCTTCATGTTACCACGCTCATCTTCATCAACGTAGTTGTCTACGTCAAAACGGTACTCCTGCTGTTGTAAGGTTGCTTTGGCACCACCCGCATTCTGGTTGAAAATGTTTTCTTCAGCAGCTTTGATCTTACGGGTCTTGGGGTTCTTGTTATATTCTTGCAACACTCTTTTGTATATGTCATCATAGTTCAGGTTTTGTAGCTGTCTTGTCACCTGACTTTGTTGCAATTGTTGTTTTTCTAGATAACCTTCCACACTGTTGGCCATTTTTGGTCTGCTATCTAGCATAACTGGTTTACCATCAACCCAGGCTATTTGACCTTGCATAGGGTTAGGCATATCTGTACGTTGCCAATACAGTGGTCCTCTTTCCGGCATAGGATTGGCTTTTCTCCAAGCTTCCATTTGCTCTTTCATCTGTTGAGCTTTGAACGCTTCAATATCTTTTCTAGCCTGAGTAGGTCCTTTAAACTGACCATTCGGACTAAGTATTAAGCTATGCCAGCCATTCACTTTCATCTTTGCATCCATAGTAGAAGCTGCATTCTTAATATCATCATACATAACCTTACTCGCCTGTGCGGTGTAGGCAAAAGCATCATCTACTTTTTTCTGACGGGCAATGAGAAACATAGCCTGCTCATCAGAGATGTCAGGATTGCTCAGCACTGATTTAGCCTGTTCATAAAAGTCATGTCCGTATTTATCTATAAGAGTTGGAAGTTGATCTATACTGGCAATAGGTTTGCCATTTACCTTTGGTAAGGTTCTAGAAGCTTGGAATGCTTCTGTAATAAACTTACTCAACTGCTGATTGTAGCCGTTGCGTTTATCTTGCAGATAGCTGGTATTAGCTTGAAACAAAGGGGTGTTGTCCACCTTTGTACTGGTGCTTCCTTTGACAGGATCCCCTGGCCCCGTTTGTGTTTCTTCTATAAGTTCCATCTAGTATTTATTAATCATCGTTATCTAAAAATTCATCTAACTGCTGATCAAGTGAGCCACCACCACCACCAACACTCAGGGTTCCGGATGGTTTGATGCCACTATTACCAAACAGTGATTCACCCAGTTGAAGCATCTGTTTTTTCTGGTCTTCTTTTTTATCCTTGTCACCACCACTACCTGGTTTAATACCTCTCTTTAACTGCTCGTCCATAAAAGCAATCTTATTGATGTGACGAATGTTCTCCATCACCATAGATCGGTTTAGAGCAAGAGAGCTGTTAAGCTTAGCCATGTAAATCGGATCTGCTTTTGCAGTGGCGCTGGCATCTTTATAAGCCAGCATAGTAGCAATTTTGTTAGCTGTGCTAGAATAACTTGCCATAACAACAGCAGCATCAGCAGCTGTACGTAAATCGTCTAGGTTATTGGGGTCCACTGTAGTAAGTACTGTAGCCTGACCACGACTGATGTTAGCAGCTCTTTCAGCTTCTTTTAGTTTCTCCAAATCAGTCAGGTATTTTTTATGCTCATCACTATCCGGTATAATACCTCTGGTAGTGATTATTTTATCCCATGATGCTTTGCGGGCTCTGAGTGTTTTTACTTCTTCAGAATCATTAATCACCTGGTCTTTCTGAGCAGCACCCACAGTAGATAAGATCTCGTTGTTATAAAATCTTTCTGCTGCTTCTTCACTGCCGTATTTGGTAGCGTTCTCTTTTACAAAGTCTTTACGTTGTACATAAGCTTGTACACGGAACATATCTTGTATAGCAGGATCACCGGCAAACATTGTATTTACCATAGACTGCGTGAGTGGTATAGCCAGATCTCCGTTCTTCTTGGTCCAGATGTAACCACCTTTCATAACGTCCTGCTCAACACTGATACCCATGTCTTTGTACATCTTGTTAGCAAGCGTTACCAGATCCACGTTAGGAACGTAGCGTGCACTTCCCATAGAAAGTGCGGTGTTGTCATCTGCTTTTTGAAAGTCTTCCGCCTGGTATTGTAAATACTTCATACCAGTGTTCCAGTACTTACGTCTGGTCTCCGGATCGTTGGATGTTTTCATCTCTTCAGCCATACTCATCTGCTTGCCGTAGTTACGGGTCCACAGGATGTCTTTAATGATCTGTCTGTCATTTTGTAATGGTTCAAACAAACGCATAGCGTTCTCCTGATTTTGCAGAATAGATAGATCCAGCGTAGAAGCATTCTTCAAACCCTGGGATATTTCTTTGAGATAGTTATCACGTCTCTGAATATTGCCTTCCCTCATCATTGCTGACTGGAATACAGATTCATACAGTGATTTCACTTTACGTGCACCTTCTGTATAAGCGGCACTTCTGAGCATAAGACCACGCTCAACCCGGTTCCAATCCGGTTTGAAGTTTAGCCTGTCTGAGAAGACATCAGTAACGCCTTGTATAAATGTTGCCATAGGATACTACATATATAATATAAACTAAAATCTGGTAAGTTTAAAACTAAACTTAACAGGTTTACTGGTCATCATCCTGGTTAAAAAAGTTTAAGCTAGATGATCTACGACTTGATGATCTTGGGAATCCAAACGCATCGTAAGACCGAGTATTAGTCTGACGAGACCCAGCCATATAATTAGCTGCTAACTGTTTTGCAAATGCTGATCTCTCTTTTTCATCTTTCACATCTGTCAAGCCATCATATATATCTTTGTAAACAGCATTAGCAGAAGCACCAACACCTGAAAACCCACCAGCTCCATTAGTACCAATACCAGCAATAGTACCAGCATTAAAAATGTTTCCGGTAGAACCTTTGAAGATTGTTTTGTAGTTAGCCGGATGACGATAAAAATACGGATCACGCATGTTGATGTCATAAAGATCACCACGGTTTTCATACGCATCAGCAAATGATTGTATTGCATCTCCCACACCTTTGTTAAGTGCATTATCAAATTGCTGTTGAGCAATTGCAAGTCCTTTGCTGTATTCCTGACGTTGACCCAGGTTGAAGACATCATTTTTAAAATCTGTTTCCATATCTACTAATTGTCTTCTGTCTACACGATCCAGGTTAGCAGAGTTTACTTGTGCAATATCAGTTGCATCCTGTGCGCCTACCAGTCCTGCAAGGAAAGATCCTACAGCCTGAGACTGGTTAGTTCTTGCTGCAGTGTCCATAGCAGTGTTGTATGTGGATTGTCTGTTTTGTACACGGGCAAACCAATCATCGAGCGCCAGAGGATACTGACGTCTAGGTAACTGATACATCTCTGGTAAATAGATATTTGGAACGGCACGATTAAACTTCCAGGCCATGTTCATCTTATCAGGAGCCAGGAATTCAAAAGGTACTTTACCCTGCTCTGAACCACAGTTTTGTGCTGCTTCTTCCGGAGTGTCATAACCTACACCTGATTCAGTGGTGATTACCTGTCCGTCTATACATACATATTTAGAACCTGGTTTTTTCTTTTCAGGACAATATTTACGTGCTTCATCTGCAGTGGCGTAACCACCTGTTGCTACGGTAACAATTTTACCATTAGCATCACAGATGTAACGAGGCTTTGGTTGCTCTCCAGGTTTTACATCACGCAGTTGAGCCAGCTGACCCAGAGTAGTGTTACCTACCCATGAATCATCTTTAGAAATAGGCTGACCTAAATACTCCTCATCTTTTACACCTATAGGTGATAACTTGAAGTATTTAGAGAAGTTCTCAAAGAACTCAGGATTACGGGAAGCTTTTGCAAGTGCGCGGTAACCACCCTGAAAACGTTTGATGTCTGTTTCTGCTAAAGGAGTATATCCAAGCTTTTTAGCTTCTGCCTGGTAACGTCTGTTTTTACCTGTACGATCCCAGTCTTCTGAAGTAAGCTGATCTGGTTTATCAGCATAAGAAGCACGGATACCCATGAACTGACGCTGAGCTTCCAGGAAGTTTTGTATAAACTTGTCTTCTCCTTTTGGATCATTCTTTAATGGAGACTTAGAATAGTCTTTCAGGTAGTTCTGGAACATAGACTTTCTTAGGCCTGCGTTCTTAGGATCCTGCAGTAATGTCTTTAATGTTTCATAGTCATCGCTCCATTCACCCAGACCACCTTTTACAGTAGAAGAACCTTTGGCTCCCTGGAACTTAGGCATCACATGTCCGCCATATGCCATTTCAGAAGATCCCAGGATAGCCTGGCTGATCATAGGAGCTTGTTCTCCTTTCATCGCTTCTTGTATCATAGCCAGTTCAGCCAGTGAACGCATGTTCTTTTTCATCATCTGGGTATCAGAGTTCATACCGATAGAATCAGTTTGTCTGGTGCGGTCTTCCAGGCGTGCTTTAAAATCATTCAGCTTAAACTTCTTGGCAATCTGTGCCGGAGTAACGCCACCTTTTTTATAGGCAACGCCAAACTTTGCCAGTATAGCCGGATCTTTTATTTTCATCTTATTGGTATCAGAAAATATAAATGAACCTGAAGGAGCCTGGTCCTGGTTTAGCTTTACACCACCTGAGTGATGTCTGTCTCCTGAGATGTTGAAATGTGTGCCGTCCGGACGCAGGATGGTTTCACCACCTTCGGCTTCCAGTACATGAGGTCCGTATGCTTCAGATTGCTCAGACATAGATTCAGAACTGTTTTCTGAAAGACTGTCCTGCATATTCTCATACACATTACGCTGACCTAAGTCAAGACCATAGTTTGATTGTCCGCCATACGCCATCTGTGGCGCACCTGTTATACGTATTTTCATAGAGTTCATTGTTGTATCTTCTATCATATCTCCACCATATTGCATGGTAGGAGCGTAAAATCCATTACTAAACATTCCTTCGTTTACACCTCTGTCATCAGGTCTGAATAAACCTTCGTTGATTGTAAAGTTGCCACGAAACTTAGGAGCACCTTGCAGCGTATTGAAACGGGATTCCATTTCTTTAATACGTGCGTCTTTCACCTGAGCCTCTGCATTAAAGTAACGGGCAACAGGCAAAGCCAGGTCTACCAGGTCAAAAGGAGATCTTGATGGTTTTTTTCCCGGTCGCACCACATTAAAAGGAGCAGCCGGTGTACCGTTATTGTTTGTTTGATACTGAACGGTTGGTTTACCAACATTACCGGTAGTTGTCTTAGCACCACTTGGAGACACTGTAGTTACACGTGGTGTAGGTACTGTAGGAGCCTGACCAAAGTTAGTCCATGCATAATTCATCCCTGTCATATTCATTGCAGGAAGTGAAGGAGATGGTGTTATAGGTGACGCAGCACTGTTTGATGCAAGGTCAGCCATATCAGTATCAGCTTGTGTTACAACAAATGGATTAGCTCCATACATAAGCTGGTCATTGTTTAACCCACCTGCAATTGTTTGAGCAGTAGCAGTAGGTGGAAGAACAGCAGATGATGTTTTGCTACTAATTGATTGTGGTGCAGTAGGATTAGTAACAGGTTTACGTGTAGGTAATGTAGTAGCTTTAGGGTTTAAATAATTTCCCCACATATTTGTACGTCCTTGCCAAGTAGCTGTAAAAGCAGGATTAGGATTATCTAAAGAATAGCGAGTCTTAACGTTCTTTGTAGGATCTAATGGATCAGGGGCATCATAAGTTCCTGTAGTTTTATAAACATTTTCTTTATTAGCATCTAAGCTATTAATAAAGCTAGGCTTACTATACTGTTTTTCAATCTCAGGACCAAACTGATTCCACTCATTTGTAAATGTACTTGGACTATTTAACTGATCTAGTGTAATCTTACCTGCGTTATAAAGAAGCAAGTCATTAGGATTTCTACCTGTATTAAATATATAGTCTCCCATACGCTCACGAAGACCCATGGGATACTGCTGTACTTTAGGAAGAAAGTCTTGTTTATAAAATTCTACAGCTTCATCTAATGAACGAGGAGGGTTTTTATGACCTAGCTTTTGCCAATTATTATACCCAAAGTTAGACAAACCACTACCTGTAGCAGATCCTTTCTGTGCTTCATATTCAAGGATCTTACGAATCCATGCATCATTTGGATCACCAACCTGGCTTGAACCAATGGCACCCTGGTAACTAGCTAACCCTTTCTTTGTTATACGTATTCTCATAGTTTAGATTATTTCAAATTCATAGCCTTGTGCGCGAAGTTGTTCCAGTTGCTCCGGAGTTACTTCCATCTCTTCTCCTATAACCGGACCGCCTTGTTTATAACCGGCATTACCAGACCAGGTAGGTGTTTTAGACATGTGACGTTTTCCGTCTTGTCCTATGTAGCCACCGAATTTTTTATTACCAAAAAGCCAGTTCTGAATTCCACTCCAGCCACCCATTAAAGGAACAATGTCAGACTGTATACGTCCAAGATCTAGTAAGCGTGCATCCTGGTTAAACTTTTGCTGAAATGCTTTGGACCCCATTGGAGTGCTTGACTTTTGCTTAAGCTTAGAAGCAATGATATACTTCTGTTCTGGGCTAACCCCGGATGAATCATCTGCTACAAATACGTTAGGGTTCTGCTGAATAAATTGTTTGTATTGAGCAATGGCTGCTTTCTTCTCTGCTTTATCTACAGGAGATTGCATCCAGTCATAATCAAAACTTCTTTGTCCTGCATACTGAGCAGCATTCTGTTTAGCAACTTCTTTATCCATAGCAGCAACTTGCTTAGCCCATGCGTTCATGTCTGCATTAGCTGCTTTGTTAGCTGCATTTGCTTCTCTACCACGAACAACCTCAGCTTTACATTTACCTGTTACAGGATCTTTTTCCTGATCAGGACAGTCGTACATTCCACCTTCTTTATACATAGCGCCACCACACTCATAGCAAGGCATTCCACCCATACCATATTCTAGAGCACCACCATCTGCCCATGTCTCTCTTGCAAACGCTCTGAAGTATGGATTACCATCCAGATTCTTTTTATGGCGTGCATAGAATGCTTCTTTTCTTTCGGGATCACCCGGGTGCTGACCCAGCTTAGAATCACCAAAGTATTTTACAGTACCATCAGGTCCGGTCACTTTATGTGTCTTTCCTTTACGGTCATCACTTCTTGTAACAACATATCCGCCATTTCTCATTTGGTCTAGTTCATCTAGTTCAGCATCTGGATTATACATCATGTAGTCAGAAACAGCATCTGCATAGTCATCCATCATAGTAAGTTTAGAACTTATCCATGGTTCGAGATCAGAATCCGGTTGTATAAACTGACGAAGCTTTTGTAGTTTATCCATAGCAGCATCTATTTGACCAAGAGCCATAGATCCATCAGGTTCACCACCTTTTTGCATAAACGGATAGGTCATTCCACCATATCCCATGTTAGAAAGGATCTTAGCCTGTACATAATCAGGCAAAGCTTCAAAGCCAGGATTGTTGGTGCCACCACCGTATTTCATTTCTTTAGCTTTGATCTTACGTTCTTGTTCCAGCATTTCGTTTGTAGGCTTCTTGCCAGATCCTTTGTTAGCACGTATGTTGTCCCATAGACCTCTACGAGAGTATGTGCCATCAGCTCTACGTATCATTTCTCCACCATCATTCATCATGTTTTGCATATCATTATTTTTATTAGTACTTAATTTAGAAACACTATTAAGCATTTGTAAAATCTGTTCATCACTGTAAGCAGACCTTAATTGTTGAAGAGGATCACTACCAGGTGTACTATTAAACTTGAAGTTTTTAAGTTTATTATATATAGCTGGACTTACTTTCTCAGTAAATGGATCATATAATTTATTTTCAGAAGCTCCTTGGCGTATTTCATTTAACCTAGCTCTTGTTTCTGAAGGTCGAGTAACATAATTAAAATACTCTTTATAAGCATTATACTTTGGGATATTTTCTGAAGCAAGACTATATCTTGATATATCAATCCTATCTTTAGTAGGTATAAGATTTTGACCTGGACCTGTATCTGTTACATGAGAGATCTCATGAACACCTATACCTTTAGCACCAATTCCTTCTGGGTATACTTCTATATTTCCTAATTGATCAGCAGAAGCTCCAGCTTTATTATATGGGTCATCAACGTATTTCATAGTCACAGCAGAAAGACGATCTTTACGTTGGTCAGTAATATTTTTTGCATTGACAGGATCAGATGCATTAATCATACTCTTGTACATAGGCGAGTTAAGCCACTTAGTATGAAAATCCATACCCTTGTTATACTCACTTTTTACATAGTCTCTATTTTTAAGCATTGTAGTAAAGTCATCATTTAAGTTCATAAAAAAATACGGACTTTTCTTTGCAGACTGACCTCCTAATTGCATTATATCATAGTCATTTAAAATCTGACCACCATCTTTTTGTAGTTGTTTATAACCTTTCCACCAATGTGGTTCAAATACAGAATACTTAGATGGTTTGGCGTACTCAGTTCCTGGTATCAACACTCTTCTTCCTTTTGAGTACCTATCTATTAAACCTTTTGAAACAAGATCATCACCACCCATTAATGTAGCTTCTCCAGCTGGTGCAAACCAAATATCTGACTTAGGAGTTGTTATAATTCTTTCTTTTCCTAATTCCTTAGCAAGATTATTTCTTTGCTGTCCTGTATACCAAAGACTACCTTCTTGAAAATATGGATATTTAAATACTCCATCTTCCATAGTGTTTACAACCTCAAACACCTCATCATTTGCAGATCTTATTTGTGATCTAGGTGCTTTAATAAATTCCATAAACTTATCCATTTCTGGAACACCTGGTCTAGTAGTAGGACCAAATTTTAAAAAACTGTTGTAAGCATCATCTCCAAACATTTGTCTGTTAACAACTCCTTCTTTGTTAAACAACATATCATCAGTTAAAGCATAAGGATTTAACTTATGAGCATTTCTTAAAGGTGTTTGTTGGGTAAGATAATTACCTGCAGCTTTTACACCAGGAGCAGCTACAGCACCTACATCAAAAACATCTCCAAGTAATCCTATTGTACCTAATGTATTTGCTAGAAATCCATTCCCTTGACCAATACCATAAGGGTTATTTTCAGGATCTCTTACAGTGTTAAATAATCTAGTGGCTCCCATCATAGGAGTCATTTGTCCTATGTTTTCAGCGGCTATCTTACTAGCCTCTGGATTATATCCTGTTGGTGTGAAAGAACTTAATGTTTGAGCAAAAGGAGACTTACCTTTAGCTTCATTCAAGTATGCATTAACAACTTGTTGTTGAGCAATCTCTTTTTCTCTAGATGTTCTATTATCTTGTTTAACAGTGGTTCTGTTTTTATTACCTATAGCAACTGCCTCTGCAAGTATTTGTTGTTGTCTTTTCTGATCAGCTTTAACGATTGCCTCCTTTATCTTAGGTTCATCCTTCATCCTTTGTATCTGAGGAAAGTAGGATGCTATATCACCTCTGTTTTTATTAAGCTTTGGATCCTCCTTAAATATAGGATCAAACATAGATCTACCACCACGTTGCATCTTAACAACACCACCAAATTCTCCACCTTGTCTATATCCTAGAGTTTTCATGTATGCTTTTAATGCAGCATCATTCTTTAAAAGATTCATATCTTCATTTACCATAGAAGAATATCTAGGATCACCGGGATTGTAATTCTTAACCCCTTTCTTTTTAATCCTTTGAGCAGCAAGAGAAAAACTATCTAGTTTACCAAGATCAGGTGTAGATGCTAATTTTTTATAATAATCATCTATAAGTTTGGGATTACTTTTTAGATAACTTTCTATAGCTTGTTCATCTTCTACTTCATAACTCCAACCATCACTATTTTTAATTACTTTAATACCTGGTACTTTTTTATCAGCTAAGTATCTATTTACTTCATATGGTTGATAATCTTCTGCTACATTCCAACCTGAAATTAAGTCTTGTTTATTACCTTCTCTGTGGTCAATATACTCCTTGTCTGCGCCAAAAGTAGATTCTCTACCTACAAGAGATAACATTAACCATGGATCTACATTATTAGTTTTAGCTGCGTTAACTATATCATTAATCATTCCTGGTGCTACCTTAGCTCCTCTAAAACGACCAGAAGTTAAATTAATAGGGTTCACTGAACTATCATACTTTATTGCATCATTAGCTTGCCACTTATCATAGAAAGTTTTATTTCTATTAGCATAACTATCATTCATTTGACCATATGTCGTCATGCGTTTATTAGTTCCCGAACTTTTTGGTTTAGAAAAATAGTTAGCAACTTTAGAAGCTAGTGACATTATCATTCCAGAAGGACCAAGTAATGTTCCACCACCAAACTGCATCATTGGGTACTCATCTACATACGCAGCACCACCAAAATCATAGTTTTCACCAGGATACATCATTTGCTGTTGACCATTAGAGCCTACACCTAATACAGGATAAGGTACACCTTGCATAGTGATGTCAGATCCTGGTATACGTGTAACCTTTCCAGGATGTGCCCACTGACCACGAGGGTCTACTATAGGACCGCCTTTTTTCTTAGCTAGTACACCAGTTCCTTTTTTATAGTTCTTACCAAACCACTTGGCTTGATTATCTGTTGGAAATTTTATGTAAGTTTTAGTAGAGTCTGCATAATCATAAGCACCTTTACCTAAATATTTTAAACTACCGTCAGGCATTGTTACTACAGTTGGATACACACGACCATCACCACTTTCCATATAATGTGTAGACGGTTCAGTTTGTCCAGGTACCATAATACTCTTACCATTTTTTTGATAGAGTCTTTGAACCCATTCTAGTTGTTTATTATTTGGAGCATTAAAGACAGAGTCTACATAAGCTCCACCTTTTTGTTTTTTATATGGAGGAGGAATAGGTCTTGCCTTTCCGTTAAAAAAAGATGCCCACACCTTTTCTGCAGGTGTAGTCGGAACCCACTCTTCCCTACCTATATAAGGCATCATACCTTCTGGTACGTCTAAAGATCCTTCCATCTCCACGCGTATTCCTTTACCATCCCATGGGTTAGGAATAGGTCCTCTAGTAATCACCGGATCAGAATAAAAACTGGTAGGTATTCTCTTTGGTTTAGCCAGCATACTGCGTACACCACTAACACCAGATGCAATCCCTTCCATTTCCAGCATAGGCTTTACAATGTTGCTCCAGGCATTGGCTGCCAGCTGAGACTCTGCTGCCCTGTTTAAAGGCTTAGCAAGGTCTGCACGGTAAGCATCTTTGGCTCTGTTCATTCTCTGCTGATCTCCAGGCTTTGGAATGTACTGAGAAATAGTAGCCTGAGCATTTCTAGCCTTCTGATTTTTAATGTCCTTTTCAAGCTTGATCTTTTGCTGGATAGCAGACAAAGAAAGAACACCTGGCAAAGAACCAATGTCTCCACCACCACGCATCTTCTTAGTAATATATTTTAGGAACTGACTCATTACCTCGGTGATTGTAATATTTTCTGGTTAGATAGTTTGAATAGTAGCTTCACGTCTGCACTCTTCAGTTTACGGAGTAATACACGGTTCACGTTATGACGAAACTTCTTATGCTCAAGTGGTGACTTTTGATAGTTTACATACTGAGGGTTAATCGGGAACTCATATCCGTTAGCCCTGGTATTAAACATTGGTACATTGGTTGTTGCACTGAACTCTCCACGGTTCTTGGTAATATCCCAGAACTGGTTAAACCTGTACTTCTGTTCTTCTTTTGCGTATAGGATCTTGATAGACTGTGGTCCCACTTGCGGGAAGTTTAACATCGACACCGGATTAGTCTTGCTCTTTAAGTTCAGCTCCAGTAGTCCGGAGATCTGCTCAGAGTTATAGACAATAGCCTGGTCAAAGTTTTCATCCAGTACATGGAACTTATCTGCACAGCTGTTATGATACTTGTATGCTTCCAGCAGGAACTCAATGTTTCTAAGAGAAGTCGTTTGCTGTCCGGTAGAAGAAATAAACTCCACTTCAAACGGATAGTCAACACCGTAGTAGTTACAGAACAGATCGCAACGCATGTTGTGTTTCCAAATGCTGTTACGGTTTACACTCATAAAATGATTCTTACCAGGTATCAGGAACGTAGGTTTCCAGTCATGGTAGCTGATCCAGGTCTTTGATTTTGGATCATATGATACAGTCCAGCTGGCGTCTTCCCATGCAGTTGAATCGGTAAACGGACGGTAAGTTTTTACAGTGCCTACCAGAGAATAGAATCCTTTATCATCATAAAGTAGGTTACTAACCTTTGGCTTGTAATCTTTCTTACTGATGTAGATAATCTCATTGGTATTATCATAGATCATTTGTACACCTACACCAACAAGCGGGTTATCCGCCAGTGGATATTCAGGGTATAGTTTTAGTAATTCACTTGGTAGGTATTTGGCAAACCAGTATTTCATACCATCGCGTGATATCTCATTGATACCACCGGCATACTGGAACACTTTACCCTGGTCCTGGCTTACCCAGAATACACCGTATACATTCCCCAGGTGAGCATACTTGCTCTGGCAAGAGCCATACTCGTAAGAGCGGTCTGCATTGACAATAGACTTCAACTGACCAGGCTGGTTAAATAAGTTACCATCACCAATACTGATCACAGCGCCTGTACCGTCCATCTTCAGTTGCTCCTCTCCGCTAAAAAGCTGAGGGCTTCTGTCTTTGAGCATAAATAACGCACCAGTAGAATTCACTGATTTGATTACTGTTACCCTGGCAGGGAAGTCACGGTAGTTATTGGCCAGGTATACTCTCCAGTTATCATCTTTAGAGTTGTCCTGTTGTTGTAAAGAATACAATACACGGTTAGGTCTGTAAGTGTAACAGGTAGCAGCCACCTCGGGATCATAATCTCTTGGTAGTAATTCACCCCAGGTAATCTGGGAGTTGAACAGCTTAGATACACTCAAAGAGTAATCATACTTATAGTAGTTTCCACTCTTGATAATATCAGAGCGAAATAGCATGCTAAGATCTGTATAACGTAACGGATCATAGTGGCGTCTGCTAAAGTCATCTTCCCAGTCTCTGTACGCTACGTTCACTTCTGATTCTACATAGAAGTCACGCACGCCTGAATTAAAGAGATAGAAGTAACCACGGTTTACGTGAAATGCAGAAGACTGCCTGTCATCCAGTGCTCTGAAATCATCAGCTGCTTTTAAGAACGTACTGTGGTATTGTGTATTATGTAACCAGTAACGGGCCCAAGGCACATTGATATACTGGGTGTAATCAAACTCGATATCATCCTGCTCACCCATCAGCCAGTTGTTAAAAAAGAACATGCTATTCTTTTCTGTAAAACGGTTGATGTAAGTATCTCCACCAAACAACACACCTGTAGAATGCTTGGTTGTAGTATCTGCTTTCATCGGATGCATGCAAACCGATACGCTCAGTTGCTTTATAGAATTAAGCTGACCATATTGAGATGGCATTAACAGTTTTACTGCTCCGTAGTGTGAAGAAATGGTAGTACTAAATGTATTGTAAAGTCCTTTACCTGAATCAGAAATTGTGGTACGGCTGTTATCTACTACCGTAGGATTACTGATGTCTGCATGTGTTTGTATTACCAGTCCTGAGCTGCGGTGAATGTTGTTCACCTGATACTTATCATTAAAATACTGCAGGTTAGATCCGGCCATATAGCTGGCGTCAAGAATCTTTCTTCTTCTGTTGCCGACTAAAGAAATAATAAACTTATCATAGAAACCATGCGAGTTATACTGTGCAGCATACTGGCGCTTAGGAATCAGGATACGGAAAAGTTCAAAGAGTTTCTCAGACTGTATTTCTGCAAGAGCTCCTATAAGAGAAACTATGGTTGCTACCTCTACACCCCAGGTAATCAGGTCAAGGGCATACTTAGCCCAGGCAGCTGCTGTTTGCAACGGACCTGTAATTTCTCCACCTGATGCAGATGGAAATGCAGGTGGTTTACCGATCGGACCAAACTGCATATCAATCGGAATATTCTCGGTGGCTGCAATCTTGATACCCTTGCCCACTTTAGCCACTGCATCCATAAGTCCGGAGATCCTGGCCACAGCTGCTGTAAAGTTGGTTGCCACCTTAAACTTCGGATGACGGAAAGGAACTTCAAACTGACCACGTGCAGTACCATGCAATTCTTCATAAATCTTTACTTCATCAGCATTCAGGAACGGATTGGTAAAAGTTACTTCCGGGCTATGAAAAGAAAAGACATCTTTTTTGTAAGTCTTTAATGTAGGAGAGTTACTCTCTGTTACATTCACTACACCTTCTCCGCTGATTCTTCTTCTGTCAGACAGATAAAGATCCGGACGAAGATCATTGTATGGGTAGTTCTGGTAAAGTCCTTTTAGTGTAGTGTTACCAGGAATGGTATACTCACGCATGTTGTTAAACATACCTTTTGCCATGATGGACTTATTACCCTGGCGTGATCCACGAAGGATCTCGTAACCTACTATAGAAGCAATCGGCTGACCGTTGTTGTCAACAGGAGCTATAATGTTATCAAACTGCACCCCTAAAAGCACAATCTTACCGTCTGTAGTAAAGTGATTCACTACACCACCACCAGTAATAGTTACATCCGGCATCTTGTGGTGACGAATTGGTTTACCACAAAGGTTTCCCCAAATGTTGGGTTTATCTGCCGGGTAAAGCTCGGTGCTTTCCCAATAACCCATCTCTCCACTGGCTACCACCTTTCCACCGTCTGGTAGTGCTGCTGTGCTAATACTGTTTACAGATGCAGTGTTTTCTACCTGCCAGCGCTGACGCTGAATGCCGTCAAGGTTTTCGTATACATCTGTACCTGTGATATTCTGTGTATCAAAAGATGTAGCTGCTCTTCCTGGTATATGGTAAGACTCTGAACGTTCACCGGTGTTGTATATAAAACGAATAAAGAACGCATACTGCTCATCTCTTAAGTAACTGGTATTGTTTCCTCCTTTGATGTAATAGTTATTAGGATATTCTACTGCCACCCAGCTGGTCTTAATCTTATTAGCCTGCTGCTGGTAGTTAAACTTAAACTTGCTGTATACACCCACGCGTAACGCGTAATCATTCACGCTGTACAGGGCATCACTTTTTTCAATAGGCTCTGAACGCAGCAGGATGTTTTGTATAGGAATAGTAGGAGTCTCAAAATCGATACGGTCAATGTAGATAGTACCCTGAGAAGTAGAATACTCTCCGATCTTACGTACAAAGGTTTGCTCATTAACTCTTGATATCAGAGCCAGGTCAAACGTATCAAAGGTGGTATCAACAGAAAGCACCTTCAATTCCAAAGAAGAGTTGTTGTTCTCGTGGGTAAACAAAGACTGCACTTCGGATAGGCCGAGGTAATCAGTCACCCTGGATCCGTTGATGGTGTAAGCAATCGCTACCTGGTAAGATCCGTTTAACAGACTACCTGCCACCTTTCCTTGTGAGAGTTCCAGGCAAGGATGCTTGATGTAAGCAGCCAGTCTGATCTTTTCACAATCCAGCTGATTGGTAAAGGTGCGTTGTATGCAACCATCTACCAGAGTTTCAGTATACTTAAATGGAATATTGTCCAGGTCAATGAAACGGTCCGGGTTCAGACCATCTGCCCAATACACCGGACGCTCACAATCGTAGCGTCTGCGGCTGATACCTGTAATCAGGTTAGAACGTTTAAAGTTCAGGCAACGGTCATTGACTGCCTTAGTATACGTGCAGGCTGATTCATCAAAGATGCCTATTTCAGAATCTATATCGTTGGTAGTAAAGATGGCCCAGCGGTCATCGGTTAACAGAATGCATCCTATAAGATCATACGGAAGAGTTACGCAATGCAAGTTGGCTGGCTCATTACCAATTACACCTACCTGTCCGTCATGTGAATTATTCACTGCGTTACGAGCATGGCTCCACAGTCCCTCTCCGACAAAGGTGTCATTAAAGTCTTTGACCATTCCTTTAGAAAAGGAATTAGTTACCGCCCCTGGATTCTGTGATTGTTCAGCCATGTTTTATTGGTAGCTTCTTCTTGTCTAAAAATTTGTAAAGGTGTCCGGTAAGGTGTCCGCCTAACCAGGCCTGTGCTTCTTCATCTACTATTCCCCTGTCTTCTGTTACACGAACAGCGGCATGAAATATCTCGTGTGCAATGGTGTTATGTGTGAGGTAAGCTTGTCCCAGCAGTAAATAGTACGTATCCATACCAGGCATTACTACAGCTCCTTCCGCTTCATCATCAAACTCTTCTTTTATCTTGTGTTTCTTGTATAGTTTTTCTACTTCAAGCTTGACATTTTCCACTACTGTCATTACCACCTTGCAGTTATACATTGGCAGCTGAACAGTGGTTTGCACCTTGGGAGTTTTAGACACCATAAGAGGTTGATTTAAACATGTCGTAGTACTTGCCATACTGTGCCTTGCGGTTCATTTCCCACAGAGCTTTCATCTCTGCAAAGTCAGGAGTGTTTACAATGGTAAGGGCGTTGTTGCGTGCAGCACGAAGACGCTGTTCTACCAGCTGCATCTTTGCTGCTACATCTTCCCCGTTCATAAATAAGTTTTCCAGTAAGCGTTGCTTAATGGCGTATTCATAATACTCGTTGATCATTGGGTGATCCAGCACCAGCAGGTTACCTTCTTCATCTTCCAGGGCTCCCTGATAAGAAATGTATAGTTTACCCTGCTCCAGGTTGGTGTAGATAAAACCATTTTTAATATAGCCGTTGTTACCTCTGTTGTCTAAAGCGTCTTTTCTACCAGTAGAAGTGCTGATATGTATGCGGTCAAATGTCTCGTAAGTCTTTGTTTCAAAGCCACGCTTTTCCACCACCTGTACATACACCTTTTCTCCGGTCTTGCATTCCACGGTGTAAGTCTTTTCACAGTAACAAGTAGTATCCACCTCGCCACATTTATTACACAGCGTTTCAGGATTTACTGTTTTACACTGTTCAGGATCAAGTATCACGTTTTCAGTGTGACGACCTTGAAGAATAGGTTGTGTCACCGTATACTTACCACAGAGGAAAGCATAGTTCAACACGTAAAAATCATCCGGTAATCTGGTCTTACTCTTTTCTATATCCAGCACTTTTTCTTTAGTACCGTGTATGCGCAGTCCCAGGTCATAGTTTACCCTTTGAGCCACCTTAATCAGCTGGCCAGGTTCTATCATCCCTTCGTTATTATATTGTACAAAGTCAGTAGCCACCTCATTGAGCAGCTCATCGAACGTACGGTATTTAGGTTCTGTCTTCATGGCTATTAACGGGCTACGCTTTGTTTATCATTGGTTAAATCAACCGGCATTTGCATCATGCCAGCCAGGTCCTGGAAAGTCTTGGCTTCTATTTCACCAAGCAGGTAATCAGGTACATTGAAACTCTGGCTAGAGCGGGTCATGCAACTGTCTTCTTCACAGGTAAAGCTGGAGATGTCATCTTCAAAAATTCCTTCTATACGCACTGCATCCCACTCCAGGTTCGGGAAATAGATATAATCATCCAGGTACCAGAAATATTTAGTCTTATTAAAACGGAAGTTCTTGCTCTTGCTCATCGAAATATACTGACTCGGTGTAGTTGGCTGCAACTCTTCTGAGCCGTCCAGGCTTGCTACAGTACGAATAAGCGGACCCCAGTATCCTTGCATGAATATGGGCATCTTCTTTTTTGTACGCTTGATAGTGCAATCAGAAGATAGTCCGGTGCAGCAGGCTTCCACCTTGTCTACATCAATAAGTTCAACCAGATCTAGTGTTTGAATAACGCCAGAGAAAGCCATCAGCTTATTACGAGAGTCTTCTCTTTTCATTAACCACTTGGCGTGCTTGTTGACAAAAGAATATATGACCCTGTCAGTCAGTAAAGCATCTTGCCTTACTGCCTTCACTTGGGAACGGATTCTTGAGATTACATCTCCAATAGTTGTCTTCATAGGGCGGTATTAATCTAGGTCAAACTCGTCATACTCTTTGAGGAGCTCTGTAGTTTCTTGTTTCTTAAAGTCTTTGAACTTTTGCTTGCGGAACAGCAGGCTCACTTTTACCAGGTTATCCACCTGTACATATTTCTTCCACTCTTGCGGATATGTTTTGGCCACTGTTCTTTTGAAGTCTCTTACACCGGTGAATCCCCACATCTCGTGGTGCTTAAACCGGTACTTGGTTTCAAAGTTGGTGTAGAAGATCTTGGCTACGTACTGATCACTTTCCCAGTTTTGATTCTGAACCTTCATCCCATAGAGAATAGACTTTACCCGATCAGGATTATCATTTTGTTTACGAGGACAGGATCCTATAAACAGGTAACCCAGCTGTTCGGGAAGCTCCACTCCATCACGGCTTTCGATCACTTTGTTCCAGATCTTGCCGTTAAAGGACTTAATAACATCTTTAAACTGCGTGACGGTGAGTGAAGCAAACCTGGGGTTTTCATCCACAAACTTTTGATACACATCCTGGTTGGTCAGGTTCAGTTTCTTGGGTCTGTATCGCGGGGCATTGAGGTCTGGCTTGTTATACTTTATGGCCACAAGTTCTACATTAATAATTTACTAAAAATCTACGAGGTTTTCTAATTAAACTTGGAGAGTTTAACAGGTGTGTACCAGTTCACATACTTTACCCTTGAGCATATCATGAAGTTCCATAATAGCCTGGCGTTTGGCTCCTGTAAATTTGTTATGGTAATGCCAGTAATCTGAGCGGGAAAGGCTCGGCATGTGCTTGATCGCAAAGCCAGCTTCCTCATTCTCAGTAACATACTGCGTAGTCTTTTTCTTATGCCAGTGACCGGTAAAGCAAGTGCGGTACTTGGTAGCACCCCACTGGGTAGCAAACTCGGTGGCATAGATCAGGGGTGTATTCTTGGAATTCACATCCCCGTGCTCAAAGGCAAAGAAGTTCATCCCGTAGGTGAGCACCTTGCGTTCTGCATAGTCACAGTGAAAAGTGATATTAGAAGCGTTTACAAAGCATTTAGAGAGGGCATGAGCCAAATGGTAAGAAGATAGCCTGTCATGATTTCCGGGCACGTATACCACGTCTAATTGATTACAGAACTGCTTCATGAAGTTCAGGGCCCAGTACATGCTGTTAAAAGCATCTTTATAGGCATCCTGGGCACGCTGATCGTTGTCTACAGGGGTGCCCTTGGTTGTTTGCCCGGAAAATGTATCCATGTTCAGGATGTCCCCGCCAAATACAAACACCAGTCTGTCCAGGTTGTGAGAATGGTAGGCTCTTACCACCAGGCCAGAGACTGCTTCTCTGAAGTCCTGGATCACGCCTGCATTACCCTCTTTACCAAAATGGAGATCCTGTACTGACAAGATCCCCATCGTAGGTAAAGTGTAATGTTCGTTTATGTGTACCTCTGCAACAGGAGTATAATCAGGGTTGAAATCTTTGATAGTCTCAGCCAGCATGTCCACATTGCTTGCTTTCTTCTGAGCCACCATGGCTGAAATAAGCCAGTAGTCTTTGTGCTGCTTGTTCCAATAAGAACTCAGCTTCCATTTTTCTGTATCAATCTTTAAGATGCGGATAATCTCATCTGGGCTTTTGGGCTCTGCAAAGGCAATACCTTTGATTTCCGCAGTGCCCCCTTCCAGGTCTTCTTTAAACTCAACCACTTTTTCTTTTTGCTGGTTGATGGCAATCTCCAACTGGTCTTCCAGCTGGGTGATGTACTGATTTTTGATCTGTTCGTCATTGATCAGGTCAAGCATTCTTTTACCAGCCAAGTCTATAAGGCTGTTATCCAGTTCTTCCTGAAGAAGTTCCTTGGTTTGTAGAATTTGTTGCTTGATGTTTTGGTATTTTTGTAAAGAAATACCTAACTTTTCGGCACACCACTCATCCGTTTTTTTCCAACGGATGGAGCCATATACCTGCGAGATGAGATTCATAGGGGTAGGATTAGTATATGGTGTATGAAGTTAGATTCATGTTGTAGAACTACTCTACATATTATACACCTTTTATCAACAGTAGTAAAAAAAAATTAGCCCCCGGTATAGAAATACCAGAGGCTTTAGTTGTCCGTGGAAAACCAACTAAACCACTGACTTTTTTATAAGTTATTGACAAGCTCCTTGATCAAGTGAGATTATTACTGAAGCGTTACTTGGAATAGTTACACTTAAAAAGGTGTAAATACCAGAAGCTGAGATACCAAGATTTTGTACCATGGTTCCGTTAACGGTAAGAGTTAAACAACCCCCCATTGCCCCAGTTACAGTAACTCCAAAGTTGCCAGTAAATCCACCATGTCCGCCAGTAGCTGAGCCTAAATTTTGTACAGGGATTACACCATTATCTATGAAAAACCATGTTGGTTGAAAATCACTTATTACAGCTCCTGATCCTCCATTGTTTAAAATACTGATAGTTCCGTTAGAAGGACTTCCACAGGCTGCAGAACAAGTAGATCCTGTTGCTGTAGCAGTATTCAGATCAACATCAAATGTAGAAGGATCTGGTGTAACCAATGTATTGACTACATATGTAAAGTTACCAACCTTATAGTGTGTGCCGCTTGTTGTAGAAAGCGCGGTAGTAGAACGACCCACAAACTGTCCGGTAGTTCCTACCTGAGCACAGCTGTTAGAGCAATCATACTTACTTAACGTATAATAATAAAAATCATAGTTAGCCGTAAAGCTTTGGGCTGTAGAATAGTTACTTCCGCCACAATGTGCTTCTACGGTACCTGCATAAGATGTTGCACTTAGACCTGTAATCGTATGTGTTGTACCGCTGACATTAGGTGTAACAGTAGTAACAGCAGAAGGATTGCTGGTAGGCCAATACTTTACCCGGTATCCGTTGGCGGGTACAGGGCTTGCAGCTGTCCAGTTTATAATTAATGAATAAGACATATCTCAGTTTAGGAAATACATGATGAAGAACGGGTAAAGGATCCACCACTGACAGATCCATCTATTGCACATATAGAAGTGGGCTGACTAGCACTATTTGTTACTGTAGACACTTGAGTGCCGCCACAAGAAACATAAGTATAGTTAGCTGACTGTAACAAAGTAAATGTATAACAGCTTGAAGCTTGTGCACTTAATGCAAAATTGATTGGGTTACCTAAGTTACCACCACCACAATCAGCCTGGATAGTTCCTTCAATAGCATAACAAGTAGGAACGCCTGCAATCTGTACAGGATTATTGTACTGGTTAGATACCACGTTCCATTCTGTTTCTCCTACAACTCTCCATTTTACCACATACCCGTTAACCGGAGGAATGGTTGGAGCTGTAAAAGCTACATTAAGAACTTTGTATGATATGCAAGGAAGAACAGACATAGGTTATGTTTTATACAATAGTACCTGTACCAGATAGTTTTACAGGAGAGCCTGCAAAAGCTTTAAAGGTCTGAGGAATATTTTTTAATACAGATATAGTAAAGATGTCGTGGTTAGATCCGGTTGCAGTAATGGTTGTAGATCCACCAGAAAGTGCAGTGGTAGGTGCCTGGCTTACTACAAACGTAGTAGGACTAGGGATTGAAGTAACGGTAGTGTTAGCAGCAAATACACCAACGCCTGCAGTCACTTCTACTCTCATACCAACTACAAGACCTGTTGTAGATCCTACGGTGATAGTAGTACCAGCGCCTGTAGCGCCTGCAGTAGATTTATACACCGGACCCAGACCCAGGTAAGTAACTACCATTGGAGCAGGATTAGCACCTGTACCAGTATTAGTAGCTGTAAAGTTGGCAATTGGAACCACCGGGTTGATCAGGGTATTTACCACCTGGTGTAAACTGGTTAATATATCAGAAAGCCTGTCAGTATTTTTAATACCAAGAGCAGGCAGATTTGGACCTTTATAGCTGACACAGTCGGTAGGAAATATTTCCTCACAAGGCTCACCTTCCGCACATGGTGGAAGAGTGTAGTTTAAATCTGGAGGACATTCTGCACAAGGATTACAGGACATATGGTATTATATTATTTTATGTAAGATCTTCTGTGATAGTAGCAGTTACACCAGTTGGAGCATTACATGCAGGTGTAGAAGTAGTGGTTACGCTTGTAAAAGCACAGTTTGTTTTACTAAACGAACCTGCTGTAACAATTACCCTGATTTTATAACCAGTAGATGCGGTAAGACCGGTAAATGTTCCACTTTTTACACTTGTTCCAGAAGGTGTCTGGCTAGAGAGTTCGGTAGTACCATCGTTGCTAAATAGTTTTACAGTATAGCCGGTTACCGAAGCACCTAAATCAGAAAAGCTATAAGCTATGCTGACATCAGATGGTGTAGTTGATACACTAGGACAAGTTATATTAATTTGTTGAGTAGGTGCACTAGGAGCAGGTGTTCCACCAGCACAGTTGGTCACCACTCTAAAATCGTATATTACGTTATCGGTTAAGCCGTTAATCGTATCTGAGTTAGTAGTTCCACTTACCGTACTATGGGTAATCCAAGTTCCGGATGTACTTTGTTTGTATTGAACATTCTGGCTAGTTGCACCACCACCAGCTGTCCATGTTAAGGTTATATTCATCTTATGATAATGTTGCTACTACGTTAGATACTATTGGACACGGTACAGAAATAGTCTTGTTAACTGTTTTACTACAGCTTTGTCCATCTTTAGTAATGTTACCATTAACTGTAACTGTATAAGGCTGAGAAGTATTAAGAGCTACACCCACAACGCTACCACCGGCAACAGTTGCTATGAACTCTCCACTAGCCGCTAGAGATACAAGATTAAGTGTAAATGTTTTACTATTTGTACCATCAGAAATAACTACAGAACTACCTGCCACAGCGTTAGCAAAGCCAGCTGGAATAATAGTACCTGGGTTAAAGTCTAAAGTAATTTGAGTACGATCTGAATTAGCTGAAGCAGTATAGTTCAGAATAAACTGAGTACAGTCTACCTGACTACAACAATTCTTTAAGTCACCAATTACAGCTCTCATGTCACATACAGTGATCCATAAGTTTTGAAATGCCTGTGCCATATTTGTTACAGAGCTGTTCCAACCACTAATACCAGACATCACTCCAGGTTGACTTAATGCTGCAGCTGAACTTAAACCAGCACATTGTGCAGCCGTTGCAGCTGTAATCTGTGTATTGGTGCCCAACACGCCTCTAAGTAAACAATACTGAGCTTCTAGTTCATCTAGTACAGTAGCCATCGGAGTAGCTACACCTGGAGTAAGTATACAATTAGGTGTTACTGTAGGTAATGGGATAGGAATCGGTCTTGCTTCTAAAGCTGTAACACGAGTTGTTAAACTAGTAATCTGTGTAGTGTGGGTATCCACTGTGACTTTTAAAGCACAGAACTGGTTTGCCAGGCGAAGCACATACTGGTTCAGTATCAGCTGTGTTACTGGTTGACCAGTTGAAGGATCGTTATACTGAAGACAGGTAGGAAGAGTTAAATTAGGTTCAGTGTATGTTGTTCCACTTCCACCGCTTGGTGGAATAAGATCTTCTAAACAGCATATCTTCTTTACTATAAAATCCAATACTGCCGGCAGGGTCTTCGTAGTTGGAGCGGGGTTAGAAGATGTACAAAATGTCACCAGGCAACTGAGGTCCACATCCTTAAGATCTAGAGCATTCTGGATGGCACACAGGTTGGTGGCTATTTTGTAGACTACGTCAGAAACAGTGTCACCGTTGCAAAGGTTGATACATGACAGGTTAGGACCCTGCCATATGACACAATTAGAGGATACAGGGGAGCAACCCTGCTCAGCAGTATTAGATTTCAGAGGTAACATAGTTATTGGATATCAATGAGTTATTAGCAATCTACCACGTGCTCAGCACCGAATAGACCTTCAAGCTTAGCCTTTAAGTGACCATAACCAAACTCAAATATGTCCACGTCTTCTGCACTAGTCAGATCCGGAACAGTCTTGGTAATGGTTTCTTCTACGTCCTGCTCCTGCATTTCAGTGCGGGTAACAGTGCTAGTCACAGTAGTTGGGTTACCTTCTTCGTCTATAGGACCAGGTGCAGTAACTTCTTCTTCCACTTGTACCGGATTCATACGCTTAACCGTAATAGTTTCTTCCACTTGCTTGGTTAAAGCAACATACAGGCTTTCACCAATTTGCTGGTTCTTAGCAGCTCCACCTGTTGGGGAACCTGCCATAGGATAACCACCAGGTACAGGAACATCTTCCTGAGATTGGAAGATCTCTATACGGAAGTTAGCAGAACCGTATTTAGATAGTTGATAGTCAGCAATACGTACGTATGCTTCTGAAGTAATTCCTTTGTCTGTCCCGATTTGGGTTGTGATCTTAAGGGCCATAGTTATAGTGAGTTTAGATTGTGTATAGGTCTACAATATAATATACTAAATTTCTACAAGAAAAACAAAAAACCACCCCGGGTTAGAGAGGTGGTTTTTGCAGAATATATAAAAAGGGAAAGCGACTTACTTGGCAGCCATAGGAACTACCGGTACATCGTCAGCTTTGATCAGCTGAAAAAACGTAGCGTAGTTCTCAGAAGTCTCTAGTTTTTCAAAGTCTTCCAGACTAAAAGGCTTGTATTCCAGCTCTTTGTCGGTCTGAAGCAGGGCGTTAAACTCTGTTTCAAACTGTTTAAAATCCGGGTTCAACACCTTCTTGGTAAACCAGTTACCATCTTTGTCAAGGTCTTTTTTAGGTTGACCATCTTCGTCCAGCTCGTCAATAGACATCGGGATGGATACGCCACCATTCTCGTCTTCTTTGCCGTACTTCTTGATCAGCTCGTTTTTAAGTTCTTCCACAATAGCTTTTTCTTCGCCCACCTTCTTAGCTAGCTTGGTCAGCCAGTACTTGGTAGTCAAAGACAGTTTCTCTTGTAAAAGGCCGGCTACTAGTTTCTCACCGGTTTGTTGGTTGGTTACACCATTGAGTTCAGCTTCTAGGTTGTAGAACTCATAAAGTTTGAGGGTAATTTTGTCCATAGGAGTTATTAGATTAATCTACTACAAAGATATAAAGGTCTACAATATGTACACCACTATGTCAATATCTTGTTTATAAACTAGCTTTAACCTGGTTTAAAAAGGTAGTAAATGCAGCTTCATCTGTCTCTGTAAAAGAGTCTCTTTCTATACGCTCCATTACATCGGTGTAAAATCTTTCACCTGTGTTAAGCATAATACGTTTCTGACTGTCAGATCCAAAAACTTCGTAGACAGTAAAGGTCTCAGCATCAATTTTGTAGTAAAGGTTCTCACCTTTGTTAAAATACGTCATAAGGTTTATTTATAGATTATTAAGTAAAACACTCTCCGCAGTCGGTGTAAGCATATCCAGAGTAAGTACCACAATTACCATTTGCATAAATATAATATACATCACAACCACTACACTCCGAGCCTAAGAATGTACCATATAGATCACAACAACCACAAGCTGATGGATTATATCCTAAGAAAGTTTGGTATGTTCCACAAGCTCCGTTTGCGTATACAGCATACTGATCACAACCGCTACAATAAGCATATTGATATGTTCCATAGGCTGGACAACAAGCTGCCGAATGGTTATAACTATACCACTCACTCATACTAGCTGGGTTGCTAGAAGAAGGGTATGGTGATCCGCACGTGTTAATAGCAGCATACCCACCGTTCTCAGCAGTATCTAAGCTGATAGCAGCAGTAGATGATCTTCCCAACTCAGTATTGATTTGGGACATACTTATGGCACCACTACTTTGTAAGGGCATCTAGCTTTGATTTAAGGTCTTCAATCTGTTTCTGCTGTTCTTTGATGGCTTCAATAAAAAGTCCGGCAAGGTTACCATAAGATACGTTGTACATACCTGTGTTGTCCTGGTTAACTACTTCCGGTACAACAACCAGTGTTTCTTGTGCAATCACACCAATCTTAGTCTTCTTGTCATCAGAGTCAGTTCTGTTGTAGCTCACACCTCGAAGTTGTAACACCTTGTCTAAAGCTTGTACAATAGTTTCAACATTTTCTTTCACACGGGCATCAGAATAAGCAGTTACGTCACCCGCAACAGTCATGTTACCTGACATGTCTAGCTGCCATCTGTTTGCAGAAGCAGACCATCCACCTATACGCATTACGTTATCAGCATCAAGTCCAAAGTTTACAGCGTAATGGCTGGACTTATGAAAAGACATAAATGCTGAGTTGTTATCATAAGAAAACGCTTGAAGCTTAGCTGTATTAGTACTGCCTAAATAACCTCCATTATTTGTTAAAAAGTAGTTTATGTTTGTCCAGGTATGATTACCGTTAAGTGCACCACTAATGCTAGATACGTTTCCAGCATTATTTGCATATGATACTGACTGGTTTCCTATATTTCCAGAAGTAATAAACTCTCTCCAAGGATTAAGTGTCGCAGAATCTCCATTTCTTGTTCTAAATGCAATTAAGTTACCTGATCCCCCGTAAGCTGCGTTTAACCATAAATCATAACCACCACCTGTACTAAATCTTACTATAGGTCCTACATATGGAGCATTTACAGCATATGTAAATCCTGTAGCATTAACATCCATTGTATCAGCGTTCAAAGTAAACCCTTGATAATACATTAGATGTGAATTAGATGCTCTTGGAGCATTGCTACTATCCCAAACTGTAGCATCATTACCACCATAAGAATTCTTGCCACAAAACAATGTACCATTAGCCCATCTAATCTGCCAACCATAAGAGTTGTTATGGAATCCAGAAGTGTTAGAATCATTGGAAATCATCATGGTAACATTACCAGCACCTCCAGAATTAAACTCAATACCCTGCCACCCATTTCTACTTCCAGTCATTAACCAAGAACCATAACTTGCATCATTAGGTCTTAAATGAGCATTATTTGTTGGTGAATATAGACCGTATATTCCATTAAGCTGAATCCAGTTTTCAGGAATTAAATAACCACTACCATTTCTTGTAGGAATAGTGTTAGCCGAACCTCCTACAGCAACAGCATAACCACCAACAGTAGATGCATTTCCTGCACTATTAGCATAACTAGCTGTACCATTATAAAAAGCACCATTAGCACTAATATAATAGGTGGCTCCATTTAAATAAATGATACCATTAGCATAATAGTTTAGATACATTGCATTTCCTGCACGAGAGTCTAAATGTAGATTTCCGTCAGTGGTTACAACTGATGCATAATCAGTATTCTGATTTCCATTGCCACCTACTTGTAAATATCTACCCCATGTAGGGTTAGGGCCAAATAATATACCACCTCTAATTCTACCAGCACTGTTGCTTGTACTATTCATATCAAGATAATATCCTGTATCATTAGAGTCGTAGAAGATAGGAGCACGCATGTCATCTCTAGCTCTAATTGAACCGGATATTGCAGCTAGGAAACCACCATTCTCCAGTACTAGAAGACCATGTGTATTTAAGTTTCCTGCTACACCACCTGCATTAGGATGAGACCAAGCAAGACCATAAAGAGAACCAGTAGATGTACCATCAACAGGTAATTTATAAGCATCACCCATTGCAAACACACCTTGGTATCTTGATGCAGAATAAAGACCAACTATAGTCTGTCCAAAATTATTATCTAGATATAAATGGTTGTTGCTTGCAAGGCGTAAAAGACCATACACGTTTGTATTTGATCCTTGTATACCAAGCAATGTTGTACCATCTGTATTAATTCTAAATCTTTCTGTACCCCAGCTACCAGATGATCCATCAGGAGCCATTCCAATGTCTTGGGATATTCTAAAGTTATCGTCTGCAAAGCAATATCCTACACCCCAACGAGTGTTATTTGTTCCATTAGTAAACTGTATAGAAGGTCTATCAGCAGAAGCTTGTTGTATATGAAATCTTGCAACAACTCCCCATGAGTGATTACCCCACTCGTTTTCAAATGACCAAGGAACGTGATTTGAAGAAGCACTGTTCCTATCTACAAATTGACCTGCAAAACCATTATATGCTGCTGCACTGTTAGCTCTAACATAAATTCTACCATTAGACTCAACTTGGGCTCCCGAACCATTACCTGGTGCATTACCAAGATATGTTAACCCATATACCCAGTTAGTTCCACCTGCAGTAGTAATACCATTAGGGAAAAATGCAGAGTTTGAAGTACCCCATGGATTACCATTACTTACATAACCACTAGGAGCATTTATATTTCCATTAACTGTTAATCCACCATTATTTCCATACCCAATAGTAGCTCCACCAAATACAGATAATCCATAAGTAGGAGCACCGGTATTTGACGCACCCCAACCATTGGGTCCGCCAATATTTACTCTTTCATACAACTGAATAAATTCTCCGCCTTGTGAACCTACTGCTCGGCCTCTTATTGTACCAACCTGAATAGCATGGTCATCAGTTTTTGTAAAACTAAACTGACCTGATACTGTATCTCCGCCTCTAGCTATTGCCCAGTTTGTGTAGTTGCCACTATCAAGAACAGTAAACTCACTACCACCGCCTGTTGTACCTCTGCTTATATACATAGTACCTTGATACCATCTAAACTTCCAACCAACACCATGCTGATAATGACCTACCTCATTATTATTAGCCATCAAGTAGTCGCTACTATCATTAAACCAGATACCTGACCAACCGTTTTTAGAACCAATCATTTCCCACGCACCATAAGAACCTGTATTAGGTCTTAAATGAGCATTATTTGTACTTGCAAATATTCCACCACCGTTAACATTAATCCACGAAGGAACATATAGGTACCCATTAGATGCATAATATGCTAAACCACTCGCTGCGTTTGTAGCATGATAACCATCTACCGTATCAGCGTTACCTGCAGAAGAAGCAGATCCCGCAGCATCTGCATAAGCCACTCTCACCGCAGCGGGTGTTCCTGGCGTAACTTGTAATAACCATCTGCTTCCATCATATGTCATTGTCATGTAATATGGAGCCGCTCCTCCATATACATAAGAACCATCGCTAGCATATAATCTAGTAGCATTAGTAGCGTATGTTGCTGTAGCAGCATTACCAGTTATACTTCCTGAAGATGTTATCCATCCACCATAGTTTCCAAGCTGATTTCTCACGTGTGCAAGACTAGACTTTCTAGACCACCCATCACCATTAGAAGTTATAAAGCTACTAATAGCAGGGTTCTCGGATTCTGGTGTATTAAAGTTAATATGGTTAGCGTATATGTACCCATTACCATCACGCTGTACTATATGACTAGCATTTACTCCGCTACTTATGTTAGATGCAGATATTGCTGCTGAAAAGTTACCAGATGTTGCCCATATACCAGCACCAAAACTTGCATTATAACTTGTATCAAAATATACTAAACTTGCATTACCTGTAACATCTCTTATTTGTAAACCTGAATTACTTATACCTGTGATGCCATTTTGTATCATATATTGCCTAGCACCAGACTGAGCTCCACTTAAAAAAATTGCACCAACTGTTGATGAATTAGTGACATATAAGTTACCTGATAACGTTCCACCAGTTAATGGTAAAGCATATGAGTTAAAATTAGCTGATGAAAGCATAGTAACCCATGAAGACCAGTTATCACAACAATCTCTTAAAGTTCTAAAAAACATTGTTGCGCTTGGGGAATGCCAAGAAGCTGCCATTTCCATTCCTTTACCAGCCACAACATATTGAGCAGATATATCATAAGTAGTTGGACTATTAGCTCCTCCGCTATAAGCACTATATATAGCAAGTCCATTACTTACTTTAGTAGTTCTATCTGTATTATAACTAGTTGCACCGGAAAGTATAGCCCAGTTAGATGAATTAACATAACCACTAGGATTACTACTATTATAAGGAGTATACCCTAAAGCACCAGTTACCTGACCAGAAGTAACCCCGGTCAAGTAGGTGTTAGTATCCATCACAACAGCACCCTGGGCATTGACTTTCATAAAGCCTGCCGTCATGCTGTTCATAGTAAGACTACCAGTAATCGATGTACTCTGTAAAACTGCCATATATTCTTAGTTTCTATTTTCTAGTTGTTGTATTCTGTTCTTAAGCTCTTTCACTGATTCTATCAGCACTGCTGTAAGACGTGAGTAGTGAAGACCAATCGGTTCCCCGTGCTGGTCGTATTGTACAAACTCTGGGTAGATCTCTTCTACTGCTTCTGCTATAAGACCGATCTCTTTTACTGCAGATCCTTTTCTGTTATAGGATACCGCCTGGAGCTTCTCCACCTGGTCAAGAGCTGAGTCTACGTTGACAATGTTTTCCTTTACCTTTATAGTAGAGGTTTCTGTTAGAGAGGTACATGTAATAGATGACGTAAATGTTGCTGCACCGGTACTATTCATTAAAAATAAGTTTGTCCCTGTTGAGCCATTTCTTATTCCAAAAACTCCAGTACCAGCAGACCCACCACTTAATAATGCATATTGAACTTCACCTGCTCCTGTATTATTTAATGTTAAACGTAATCCACCAGCACCACCATCTGCGGTAGTCGTAAAGTTACCACCAGCCGTAACTGATGAACTAAACGTGGTAGCACCAGAATCAGTAATAAACATTCTGTAAACTCCATCTGTTCTGTTGTAGATGCCACAACCATCATTCTGTGCACCATATGACCACATCTTACCAGCTGCAGACTTTACGTTCATCCATATACCACCACCCGTGCCCTGAAGATATATACCTTCATTGTCACTTGTGTAAACATGAAGTTTGTATTGTGGGTTATTTATACCTATACCTGTATTACCACCGTTGCCTATATAGAATCTACCACCTGCTATACCTGGAGCATCTACTGAAAAAGCACCGGTTCCACCAATACTAATAGCATCATACCCAGCATTAGTATCAATACGAATACCGTTAAAGCTTCCAGAGCTAACAGACAACTTACCATATATTGTAGTTGTAGTACCAATACCAACGTTACCTGAAGAAGTATTTATATAAAATTGCGGTGTAGCACTTGTACCAAGAGATATAGAACCATTCCCTAATATAAATCTAGACGAGTTACCTCTTCCATTAAGAATATGAAACTCATACAAATTGGTAACATATTGAGATATAGTTTTTGATGAACTGTCAGTATCAAAATATAACACACTACCTACACCAGATATGTAAGCATTACCATTTACATGCAACTTTTCACTTGGAGATGTAGTATTGATACCAACGTTCCCTCCATTATTAAAATAGACAGGATCTGCGTTTCCAGGTAAGTCTATTACAGCAGTTCCTTGATTAAGTATTCTAACATAACCAATATCCGTAGTACCACTTGTTCTATCACCCATAACCACCATATCAAAGGCCGAACCTCTAAATGTTAATGATGGTGAATCTAAACTTGATCCTCTAAATATAACATTACCATTAACATCAAGTTTAGCAGCAGGTGATGAAGTGCCTATACCAACATTTCCTGTATTATAGTGTATGTTACTACCAGATGTAGTCCATTGAGAAGCTGTACCACCACCTGTTACAGTGATAACATTACCAGAAGAGTCTACAGCAAGTGTAGCTACTGCTGTACCAGTAAATGCTGATGATGATGTGTAGGCGTTCAAACGAAGCTGACCGGTTGAGCTCAATCTCATTCTTTCAGCTGAGCTAAAACCAAAGAGTATACTACCTACAACGGATCCTCTGTTAATGATTGCAAAGTCTCCTGCTACAGCTCCTATTAAGAAGTTGTTAGTAGCAGTGGCCATGCCTATGGTTCCCCAAAAAGCAGGACCCGATGTTGCACTAGCAAACTGAATACTAGGTGCTGTTCCAAATGCTCCTAAGTGGGTATCTCCTGTGGTGTTTGTTACCTGCACCTGGCCGCCACTTGTTATGCGCATACGTTCGGTGTTGTTCGTAGCAAAAACAGTTGGGTAATTATTATAATTCCATATATAGCTTATATCTCCTGTATGCCCAACATAAAAACCATTTCCTGCTCCTGTTCCTGTGTTTGCAGTTTGGTAAATAGTTGCAGCGTTTGCTCCGTATATTGTCAATCCGACATTTGATGCAACTGTATTTCCAATTACTACATTACCTGTAGTTGATTGTATATACATAGCATTCCCTATACTATTTGTATTAAACGACCAATTGAATCCACCATCTAAAGCAATACTACCTCTTTCAGCTCCTGAGCTTCCAAAACCAAATCTTGATGAGGCTCCTGCATATACACTACTTGAGAATGTAGCTGCTCCTGTAGAGGCTATTGCTAATACATTTGAAGATAAAACATCACTCCATAAGGTAAAACTATTATCAGTGTTACCAAATATCCTATATCTATTAGTTCCGTTTAAACGAAATGATTGCCAAGTAAACCCTCCACTTGCGGCCGTATAAGACAAAACCAATTGCTCATTGGTAGATCCCGTTACTACTAATTGAGTACTAAATGTAGCACTTGTACCACCTAAAGCACCTGTAAGAGTTCCACCAGATAACGGTAAGTATACACCAGCCACAGTAGGTATATCACTTGTAAGTGCTAAAGTTCCACTAGCATTAGGTAGACTATAGGTTCTTTGTGTGTTATTAGTTAGTGCAGCTGCATTAAATCTTGCAAACTTACCGTTAGTTCCTCCGTCCTGGTCAAACTGTATAGACAGAAAAGTTTTATCTTCTGCAACTATACTTGTATAACCACTACCTGCATATATAATACTAGCATTTTGTCTAAGTCCTAAATAACCAGCAGCTCCCAGTGCACTACCCAGAATGTTTATAAAACCTACAGATAAAGTATTGTTTCCAAGGTTTACATTGGTTGTAGCACCAGTGTACGGAACGTAAGAAGATAAAGAAGAAGATGTTATGTAACCAGGTCCGTTTGTAAATGCACTTAAGTTAGTAGGTCTATCTGTAATATCAGTCCACACGTGCGTGTGAGCTGAAGGAGGAAATGTACTTGGAACACCTGTAAGTTTAGAATAAGCAAGATCGGTTATATTAGCATTTCCTATAGAAGACAAAATAGATAACGAACCTAGCCCTAAGTTAGTACGACCATTACTTTGTTGAGTTCCTGTTAATCCTTGAGATGCAGTATCTATACGTAATCTATTACCTAAAGCAGTAGTTACAGTTGTAGAGAAAGCAGCATCATTACCTAAAGCAGCAGCAAGTTCGTTTAATGTATCAAGGGCAGCTGGTGCAGATGCAACCAAGTTAGCTACAGCTGTAGTAATATCACTTGTAAGAGCCAGGGTGCCGGTAGCACCTGGTAAAGTGTAAGTAAATGTTCCGTTTGTTATAGTAGATCCTAAAGTCAACTGACTCGAAACTCTTAATGTACCGTTTAGATCAACTGTAAATGCTGAAGCTGTCGTTGTCCCCACTAAGATCTGACCACCTGCTGGCTGCAGTCTTAATGCTCCGGCTGCTATTGAAGTACCATAATATGTTTGAATCTGTGCCCAGGTAGTTGTAGTTGCACCTCCAACAGTCTGTACAAAAAACGCGTTATTCCCTCCCGCAGCAGGGTCTGAGTTAATCATTACAAACTGAGCGTTAACTCCCGAGGTGTTTTTAACAATAAAACCACCGTTTACATCCAGCTTAAACTGAGATGCACTATACGGAGAAGATGTATTGATACCAATACAGTTTCCGTCATCAAATATTATACTGTTACCAATAGAACTAGAACTAGTAAACTTAGGTATATAGTTGGTTGTACCTGTCCCTGTTACTGCACCACTAGCAATTGCTTGGGTAGATAATAATCCATTTGCATCAGCAACAACCATTCTTGTACCTGTACCTGCTAAATTAGATAAAGTAGCAGCACCACTTACTCTTGCAGTACCATTTACATCTAACCTAAAGCCTGCGTCTGTGAATGTACCTCCATTTTGTAATAATACGTTTCCTGTATTAAATACTCTACCAATCTCTACATTATCACTTTTAAATAAACCAAGAATTGCAGTTCTTGACGCTCCATTTCCTATAGTAGTCGACCAAGTTGTATTTGCATTATTATTCCATCCAATATTTGTTCCTAATTGTCCTTGTATAATTAACACAGAAGAACCTTCAGTATAAATATATGCATTACCTCCTGCTCCTCCATTAGGTAAAATTTTTAATAAATTATTAAAATCTATTCTACCTGAACCAACTGTTCTTAATGCAATATTCTGCACCCCCGTAAACGCACCATTAGTAAACGTAGGGTTAATATCTAATCCTACTAATACATCATTGTTTGCTGCTGCTACTAAGGTAGTGTTTATTAATCCACCTCTTGCTATGGCAGAGGATGCCGTTTCTGAGCCACCTAATGTGAACTTAGTTGCAGTACCTAATGTGATAGTTCCTATTGCAGTATCGCCTTCTAAATAATTAGAAGCAGACCCGCTCATAAATAAGTTCCAACGATTAGTTGCAGCAGATAACCCACTTGAAAATGCTTTTATAGTAGCACCTGTTGCACTAACTATTGTAGGACTAAAATTAAATCCATTTAAATCAATAGCACCATCAGTAAGATTTATATTTCCTGATGCAATAAAGTAAGTATTAGTTCCACCTTGACCTTGGGCAACCCCATTATACGTGAGTACAATACCATTACCTTGTCCACCTATAACAGAATTGAAAGACCTTGGATTAGTAGTAGTTATATTAATTGCACCATTACCTACATAATAACCTGTAATAGTTATTGCAGGACTATTTGAACTTGCAGTACCCAAAATTAAACTACCACCATTTACACTACCTGTAATAACCCCCTGTACTCTTGCAGTACCATTAACGTCAAGACGGAAACCTGCGTCTGTGTGTGTACCTGAATTTTGTATAAGGAAGTTACCAGTAGAAAACATTGTAGCTAATTGAGTAGCACTTGCACCACCTACAATTATTGTTCTACCTGCAGCTCTTCTTGCTCCAAATAAGAAATTACCTGCAAGCGAAGGTACTGACGCTGCAGTACCACCAATTGCAAAACTTCCTGCTAATGTATTACTATCGTCATACATATTAACACCTGCATAATTTGTAGCTGTTGTATTTTGTAGTGATACTATTGCATTTGATAATTTAACTTGAACAGCATCAGTAACCCCTGTAATTATTGAAGTGCCAACTAATATGGATTGTGTTCTCAACCCAACATTACTCACCCCCGTAAAAGCACCATTACTAAACGTTGGATTTATATCCAATCCCACAAGAACATCACTATTAGCAGATGCCGTTAATGTAGGAGTAAGGTTAGTACCTCTTGCTATTGCAGATGCAGCCGTAACACTATTATTAACTAATAACTGTGATGTAGGTGTAAAAGCAAAAGTTGCAGAACTTGTTAAACTTGTAGTACCATTAAAGTAAGCTACCTGTCCACTTGTACCTGTGCCGGTAACTGGGTTTGTGAGCAAAGACTGCCCGCCAATGTCTGACAACAACTGAGCTCCAGTGCGGAATTTAACCACACCGGAGTCAACTGTTAAAAATTTGTCTGTATCAATAGTAGCATTGGCTACGTTGTTCAACGTAACCACACCTTCTACTACCAAGCCAGCTCTAGCTAAAATATCAGAAAGAAACTTCATTAATAAGATTTATTAGAGTGAACTCACAACAACTCGGTAAGTACCTGCAATAGGAGATCCAGAAAAAGCAAGTGTTGTTACATTTGCAGAAGTGATGGTTACATCACATACTACAAGTTCATTATTGCTTGTATCAGAAACTCTAACCATTACATCTGTCGTACCCAAGTTGTGTGTCACAGTGTAGTTACCTGCTGTAGTTACCACAACGTTTGCTGAATGTTTATATGTAGCAAGGTTGGTCTTTAATTTCAGCGGAGTAACAATCTCTGTATCATCTGTACCAGTGTTAGTATCAGCCTGAGTAGCAATTGCTGCAATACCCGTTCTTGTTTCAGTAGCAGTACGACCAGCAAGTGTTGCAGGAGTCACGGCTTTAACTGAATCAGTACCGGTATTTACTTCTGTTTGTGTAGCAATAAATACAAGACCCAGTACAGTTGTAGTAGCCTGGTCACGGTTAACCTCTAAAGAAGTCCAGTTAGCTGCGTATGTAGTTGTTGAAGCAGTGTTTACCAGTGCAATCAATACATCACCTACGTTAAAAGGTATACCACCCACTGTACCAGCAACTGATACATACCAGTAGTCACCTTTTTTAGTACCAACAACCGGACTTGAACCTACAGGAAAAGAACCAGTAGACGCATCCCAGGCTCCTTCTAAATTTCCAAGAGCACCAATCTGAGCATCTACGTAAGTCTTCACTGCAGTAGATGTAGGAATGTTGGCATTAGAAGCAGTAGCTAATGTTCCATCGGTAATAACACTCACTTCAGCAGCATTTGCTGTAGAGCCAGTGACGTTACCAATAATAGTCATTGAAGCCAGTTGTTGTAACTTAGCAAAGGTTACTGCGTTAGCATTGATCTTTACAGTGGTCACTGCAGAGTCAGCTAGTTTTGCTGTAGTAACACCAAGATCTTTAATGCGCAGGGTGTCTGCGTTGATCTCGATTGTAGCGTTATCTACATTTACATCCAGGGTGATTACGTCACCATTACCAGATGTAGACGCTGTTAAGCCAGCTCCACCCAGTACATCCTGGATGTCACCTGACATGTCAACCCACGCTGCACTATCCCAGAAGTAAACTCTGGCGTCAGCCGTGTTGTAATAAATTTGTCCTGTTACAGGAGAGGTTGGAGCCGTGGCCAAGTTCTGTAACGCTACGTTCAGAATCTGATTTTTGGCGAGGTCCAGGTTAGTTAAAAACTTTTTTGCCATAGGTTGGGGTTGTTTATAAGTTTAGTTTATATAAGCCTTTCCACTGAACGCAGCGGTGAACTTTACGGTTAATGTATTGCTGTTAGTGTAAATCACTTCTCCTATCACCTCTTCTTCTGCACTATCAACTATTGTTACAGATGGATACTTTCCAAGCCCATGATTTACTACCCAGGTAGCAGATGGTGAATTTTGCGTATGGATATATGCGTATGTAAAACTGTCTTGTATAAATGTGTCGTCTCTATAAGTAAGCTTTACTGTTCTTTCTGTTTGAGTAGAGATAACATCTATTTCCATTACAGATCGGTCAAAAGCCTCATACAGCATATCTATTTCTGCATCTGTAAGACCTATTGGTCTAAATTCATTACCATCCCAGACATAGAAAACAGTAATATCCTTATCATATACAATAAGCCCCTGGTCATTTGAGTTAAGTGTAGATGCAAGGGCTGTACGCTCCACAGTAGAAACCGGGTGAAGCTTTGCATTAATCAACTGGTTTTTAATCAGGTTAATGTCATGATAGTATGCTACCGATGTCGGCTGTCCTGGGGGTAATGCCATTATGATAAGTATGCTTTTCCGGCAACCGGTTGATTAAAATATACTTTGAGTCTGTTGTTATCAATCACGTCTATGATACCTACGATATCAGTACCTGTCGCATCTTCACTGGTTACATTTGGAATAAGGTTCATGTTATGTTGAATATCCCACACTGTAGATGGTGTTGATTGTGTAAACACAAACGAACTGTTCTGGTTAACCACGATAGATGGATTCAGGTTGATACGTGTGATACATCCACCAGTATTCACCTCAATAATATTCTGATTAATGTTTTGACTAACATAGTTCAGTCCCATAGAAGGACCAACACGCTGCTGGCTGCTTATAAAACCTACACCTCCTTTAGAATAAAGCACGTCATCGTAGGTGACACCCAGCCAGGTTTTGTACTGAATCGTAGTATCAGATAATGCACCTGCATCTTCAGCTGCTTCCCAGTCTACCAGGTCCTTACGGATGCTGAGCAGATCCAGGTCTACATCTGATTTGCAAGAGTCTATACCATAACGCATCTTCATGTACTGGCGGAATACACCGTCAGCAAAGTTTTTGTAATGCTTCTTTTTATTAGGTAATAATGTTCTCATCAGGATTAGAGGAATAGTATTGGGGGTTAGAGGCTTCGATTGCTTTTTGTACAAGCATTTGCTCGTAAAAAGCCAGACAACTGCTGCACACCCTTGTGCCGTTAGAAGCAGTTCTGTCCTGGCAGCCACAGGTAATTTCTTTACCGCAGTTTGTGCAGGTTCTCATAGGTTGGTTTTTGTTGGTTATTAGCAGTGATTACATTTATTACTGGTTAGTTTGTCCAGTCTTTTTTTGGCGTACACCAAAAGCATCATACCTGATTCAGGATCATGTGCATACTCCACTTTGGCTTTGGCTGCATCAATAAAACTCTTGATAAGTCTCAGCTCAGAAAGCTGTTCTTTTAAATCTGCATCCGGCTCACATGTTCCCAGTTCCAACTCTCCCAGGAGGTTGAAGTAACGGTTAGCTGTTTGGGTAACACGAAGATGCTGGTATTCTACAAAGACACTGCTGGCTGGAGATACGGAATAACGGATAGTATAGATACCATCTGGTAAAGGCTGGGACGCGTCCTGGCAACCAGTGGTTTGAAGTCCCAGCGTACAGGCAGTAAGCACTGTATTAAAGCCAGGAAGCACTTCAATATTTACAGGCAGGTTAAAGCCTGGAGAAGTAATAGAAAGGGTTCCACAATCCACAGGCAACCCTTCAGCATACAAGCTGGTATCAAATAAACGCATTACCCTGATATTATTGGTATCAGGCAGCTCTAAACTTAACTGGTGTTTCTGGGCCATCGGATTAAACTTATGAAGTTTTGGAGGGTAAAATGAGTATACTACTCATAAATAATATAACATTTTTCAGGCACTTTACCAAAATAAAAAAGGGAGGGTCCATATAGACCACTCCCTCTTTTAAGGAACGTTATAGGTAGACTTAGTAAGTCTCCAGAGTTACCGCGTTGTTTGCCGCTGTACAAGCATCTCTTACGAAGTCAGTGATGCTAACAGTGCTAGTACCAGCTGGTACGTGAACTACTAACAAGTACTGATCATTGTCAAATGTGCTTGTTGGGTTGTTGAAACGTGGAACATTGTGCAGGATCAATACTTGATCATACAGACCACTACGGTTTACGGTAGCTAAAGCTGGATCAGCTTCGATCTCACGCATACGCAGGCTGTCTACACGGCTGCTGTCAGGATAAGCATTCTGTAAGTAACGACCATCTAAGATCAACTCACGCAGAACTGTTTCACCAACACCTGAAGCTTGTACAGGAGCCTGTACTTCAGAGAAACTGAAACAAGTTGTAGCACATGGGTCACCAGACTCGTCTACGATAGAAGCATACACAAACAACGGCTCTAAATCATACTTATCGGTAGGAGTAAAAGTACATGTACCGAATGTAGTGTCCACATAAGCTGTGATAATGTCCATGTGAACATTTACAGATCCAAGGCTTGTTGTAGCAGGAGTGTAACCAGCAGTAGTTTGTGCACTAAAAATAGCAGCATTACCGTTAGTTGAACTTACAGCATTCTGAGTAAGAGTAATTCTTGTATTACCAGAACTAGCTGAATCAGCAGCACCAACTAATAAAACTAAGCTGTTTGGAGCTAAAGAAGAATGAACTACTTTTTCACCAGGTTGAAACAATGCTGCATCAGCATTAGCTACAGAGATAACAGCTAAACCAGCAGTAGGATCGATAGCTACAGAAGCTGTAGTTTCTAACCATACTTTAGCTTGGATGAAATCTTTCAATAAAGGAGCTTCATTGATTTGGTCTGCCCATTTCAAAAGGATCACAGCCTGGTCAACAGCACTCTTAGATACATCACAACATCCGCTGTAAGCATCTAAAGTCTTGTAAAGGTTGTGGCTTAAGAAACGTAAAGCTGGAGAACCTTTAACGTCAAGACGAAGACGGAAAGTGCTGTCACAAGTAACACCTGCACAAGCAGAAGCGTCAATCTTAACGATTTGGTTCTTAGAAGCTTTACCGCTTACTTTGATCAAACGGCTGATGTACTTAGGGTTGATTACTTTAGACTTAACAGACTCTTTGTAACCACCGTGTACGGGGCCAATTTTGTCAGCAGCAAAGTAAGAACCTTGAGCCAGGATAAACGGACTGTTTGCACCTGTTGATAAGGCTGCAAAAGTCTTTGCATCGAAGAAACCTACCTGACCAGCTGTTAAAGCGGCAGTAGTTCCTGATGTTCTTAAAGTCGTACTAGCAGGTAGGAACGACTTTCTAAACGCATGTGGAAAATACATAGGTATTAGATTTTGGGGTTAATAAATAAAAAAACAGTTATTTAAGGAACAACAGCTTATACTTAATGCTGTTGATCGTACTTTTTACGTTGTCCAGGTCGTTCACAATCTCTGTGTGCGGCATGATGGCTTGCAGGCTAATTACCATCTCTTTAATTTCACGCAGGTAAGCAAGACCTTCTTCTACGGTGTTCAGGGTTCTTGGTGCTGTTTCTTTTACATCCAGCAACTTTTCAACTGCACCCTGGTATCCTTCTGCCAGTGCATCTGCGTGACCAGGCATGGCATCGTAGGCTTCATTCAGCGCTTTGTGAGCAGCATAAGATCCAGCCCCGGTTATTTTTAAATGTAGCTTATGAAAACTAAAAGCTGAGTTCATCAACTCTGTTACACAAGCTGCTGTCTTTGTATCCAGTGAATCAGCACCTGGTCTTTGTAATTTTACTAGGGCCATTGTTAGCTATTGTTTTGTACTTCTTGAGTAAGTCTTTGATATTGTGTTAGACTTTCAATGTCTCCTGCCAGGATCGAAGCTGCTTCATCTACCAAGATTTCTGCAATGTCATCTTTAAATTCACAGACAACATCTCTGGTATTTACAGTTCCTGTGCTTGGATCCACGCATCCGTTAAAAGCTACATAGGCTGGTTTACGGTAGTATAAAAGATCCAGGGAAGTAATTGTAAACTCATCATTGGTATACACCCTGAGCTTATCTCCTACCAGGGTGCTAAGCGTTTCCGCCCATTCCCAGCTGGGTCCTTTTGTATCAGAAGTAAGCAGTAAACCCATATTGGCTTCTTCTACTTCATAAACAGTCATGCGTCTCTCCGGGCAGCAATCTGATTTAGCATGTACGTCTGTTCTTACGTAGTACATGTAATCTGCAGGCAGCGTCACTTCAGCAAATGTTTTTTTGTTGATCGGTTGCGGGCTAACGCTTTTCAGCAGGATACGTAAGTCATCGATTAGTCCGGTAGACTGCTCGGTGCCTTCTTTACGGATGTTGATTCCGTACATCTGCTTGCGGATCCATTCCAGTTGCGCTTTGTTAAACGCTTCCTGGATCTGCCAACACTCTATGTTATCATAGTCCATAGAAGCCAGCTTGTTGAGCCGTTGCTTAATCTTTATCTGTAGGAGAGCATTTGTCATAGTCTATTACTGGTTCCAGTATTTCTCAACTGATTTTTGCAGATCCATCAGGACCTCTTCGTTCAAAGGATTCTTTAAGAATTCCGCTACGTCTGAAGGCGTTCTGCCCATCATAGTACCTGTCTTCATGTGGTAGATAAATCCGTCTGCTTTTGGAGAAATAAACTTAAAGTAACCCGCATCTTTTACGATCGCACGGATCTTTAAGGTTTCCATATCCAGGTTAGCAGCATCCAGGAAACGTTGTCCTGTTTTACGCTTGTCTTTTTCTACCAGTTCTCCGTTGATGTATTTATCCATATTGTCATAGATAACATCGTTCGGTGTGGTTTTCTTATACTGAGCTGAATTTGGATCCAGCACTTTTGCTACGTATAGTAACTTGTTCTGGTTTTTGTCAAATAACTTCTGAAGTTCTGCAAGAGCTTTGTTACGAAGCTTCTTAACCTCAGTTTGTATAGAAGCAGTTTCTTCCAGCTTGTCTAAGTAGAACTTAGGAGGCACCGGCATTCTTCTTGCTTCTTCCAATGATTTTGCTACAATAGAAAATCCACCGGCTTCAATAGCGTAAAGTCTGATTAGATCATACGGATCTTTCTCCGGCTCCAGGTATACTGGTTCATTACTGCATCTAACCTTGATTCTATCCCAAAACTCATTATTGTCTGGTTTTAAGAGTTTCACTTTGTTCCAGAACTGTTCATCAGTAATATCAATTACGTTTGCAGCAAGTTGTTTTTCAAGTTCTGCAATCACGGCCCTGATTTGTTTGATCTTGGCTTCCTGCTCTTCTAAAGGAAGGTCTTTCACTTCAGGAGCAAATTCATTCAAGCCAGTTACGTATCTTTTGATACCGTTAATCTCAAGACAAGAAATCGGTTCTTCATGAAAGGCACCGTCAAAAAGACTTAAGCCATACTTCTGAAGACCCATGTTGTCTACCATTGGATCAAAGAAAGGTCTGATAGCAATGGTTGAACGTTTGTTCTGTGGATACTTCTCTACGATAGTTACACTACTCATGTTTGGTTTTTTTGGTTTTTATAAATCCGGATCTATTCCGGAAATCGAACCTGTTGAGAGTTGCAAGCTCTCCGGTGATCAGCCAGTCTGCGTACAACAGGTTTAGGGGGAAATACTAGAGAGTTTAGTCCTTAGTATCGGTCCAAGGATATGAATCCAGGGAGAGGCAAATGAGTCAGACTGATGCGGGTGTTTTATCCAGCTGGGCTGGTGGCTACTATCCGGACTGACTACTGTTCAAGTTTGTACCAGAAGTGGGAGGATTTCTAGGCCCTCCCACACTAGTACAGTTATTTAGAATGATCCACCAGTGATCGGGTTTCTCATAACGATCTTCAATACCTTTGTTGGATCTTTAACCCAGATCGCAGGCATTGTTTGTGTCATGAATACTCTGTAACCGTTAAAGTTGCCAGAGCTTTGGAAACCTTGTGTACGACCCATGTAGTCCATGGTACCGTTCTGATAGAACCACTTCAGTTGATTATCCCAGCTTAACTTCAACAAGTAGATGTTGTCGTTAGTGTTTTCTGTGATATCAAAAATGATAAAGTTGTAAGAAGACAGAGGGAAACCATCAATGATTGGGTTTTCAATGTCATTAGTGTGTACGTTGTCAAACGCTGGATTCAGTACAAACTTCACGTTAGCCAAGAACGGAATAACGTATTGAGTGTAAGCAAAACCAAAGTTTAAGTCCATACCTTTACCAGTGATAGCACCAATCTCAGAAGCGTTGATAACAAGTCCGCTGTTGATAGCTTCCTTCTTAATTGCTTCGTTAACCAGTTTCATACCACCCATACCGGTTTGTACAATCAACTGACGCTTAGGATCTGGACCTTGGAACTCAACCTTTCCGTTGAAGAAGTTGAAGATTTCAGATTTGAAAAGCTCTAAGTTGAAAGAACCTTTGTTGTAGATACGCTTGTAAGAATTATCCAACTGCTTCCAAAGACCCACAGAAAGACGGATGTCATCTGGACCATCTTGCTTAACCTTACCACCTTGACCCCACATTAAGTAAGTCTCGATGTCGTTTGCAATCTTAGTCAGGTGAGCTGCTTCCAGGGTAGTTAAGAACGTACGAGAAAGTTGACCTGATTGGTATGCTTTCTTTACATAGTCCTTACCCATCTTAGACGCCATGTCTTCCAGGCTAGTGATAGAAGGATCAGTTGTTTTGTCAAAGTTTCTCCACATTTCGATTACAGGAACTGTACCGTCAGCTTTCATTCCACCTTTTAACATTAAGTCTGCACGAGAGCTAATGCTGTAGTGTACGTGAGCTTCTGCACCACCTACGTAGTTGTAGAATTCACGGAAACCAGCTGATACATTACCTAAATCAGAGAATTTTTCACCGTATTCACCACGGGCAGAACCCTTACGGAATACTTTAGTGCCAACTTTCAGATACTTATTGTCTAAGTACTTCGCGTTGTCGTTATTCACTAACTGAACAGTGTAGATGAAACCGTCACCAGCAGGGATAATATCGTCTGCAGTAACGTACATTTCCACACCATTGTATTTGTCATAAGTGAGGATATCACCATGACCAAAAGAACGCTTGTTAATCTTGATCTTGAAAGACTGACCGTCTATACCTTTTGTAGCGTTTGCAGACTCGATGTCTTCAACGATGTAAGGAAGATCTTGAGCAACAGGCACTTGCCATTTGTACTCACCACGCGCGTTGTCTACAGAGATAACGTTCTTTCCGCCAAAAGAAGACATTTGGTATAAAGGCATTTCTACCTTTTGTGCCATAGCCCACAAATCAACAGGACCAAGATCAGTTGGCTCTGCAGATTTCAGCAGGTTAGAAAGGTGGTAAGAATCTACGTGCGAGCTAGTTTGATAGCTGGTATCCCGTAGAAATATACCATTGTTAAGAACAGGGGTTGCCATAGGGCATTGGATTTAAGGGGTTAATAAAATAAGTAGGTTATCGTTTGAATATGTTAGCCGGGCGTACGAGCTTTCTAGGTCTTTGCTCGTCTTCTTCCTGATAAGCATTGCTCACGTTCTTACGGGATTGTTCCGTTTTTAACTGGCGAACGGTTTGCTCTACTGCTGCATTCTTACCTTGCTTGGTAAGCTGTCCGCGGTAGCCTTCAGGATCTGATAACAACCACAGGGCTTCTGCAATCAGTGGGTAGTTTGGTTCTACAAACTGATACTTTTCTAAAAGGTGACCCAAGAGGTTGGTAGGGCGACCACTAATAGAAGGGTATTGTGGTTGGGTGAGACCAGAGTAGAGTTGAGCCTGGGTTTTCTTATCCAGCTTTAGTCCGTTGATCTCTGCAGGACGAAGGGCTTCAAATACATTGTGCGTGTAAGCCTGCGCTGCTTCGTGCTGTTGTTGTTGACGAGCTTCCTGGTCTGCCAGCTGAGCCTGCACGATTTCTTCCTGCATCTGGTCCAGCTTTGGTTTAAACTGCTTGGCTTTCTTTTCTAGGACACCAAGGTCTTTCCAGGTGGTAAGCTCTTCTTCGATCTCTTCAGCTGATCCAAACTGCGTGGCTTGCAAGTAGTTACGGATAATTACCTCCTGGTCGTTATCCTTGGTGGGATCCAGTTCTCTTACTTCTTCTACCTGTGCCAGGGCACGGAATAGACTTTTCATATCCTGTCCACCATCCAGCACATACTTGGCTGCGTATTGGAGTTCATCGGGAAGAGATTCAAAAAACTCTTTCGGGGTTTTAGCGGCCACCTCACTTTTAAGGTTGTCCACGTTTGCCTGCCAGAGCTCTTCTATATCTTTTTCTGCCAGACCACCTAAGTAGTCTTCCAGTGATTGTTTACTTTCATCGTAGTCATCAAAGGCAAACATTTCGTTTGACTCTATGCGTTTCTTTAGAAACTCTACAAGACCAGATTTCTCTGTTTTAGGGCGTCCGCCTTTGGATTTTTGGTCTACATCCTGGTCATCATCTAGGCCGTTTACCAGGTCATCTACTGTTTCACGCGAAACTGGTGCTTTAGTGTCTTTATTAGCAGCAGGGTCGGTGTCGCTAGTCTTCTTATCGTCTTGATCATCATCTGTATCAGCTTGATTATCATTATCATCTAAAAAAGACAGGTCTGGACCCTTTGCAGAAAAGATGCTTGGTTTACTACTTTGAGCTGTCGGTGTTGTACCTGCAGGAGTAACGATGCTGTCTGCACCAGGTGCTCCTAACCAGCTGTCTAAATCAAGATCTACTTGTTGTACATTAGTCTGTACACTTGTTTGGTTTTCCATAAGTAAAGGATTGGTTTTTGTTGTGTATCTCTACATTAAAAATATACAACTTTAAACCTTAAGAATTTACTTCTTGTAGAACTTAGAAAGCTGATGTACGTATAATAGCGCTATAACTAAAAAGCCTTACTTGGATTTCTTGTCCTTTTTAGCTACGTCATACTTGTTTTTATTCTCGCGCGCCACTTCCAGTTGTTTATCTGCTATCTCTCTTTGTGTTTGCAGGCGTTGTCTTTCAAGCTCAATCTTCTGGGTATTCATGCTTGATTTATTGATCTCCTGCTCACGCTTAAAACTCATTTGCTCACGGTACTGGTCACTCTGGCGGATCTCTTTCATCGAGTCATTGAAGTCACTCACCTTGTTTTCATTGAGGTCCATCATAGCACCATAACCTGCTGCACGGATTTCGGCCACAAGAACATCGTTCTGACGATCTTTCTCTGCTTCATCACTCTTGAACTGCAGATCCATTTGCTTTTGTCTTTCCTGACTAGCCAGAAGTTCCTGCTGCATTTGCTGCTGCTGTTGCATTTCAGCCTGCTTTTGAGCAATATTCTTTTGTTCTGCATCTTTGAGTACACCAGTAAGCTCAGCCACTGATTCACTCTTAATCACATTACCCAGGTCATAGATTGATGCACCGGTAGTGTTGTTATTCATAGCCAGGCTACGGAGTTGCTCCATCACCTGACGCTGATTGGTCTTAGTAGTACAGAATATATTGAAGTCACGCATTAGCAGATCCGTACCATTGATCTGGAAGTTTACCTTCTCGTCATTGGTAGTAATATACTGCAGGCGTAAGCTTGGCTTTTGAGAATGGTAGAACTGTGCCAGGTCAGTACGCATTTGATGTACGCGTGGCATCAGGTAGTCAGAGTGCTGGGTAAAGTATTGCTCAGTCTGTGCATATGATGCATTCATAGCCTGCTCAATACCGGTGGCAGTTTGCTGTTGAGCTATCTGCTGACCCATACGTTGAGGGTTCAGACCGATCACTTCAAAAGCCTGGTTCTTAAAATAAGTAGCCAGTTGTATACGGCTTAACAAACGGTTGGTCTGCTCGAGGTTTAGCACCTGGTAGTGCTGGAAGCTCATCGCGTTCTCTGTATTGGTAATGGTAGTATCCAGCGGTAGCATCTGGAAGTTCTTCATAGCCACATAGGCGTTGGCCAGATTATTTTTACCCCAGTCTTCTCCCATAGAGTGACGTGGCAAAGCGTTCTGGTCCAAAAGAATCACTGTACCAAGCTCGTCTACGAGGATGTCAGCAATCTGATTGTTTACAATGTTATAGCCTATCTGGTAAGGCTTCATCAAATCTACCAGTGAAATACTGCGGGTGTTTCTATCACCAAATACAGCACCTTCCACCGGCAATTTGCAGCCGTATAGTGTTGAGTCTCCTTTAAACTGAAACGGAATACGTCCTGGCTTACCGCCATTCAGTCCAAGATAGATCGGGTTAATACCTCCCGGGTTGTTCATTCCCCAGAATGCAGGACGGTTAGGTCCAATCTTGATACCACCCCAGGTCTCGTTGATCCAGATCCAGTCAATGTGTTCTCCAAATATTAAGTTGTCTTTGCTCTTTTGCTTATACAGCGTAGTGTTGTACAAAGGCTTTTCAGTCACCTTGTAGTTTTCAGAGATAATGTCCTGAGAAATCTCTCCGTTCTCATTGATGCGGGTAAGATGACCCACCTTACGCTGGCTTTTCCAGTATGCCTGAGTAACACGTAAGAGATGTGTCTTGCCAAAATCAATCGTGTCTTCAGAATCTGAAAGTATCCACTCCACAATATCCCCGGTTCCAAACTTGGTATCATAAAGAGAAGTAAACTGTCTATAAGCCAGGGAAGGCATTTGCGTATTCCATTCGTGTGATCGGGTCGGATCATAATAAGTTCCATCATTTTGGTATCCCTGTACTGCGTAACCGGCAGAACGTACAGGGTAAATCGCTTCCAGGGCTTCTAGTTGCTCCTGGTTCATCATCCAGCCAAACTTGTCAATCACATCCGATACACTCATCATGTCCATCTTACCCACCCAGTTACCCTGGGAGATGTAACGGACATCGGGACTCTTGTGATAGAAAGTAAGCAGCGGGTTCCACAGCTCAATATCGTAATCATCTTCCCTCATCTGGAAATGCCAGAACTCACGATCGGCAATCAGCATGTCTCTGAAGCCACGCTCTTCCAGTTCAGCCATACCAAATCGTTCGGTATCCACTTTCATCTGGTGAGTGGCCCATTCTTCTACCATAGAACGGTAGTCTTTACGGAAGAATTCTTCTATTTCAGGAAGGCTCTTTAAGTTTTCAGGAGCCATCATCTCGGCTGCTTCCTCGCTCTCAGGGTCCATACCCATGTTGATCATGTTTACCAGCATCTTTTGCTGAGCTTGCTGAAGCAGGGTTTCCTCGATCAGGGAACGCTTTTCTTCAAGCATTTCCTGGTACGAGTTATCGTCTACGGCACGGTAGGTGATCTTGGAGGTACGTTTGCTAAATTCGTTAGCAAGTACGTTAACGACATTGGGTATAATAGGGTAAAACTTCAGTTCCAGTGCTGATTGATCCTCTTTGGTCAGGGTATCAATCAGGTCGGCCATCTCGTTATTCTCTTCTACGATATAGTCACTCTTGTCAATAATGCCTTTGGCCAGCTTGTAGTTCTTCATCAGCCTGCGGGCATTGCGTCTCAGCTGCTTCATGCCCTGGAATTCTAACCAATCCAGGTTCCAGGCTCTCCATTCTTCGTCCTTTTCCTTTTCTGAAAGGAACTGAATAGGCTGAACCAGCGTACCCATCTTGTTGTAGTCAGCTTTCTTCCCCTTCTTGAGGTCGAGTGCATTTAATATTTCCATGCATTAATTATTTAGGTCAGCATCTGGGCTGTTGATAGAGAGTTTAGTATTGGAGCTAGAGGTAGTTGTTCCAATGCCTACGTTTCCGTTGGTGTTAACCAGGAGTGTACCTGTAGAAGTGTAAGGCATAGGGTTCCATTGTATAGTCCCAATTCCGTTTGGATTATAAGGAGCCACCGTGATTTCTGCAGGTTCCTTCTCCTCCTCCTTTAAAAGAAGCAGGGCCTCTTCCAAAGTGAGTTGATTATCTTTTACAAGACGGCTTAGGATTGTTACCTTCTGCTGGTGCAGGGTGAGTTCTTGGGTTTCCATAGGAGTTAGCTGAGGTTTTTAAAAGGGTTCCGGGGTTTATGACCTATAGAACTGCCTTTAGAGGACCCCATATGTCTAAAAGGTCCCCAATTTAATTTACTGATTTTTTGTGAGTTCTCCAACTTTTGATGGGCATGTTCTACACGTTTACTGTAGCCTCTGTTAGATTGCTGCACTTTGGCAAAGGCAATCAGGGCACAAAAGGCTACCAGCCTATCCACGTTCACCCCGTCCTGATAGGCCTGCATTTCTTTTAGCAGCATAGGATCTGGTATACGTTCTACACCATACGTGGTATGTACAATGTCTCCGTTGGCCTTGGTTTCGGTGTCTAGTTCTTCTTTGGTAAACTCGATCCCGTAGCTCAGAATGTTACCCTTGAACAGGGTGCCCACGTTCTTCCAGCCGTATTCCTGGAACACATTGCGGTTGGCCCCAATGTCCTTTAGGAACAGGATCATGTCCTTGGGTACCAAATACTTCTGCCTTTTACGGCTGATCATGTATTGTATAAACAGGGCTACGTTGTTCTCGACAATGGTCCAGGCGTTATACCACTCGATCATCATCTCCAGGCGTTCATGGGTTTTATTGATATCATCAAAACGTCCGCACCAACTAGCCACGATCCGGTCACGTTCAATACTATTCTCCACTTTTCCGTCCCCGTAGTCTTTGATCACTTCTACAGGGTTCTTGTAGATGTAAATGGCGCAAAGAGAGTCCGAAGTAGTGGTCTTACCTTCCCCTACCGGATCCACTGAGGCATAGTACATCCCAAACGTTGGGTTTTTTACCGGTCGTTCGTAGACACAGATCACTCCGGTCTTGTCTTCTGTCTTTTTGGATATAGGAAACTCCAGGATGGGGATCTTCCTGGACGGCTTGTCTACGATGCGTCCTTCCGCGTCACGCGAAAGGTCCAGGTATTCCACCGGATACTCTTTATCTGCTATGCGCTGCAGTTGTTTAGAGACCAGGTGTGGCGGAAATACACTCACCTTTCTGGTAGCAAAAGCTTCTTCAATGTTTCTGGGATGCTGGGACACTTCTAACTGGTACGCATCCGGAGCAAGGTCACGCTTGGCTTTTTCAAACTGTGCGTCCAGGGCAACCAGGGCATCCTCTACCAGAGAATTCCCGTACTGATCAATATAAGGAGGCATACTCCACTGCTCGGGTATAAACAACCCGGTAATAGATAGTGTGCCGTCTTTGTCTAATAAGTTACTCTGTACACCATAAAACCCGTTTTCTTCCGGGTGCATGATGTATTCTTTCATGGGTTCACACTGGTCCAGGTCACCGACTGATCCTGCTGCAATAAACTGACCGGTGATGATGTGACCAGACTTTAGTGCAGGCTTAATGAATCCATAGGTGTCATTCATCTTTGGAGCAATACCTGCTTCCTCGTGGAAGAAATAAGTTACGGGACCACCCACACCATTGGTTGGATCTTTTTCAAAAGAGTATCCACTAATACTGCTCTTGAGTCCTTTGAACGTGTCACGTCCGTTGATCCTCACCTTAATCTGCTGGTTCCAGGCAAACACCTTTTCAGGTTCTGCCGGTCTGTACCAGGCAGTGTGCTCGTTCAGGAAGTTCTTATACTCGTTTAGAAACTTCCAGGATCCTTTCTCGTTGATATAGTCTTTAAGTGATGACCCAATCTTACATATAGAGCCTGATTCAAACCAATAGGTGTTGATGATCTTGGCCATGTGAAAGTAAGAAGAGGCTATCTGACGTTTCTTAAGTATCACTGCATGTTTATAGTGCAGCTCAGCCAGGTGTTCATACAGCGCCATGTGATACTGGGCGTCTCTCACCTTGGCAAAATCAAAACGTTTTTCTTCTTTGTCATAGATGGGAAGAAAGTTCAGCCACATGTAGTAGTCACGCGTGACATACCATGCATTAGTCCCGTTTTTAACGATAATGCCGTTTCTGCACTTCATCTTCTGATCATCCCAATAGACAATAAAGTCTTTACTTCTGGTAGGAGCAGCACAGTAAAATCCCTGCTGCTGAAACTTTCTGCCTTCAGCATTAAATATCTTGCTACTCTCGTCAAATAAATATTCACCAGGCTGCTTAAATAAAAAAAGCAGATAATCCCGGAACTCTTCCCGGGTATAAAAAGTGGTGACGATCCATTGACCGTTGTCCCAGGTGGGCACTTCTTTATATGGAGTCATTACTTAACACCCACTTTGGTAAGGCTATGGATCATCTCTACATCACCCTTGCTTTTGTGTAAAAGATCAATCAGGGTGTTTAGGTGTGTAGAACGCAGAATGTCTGCGTGTGCGTAATCATTCCAGTAGTCCTGGTAATGATCTTTGGGAATGGCAGCCCACATCTCCGTATACGGATTAAAGTGGAATACCCAGTCATTTAAGTAGTCGTTGTTTTTCATAGGGATTTATTTTTACTCATCTTCCTGCGGTTGCGTTTCTTAACAGGCGTATTAAGGATGAACACACCGTTACTGGTAATCCGCACAGCCTCCGTAGACATGATGTACAAAGACAGGAATTGCTCTACCGATTGAGAGAGTACGGGTGGATGTTCTTTCATAGGTGTTGATTTGTGCCCTATGAGAGATTCGAACTCTCACGTCATTACTGACACTGCCTCCTGAAGACAGCGTGTCTACCATTTCACCAACAGGGCTTTATGTGCTGTATGTCAGCGTGAGTTGAGAAGCAACCCAGTCCATAACATACTGGTTGGAATCTCTGTCATCATAGGGTGTTCCTGTGAGGGTGAGGTTTCCGGCAGTAATTATATCTGTTGTTGATCTAAGTTCGTAGTAATAAATAGCCTGGGTTTCCAGGTCATCTTGAATACAACAAAACCGAATAGCAACAGCACTTACTGTTTGTTCATTGTGCCAGATCGCCACTGGCGTAATGTTTTTGGTCATTTCCGTAAAGTTTTTAGCGTGCAACATCACACGCTGTAGTTCTACAAATGTAGAGCTTTTATAAATAAGTTCTACAACTTCTATTGATCGTAGGCCAGATTTTGTCCACCCCTCACCGTTGATTGCTGCTCTTCGATCAGGTCACGGTAGACACCTTTGAAAGATTGTCTCACCATATCAAAGCGTTCTGCAATTCTTAAGAGCGCTGTAGCCGATCCGTCTCTTCCGGAGGTAGGTTTCTCAGTAGCCATAAAGGTGGCCATGTTATCCAGGGCAATCTTAATCCCCTGGTAGGCTCTGTACGTAGGGGTCTGGTACATTTTCTCACAGAGCTTGATCGCATTGATAATGGTTTCATCATCAGTAGAGAAATCTGCTTCCACTTCCTGCAGGATTAGTTCTTCCTTGTCTTGCTCCGGTACATCAAAGAATGGATTGAGGTCCGGGTTAGGGCAGGTCATGTAAAAAATGTACGCGTACACGCGGGAGTAATCCTGCGGATAGTCTTCAATAATCTTCTTCAGTGACGCTAATGTATAGCAATGTTCACTGGGTATCACTTTTCCGTTCTGTATGTCAAATAATCTTACCATGTTCTTCCAAATGTTATGTTCTTTTTAGCTTTAATGTCTTTGTGAGCAAACTGCCAGAACTCTCCGGTGGCGTTTATGATCACTGTATAAATCGTATCGGTCTCATGACCATAGTCGGTCACCAGCCATATCACCCCATCACCTTTTGGTGTGGTTACTTCAACCCGGTTGCGCGGTTCATGTATCATAGTCTTCATAGTTTACTTTGGCCTGGTCATCGCGCAGGCAAAGTTTTTTGTATAGGTCTTTATCTTCACTCCACACAGATCCGGTCCACCACTGAAATCCGTAGAAGTCAGATTTGTATAAACAACACTTCTCGTATCCACCCAGGATGTACACATGCTTACAGCCCATCATTTTTGCAGCTTCACACTCATACATCTGTGCTACCTTTCCAAGTGATAGTGATGGCTCTGCGTAGTCCCATACAAACTGTGTAGCTACCATGGCATCTTCATATATATCCACTGTAGAATAGCCAATCAGCTTATCGTTGTAGTAATAATTTATTACGCTACCGGTAAATAACTGTTCCCATGTAATCGTCCGTTGAAATCCATGGTGAGCGCAATACTTCTCATAGAGCTCTCTGTACTCAGGACTATCTTCAAACTTTTCGTACACACCATTAACAAGCTTTGCTTTCTTGCGTGTAGTTTCATGAGGCTTGTATGCACTCAAGTCTATTCTTACTGATCTCAGGTTATACCACGCGTCTTCCCAGGGTATCCAACCACAGGCTAATGCTTCACTTGCACTCTCCCCTTCTTCTAGCACACCATGCGGCTGCGAGTAGATAAAATCCTGGTCACTCACTTTTCCAAAACCGTTGATGTGATCAAACAAGACTCTCATTAATGCTTGGCTTTTATTTTATCACGGTTATCTTCCAGCCAGTGCAGCAGTGCAACAATCTCCTGTTTTAAATAAGGCAGGTCATATTGCACAATATCTTTTACAATGGGATTACCTGTAGTGTCCAGGGCAGTGATAGGATTACCAAACTTATCTTCTCCCACGGTCTCAAATAAGATGTGGTGGATAGTAAGTACACCAGGCTTTAGTCTTGGGTTGTGTTTTAAAATCATAAACATGTACAGGCTCAGCTGCAATGCATAATGATTCAGGTTACAATCATCCAGGTGCGCCACCGGTGGTAACATTCTAGTAGTGATGCCTTCCCAGTTAGTAAATCCTTCTGTCTTAATTTCTTTATTGGTCTTGTAGTCGGTGATGTGCACCTGACCGTTAATCACTTCTACCAGGTCGGACTGACCACAGATGCCTGCACTCTTTAAATAAACCAGGTGTTCCGGATAGACACCATCAAAAAGTTTTTGCTCGGGAGAATACTTGACACCTTCTATCTCGATTGGTTTTACAATCGGTACAGTGACACCAGTGCGTTCAATAGTTTCCAGTTCACAAAGGTCACGCTCTCTGCAGTTGTGATACCAGGTGCCCAGTGTTGTAGCACGAAGGGCTTCTGCTTTCCAGGCTGCTTTGATATCATCAGGAGTCATACCATACCACTTAGAGTTTTTCTTGCGGCTGCTTTTTGCGGCTATGGCATCTGCGTCAAAGGGTTGTTTAAAGTTTCCGATAAAAGAAGTGGCACTGATCCAATCACGTTCATCTTCTTTTTTTATGCTGGTGTATTTGTGATCCTGCGGGGTAAATCTTAGTATCATAGGTAAAGCCAATTTGGTTTCTATAGGATTTGGAATACAGATCAATAGTGTTCATGATCTCTTCCGGGGTATGGTAGGTGGCGTAAAACCTGGCTGAATATTTATCAAATACAATGGACCGGTTCTTAGCTATCGTGTTTTTGGTAGTGACATACTGCTCCACACTTGTTATGGCTTCTTTCTTAAACCATTTCTTTACACGGATCTGTTTATGCAGCACTTCTTTTTTTACAGGAAAGAGGTCTCCTTCCGGCATTTGCTCATAGACCACCTTGTTCTTATATACAGAGTGAACTACTTCTAGGCGCACACATTCTCCGGTGGTCTCGATGGGCATGTCAGAGTGCAAGTTTTTCGTTCAGCTGGTCTTCTTCATGTTCATTCAGTTCTGCGTCCCAGTATCCCTTTGGACATGCACTGGACAAGGACCTGGTTTTAAACCCAAGAGAACATCCGCATCCACCCATCTTCTCGTTACAACAAGGCTGCGTGCCGGGCACCATACATCCGTCACCTTGCACATCGTAAAGTGCACAATTCATACAAACCTGCATTCTCTGTTGTGCAATTTCTTCTACATCCTCACGCTTAAACACACTGTTGGTGATGCCCTCAATGATCTGTCCCTTGTTCTTCCATATTCGGATTATGTTCTCTTGTATTGACATGTGTTGTCTTTTTATGTAGTTTGATAAACTCTGCCCGTTGTTTTTCTTCTGCCATGATGGCTTTCAGGTTATTCAGATCATAAAGGGTTTCTACGGTTTTAAACCTGGCCGTCATTTGCTGCATACCTTTCAGCCGGTTGTTTTCTTCAAAACGCTCCAGCTTGTCAATCTTATCATCCAGTTTCCAGTGCTTAATCACAAAGTCTCCCAGGTTGGTGAGGTGTACTCTTGAATGCTTCAGTCCCGACAGAGACTTTCTCACTTCTTCCCAGTAAAAATTGATGATAGCCGTCACTGCATCTTCACTCATCTCAAGTTCAGCGGCCACTTCCGGTATAAACTGTTTAGCCTTACTTGGTTTCAACGCTTAGAAATTTGTAGTCTAACAGAATGCTACCCTTGCTGTGCACCTTCATCTCTGGATGGAGGTATATTTTCTTTTTGTTCTTGCCTTCTTTTTTGATGAGGCTTTTCTTTTCCACCTTGGTGAGGCAGTTCCTTACGGACTGCTCGGAAGAAAAGATGTTCATCACATGGGCCTTATTACAGAAAGAAGTGAGTTCCACTTCTCCCATAATAGCCAGCAGTGTCAGACAGTTCAGGTCTGAGTCACTCACCGGTATGTCGTATAAGTAGCAATGCGTAAGGATCTGGTACTTGACAATCTGCCAATTACTCAGTTTTACACGTTTGTCTACCTGGTTTACTATTGCCATTACAATTTGATTTTGAAGCTCACGTAGTCCTCCCCTGTGCTGTTCCAGTCTTTGTATAACAAAATCTCTTCTGCTCCAAATGTTTTAAAAATCTTCCAGCTTGCTCCAAGCCTTGCTTCTCCTGTGATATATTCGTACTCTAGGTCAATGGCCCAGTCAAGGGTTAGTTTGACTAGCGCATGGCCCAGGCCTTTTCCACGGTGTGATGGTAATACAGTGAATGAGTCAATGTGTGCTACGTTCTTGGATGTGTAGGTGACAATCATCTCAGCAACGAGCTCTGTCTTATCCTTCAGCCATATACCCTGGACATTATCTGTCTGGGTGAGTGTGTAGAGTTTATACTTGTCATCCCAGCGCAGTTGCTTTGGATGCTCTTTTTCAAACTTGAAAGTTTCTTTGTAATCCCGGAGCTTATACAGGGTGGTCATCTCGCTATTTGGTTTTTAAGCCACGTTTTTTGTTAGAGGGTTTAGGTTCTTCTGTAGGAATAAGCACTTCGTCTCCCACCTTAATACCTTGTTCAGCAAGCTCTGGATTTGCATCCATGTCTTCCTGGGTAATGGTGTGCGGCTGACCGCCTTCATACGGAGTTTCTGTTTTCTCCTGTGTCATCTGAGCAATAAAAGCGAGGGCTTTCAGTTCTTCTGCACGGGCAACAGCAAGCTTAGTGTTCAGCTCCTGTAATTCGTATTGTACTTTCTTGACATCGATCTGGTCGTTAAAAAACTCCAGGATCTTTTCTTTTGAGGGAGCAGTTTGCTCTTGGTTAATTTCTTCTGACATGTTCGTTGGTTTTTATAGGGGTTTTATAATTCAGCTGGCAGTGGATTGTAACCTGCCATCTCTTCAAAATAGTTTCTGAACTTTGGTTCAAAGTCTTCAAACAGGGTGTCGATGATGTATGTATCTCCGTCTGTTGTAAACACCGTAGTGCAGTTGCATACCAACAACTCTTCGTCATCACTGGCTAGTTTGCAGGACACGATGTTATCTAACAAAAAGGCAAAGGGCATCCATTTGCCGGGGTCATCTTGCATACCCATCAGCTCCAGTTTGGAGGGATCAATGGTGTGACAGTGGATTTTGCACGTGTGCACAGGACTTATACTCATAGGGTAGCTGGTTTTTTCTTAGAAACATGGTACTCGGAGAAGTTCATGTACTTGGATTTGTTGGCTGCTTTCAGGATTTGCATAGCAAGGGCACGCTCCGCTAAGCCATCTCTGACATCGACAACGGGAACATAAACTCTTTGACCGTACTTGTTCTTGGTTTCTCTAAAATGCGATAACGCTTGTTCTTGTTCTTGGTTTTCCATAGGTGGGGTGTATAGTATAATATACTTAAAAGGTTTAAACTCTACAAATTTATATTGTAGACCTTTATAAGAATAGGATCACTTATACACGCCTTGTGAATTAACGGGGGACAAATATCTTACATCATGTAGAGATAGGCAAAAAAACTAGTAGGATTATTCTGGAGAGGTTGGTAAGTTACTAATTAGTATCTTTCTTTCCTTGTGTAGAAATAGAAGTTTGTTCAATGAACACTTTGTGTTTTTTCGCCCAGGGAACCAGCTCTGCGTATATCTCTTCTGGCACTTCCAGGCGTTTAGAATGTTTAAGGACAAATTCAGCAATGCGTATAGTGCATACAATGTTTGCTTCTAAAAAGCCAACAGCATCTTCATGTATTTCGTATGTAACCTTTACGGGGATTGTGTTATACTGTGTGCGCGTAATCAGGTAGTTATCTTCCATTTCCTTAAGCACTTCGGAAAGCACTTTAACAGATATACCTGGAATCTCTTTTTTAAGTTCGGAAAATCTGCAGGGTCCGTCTTTTAGATGCCATATAATAACAGCTCTCCATTTCTTGCCGAGGATTTCGGCACCTGTGTTGAGTACAAATGATATAAGCATAAACTTTCATGGTGGTGTATGACAAGGTTGTGGTCTAACACCGAAATAACTAGATAGTTTGCTGCTTACAAGCTCTACAACACTATATATATTTTGCCGGTAACTAAGTAACCATTTGGTAACTAATGCCTACAAGGTAAGCTTTTTATTTCCCCCGCTGGTTATTTGCTGCGGGGTAGATGTTTTCCATCATAACGGCCCTTTTAAGCTCGTCTATGTGTATAAAAGCAGCCTGTCCTGGCTTAATATAATAGGCGTAGGCCATCTGATCCGGGAGATCCCCCACTTTGTACATCTCTATAAGAGCCTGGAGGTCGGTGTAAATGATTTGTTCCATAGGAGTGTAAATATAAATCCTTGTTCTACATACCTCTATAAAGAAGCCCCCTTTGTGAATAACCCGTGAATCTACCCCACTTTCCATGGGATCAAATTTGATACGTATAACATAGTAATATATAGAGAGAATAATATAGATATGATATAGGGGTCAAATTTGCACCCTAGGAAAATAGACCCCCCCAGATAACACCCCCTTATC